CGAGAATTTTGGCATAGACTATATGGATGTCAGCGAGTTCGTAAATGTTTACGGGGAAGGGGTATAATTATGGAAATAAAGAACGGAATAATAATAGATGGAGTGCTGCATGAAGCTGCGAATTATCCAAATGACTATGAATGTACTATATGTTCTCTTCGTAAGGAATGTGAGGAATTAGAAAAGTGTTGTGATGAATGGATTTGCAGGCTTATTGATTGCAAGTATTTCGTTAATCGTGGCAAAGTAACAGACATTAAGATAGATAAGGAGGAATAACAATGGAAAGCGATAAACTTATATTAGATGCTTGTTGTGGCAGTAGAATGTTTTGGTTTGACAAGCATAACCCTTTGGTTTTATTTGTAGACAAGCGTTCAGAAACGCTTACAGCTAAGGACAAAGATAGAATCAGAACTATAGATGTAAAACCGGATGTAATAGCCGATTTTACTAATTTACCGTTTGAGGATAATTCTTTTTATATGGTGGTGTTTGACCCACCTCATTTAAAAACACTTGGTGAAACCTCATGGATGGCTAAGAAATACGGTAAACTGCCAAAAGATTGGAAATCACTTATACACGACGGATTTGCCGAGTGTATGCGCGTCTTGAAACCTAATGGAACGCTCATTTTCAAATGGAACGAAAGTGAGATAAAAGCTTCAGAAGTTTTGTCCGTTATCCCTTTTAAGCCTCTATTTGGACATACCACTGGAAGGCAGAGCAAAACAATATGGATGTGTTTTATGAAGAGAGAAGACGATGAATAATACAGAAGAAAAGCATTGCAGTATATGCGTGCATTATGAGATATGTGCCAATTTTCAGATGTATTGTCACGCATTGAAAAGACGCATAACGGCAAGAAAGCAGGCGAAGAACTGTAAGTATTTTGAATATAGATGGAGGAATAAATAATGCACCAGTGTGACTATTGTTGTTGGTATAACGAAAGATACGGGAATTGCGATTGTCCGTATGCAATGAAAAAGTCGGCTTGTGATAAAGCTAAAAAGGAGAAAGAAAGGAGTGAGAAATGAAATTAAAACATCCATTAGATTGGTATAACGAAAACACACCATCAGAAGATGAAGAATACGAAAAGGGATGTCTATCTATCGCCTTGATAGTAGCAATCATTTTCATTGCATTAACGGTTGTAATTTTATCTTACGAATTATGAAATCAAAACAAGTATTATCAATCGAACAAATGAAGCACTTGCAAGAGCTTGGATTAGATACAAGTGATGCAAGTATGTGCTGGTGTCGCGCTATCTCACATAAATCTGTAACGTGGGAGCTTGAAATCTATGAGTATGTAATAAACCAAAAACTGGATTCTAATTTTTGGGAAACAACCCCTACTTACACTTTGCAGGACATTCTGGATAAGTTACCAGAATCAGTACAGGTATATGATTTGTACATATTTAAGAAAGTAGGGTTGTGGTGGCTCAAATATGTAGACGTAACGAATAATGGAACCGTTCGTTTAGAAAAAATGCCGAAGTTGATAGATGCAGCCTATTATATGCTGTGTTGGTGCATTCAAAAGGGGTTTGTTAAAACTAATAAGGAGGTTAAAGATGGAAGAAAAGAAAATTGATTGGGAACAGAGGCGTTATGAACTGGCAAAGGCTGCAATGCAAGCTTTGATTTCAAACAGTTTCTTTATGAAAAATTTGGGTATGTATTTGGATGAACATCCAGATAAAAAGATGGATGCAATAGAAGTAGTAGCTATTGAATCAATTAATTATACTGATGTATTGATAAAGAAACTGAAAGGAGAATAATCATGGAAGTACATGTAATGAAGCTTGAAAACAACTGTGTAATTGTTGACGAGGAATATTTTAACGAGATAAAGAAGCAGTTAGAATTTAACCAGGAAAGGATAAATGAGATTGCAGAGGAAAAGTTTTTGGAATACGTCAAAGAAAGCGGTATCAAACTTTCCTACGAAGTGAACGGAACACCTTATATATTTCATCATGACTTGTTGAATGAATTGAACTATGAGGAAAGAGGATATCCTGAATCCGTGTCAGAAAGGGTGAAGCATATTATCGCAGACGATATAACCGAGGCTTTGAACGACAAGTTTAAAGGACTGAAAGACGAGGTTTTGAATTATGCCTTAAGTGAGTTTGACAAACAGAAACACGGTTTAGAGGCTACTGTAAAAATATGGAAACATTTCGCATTAATCTTTATCATTACGACTATTGTTCTAACAATTAGACTATTTTTATTGTGAAATGATGTTAAACAACCCACATTTTACACATAAGCAGTTGCGTATGTCATAATATAATCTTATCTTTGCATTGTGAGATTAAGAGATGATAAGTCAAACAAATAAGATAAGATTATGAAAGAAAGATTTTTAGAAAAGTTCATTATGATGGAGTTTGTGAAAGGCAATTTGGATTCACAGGAACAAGTCAATGATATGGTTTCTTTGATACAGAGAAAGTTGGGTGTATCAGTAGAGAATGCAGGAGAATTTTTAAGAAACGCAATCGGTATTAATGCTTAATAGAGAACGTCATGAAAGTATATATAGCGAGAGATAAAGACGGTAGACTGTTTAAATATCCTTATTGGACTGGAATGTTAGCGACAGAAATACCGCATAAACATATGTGCGCTTATCCTTTTGACGGTAATCATTATATTCAAGGCAAAGATTATCAACCAAAGAAAGGAGAAGAAATAGATAAAGGTTTATACCCCGAAATCACCTATGAAAATTCACCTATTTTGGTTGAGCAGAATTAACAATAGCAATTTGTTTTCTTCATATTAAAGGGTTACGTTTGTAGCCCTAATTTTTTAAATCTAAAGAAAATGGCACAAAAATTGTCTGCCGGATTCATGGCAGAATTATTCAAGCTTGTATATATGGATTTGAGTATTACCCGGATAGTGGTAAATCATCTGTCTTATCAATTGATACCCAAAGAGTGGGCAGGATTCAAATTTCTATTAAAAGAAGCTACGGAGGTATTAAAAGAGAAAGATAAGGTTCCTTCTTTGGGGGTGGTATCTCAAAAATACGCTGATAGTGATTTTGTGATTGAAGCGATAGACGCTGTGCAGGCAGCCGCCAAAGTAGACAAGGAAATTATTATAGACCAGTTGGAAGCGTATATTAAAGACGTGGAATTCCAGCTACTTTCTAAAAAAGTACATGATTTGTACGAAGAAGGAAAGAAAGAAGACGCTATACGGGTAAATGCGGAAGAGAGCCAAAGAATATTGTCCCTATCATTAAGGCATGAAGCAGGTGGTTTCCAAAAGGTCTTTGCCGATTTTGACAAGCGAATGAGGGGAAGACGGGAAGAGGAAGACGGGGAAATTCCGTCACGTGTAATGTTCGGACTTGACAAGATAGACGATATTTCGGAAGGCGGCGCCACGATAGAAGATACCGTATTATGGATTATGAGGTCTGGCGTGGGAAAATCCACGGCATTGAGATATCACGGCATGCAGGCAGCCTTTGACGGACACCCGGTCTTGCATATACAGTTGGAAGGTGGAGCGCGTGCGTGCCTGGAAAGATACGACCAGTTCTGGACGGGGCAAAAATACGGGAACATCAGAAAGGGTGTTATAGATGATAAGCTGGCAGAAAAGCTTGACAAGGCGTTTGAAAACATAAAATCCTATTCTAAGGACATAGATGTATATTCGTTTGAAAAATTCGGGCAGGCTACAATGGTGGATGTCCGTAATGTGATTGTATCTTATTACAAGAAAAACGGTTATTATCCGCATGTATTGATATTGGATTCTTTGGACCTTGTGGCAACCGGGACAAATAGAGTTGTAGACAATAACCCTACATTCAAAAAGGAAAAATTACAGACATGTGCACAGCTTTTGAAAAACTTATGTGTAGAGTTTAAGATGGTAGGATTCACGGCAGCACAAGCCGGGAATGTGCCGTTGGAAATATGGGATAATGCAGACAAGGTGATAGACAGAAGCTATACGGAAGGGGACAGGACACTTGTAAAGCCGTTTTCCTTTGTGTTTACAGGGAACCGGACAAGAGAGGAAAAGAAACAGAACATAATGCGTATCTATATGGATAAGGTACGCGATTATGATACGGTAAAAGATACCTTCCCTATTGTGACGGATTACGGCAGGGGACGTTTTTGTGACAAGGCGCTGACAGCCGAATATTACGGAGGTGATAAGGGTTTCACTTCTTCTACATCTGGAAAGAAGACAAGAAAGAAAAAGGATGAAGACGGTGAAAAGCAAAATGATGTTAAAACAGAGACAATTTAGACATAAGCACTTGCGTATGTTATAAACAAATCTTATCTTTGTAGTGTCTTCTTAAGGGAGGAAATAAAAAGAAGTCAAACAGATAAAGATAAGAGTTATGAAGGCAACGGATTTGTTTAATTATAGAAAAGAAGAATTTGAAACGGTTGAATCATTCTCAAAGAGAGTGTATGAAACGGCAAAGAGATACAGAAGTTGCTTATACTTTACTCCACAAGAAAGTTACCATGTATTAATGATACTTGCAAAATATTATAATGAAAATGTATCTAATATTCTTTCTGCTATAAGAGATATTGAATTTAGATGCGCTTCAAGAAAGTACAGAATACAATGGGTTAAATGCTTGGCAGACCATTATTTAGTAATAGAAAAAAGGTAATGTTTAGGGTTGATAAAAACGAGGTAATATCCGAACTGAACCTATCTTTGTTCGGAGCAAAAGGTTTCATGCAGGACCGGAACAAAGAATGTCCTTTTTGCAATAAAAAGGGGAAATGGGGGATAAAGTTCAATGATGCCGGGAATAACGGTGCATTCCATTGCTTCAAATGTGGCATGAAAACCACCTTAAAAAAGTTTTTGGAAAAGATAGGAAGGAAAGACCTTATAAAGCAAGATTATGAAAACACGGTAAAAATGCAGAAATTGACGCCTCTAATAGACGACGAAGAAGAGGAAACAATAGAGGAAATCAAGGAATGCACTCTTCCTAAAAAACTGGAATATATAGAAAAGGACGAATATTTGGATAAAAGGGGATTCGTGAAAAGGTATTATGAAGAATTCCGTCCGGCAGAAACAAAATTCTTTCTTGAAAGAAAGCTGCACGATAAGTTCATATTCCAGTTTACCATGAACGGCAAATTAGCCGCATGGCTGGCACGTTCAAAAAAAAGTAAGGAATGGCACGAGGAGAACCTTAAAAGGTTTAAGGAGGGTACGGAAAAGCTTGTATTGAGATATGAAAATTCACGTGACGGATTCTCCCATGTGATAGGAGGATATGACAATATAACGGACGAGACGGACACGGTTATAATCGTGGAAGGGATGTTTGACTATATATCGGTAGATACTAAACTGCATCTCTACGAATCACCAGATATAAAGTGTGTGTTTACGTTCGGTAACAATATGGGGTTAAGCCAGATAAAGCTATTGAGGGACAAGCCGGGAATAAGGAATGTGATTTTGATGTATGACCCGGATAAACCGGAAATGATTAAGACGGTATCAATGACCCTACAAAGGTACTTCAATGTGCAGATTGCCGAACTGGAAGACAAAAAGAAAGACCCTGGAGATGCGACACAAGAAGAACTCCTATGGGCGCTTGACAATATGACAGAACCGATTAATTACTATACCAAGCATTTATAGTCTTGATTTTTTGCCATTTATCCTAATTTTTGTTAGATTTGAAGTCAAAAATAAGGACATGGAAAAATCACGGAAAATTAGCCTGGAGCAGTTTGTAATTAACTTGCAATTGGAGTATTTGAGTTGTAAATTACGTTCGATAGTTTACAATCGTATAGAGAGTGTCGAGCTTGTGAAGATATACAAGGACATAGCGGAGAAGAAGAAAGCAAAGATTCTGAACTTGAAACAAAGGTTTCGCCTTGGTACGATGTTTGACAGTGACAAGGCGTTTTCAGATTTTTACTTGAAGGAATTTTTGCAAGAATACGGATTACCGAACTTGCAATATTCGGAGAAAACGAAAAAGTCGGTTATGTTTTGGGACAGGTTCCACCTATTGAAACCGGGTACCATAGTGATATACAAGGGGAAGGAATATAAGGTGAAGATAAACCATCCGAATGACGATAATGTGGTGATATGGATTAATGACGTGCCGGAACAGATACCTTATACCTACTTCAAAATGAGGTGGTTAGAAGAAATCGATATGAAAGATTTGAAATAAAGGAGATAATATTTGTTTATCTCAAAATTAAATTACTATATTTGCAGTATAATTAAAAACAAAAGATATGGATTATTTCGAGTATGAAGAAAAGGCAGCTACCACAGCTTGCTATAACGAAAAAGTGGCTTTGTCCTATGTAACACTTGGTTTGTGTTCAGAGATGGGAGAAACCTATGAGAAAATCAATAACGAGGCAGAAACGGAAGAAATCTCTAAAGAAATTGGAGATATGTTTTGGTATCTCGCTATGATTCGCAAAGAGTGCAATCTCGATATTGAAGGCTGGGATTGGAAAGAATCGCTGGCAAATGCGGAAGGTGCAGGTGTGTTTGATTTGCCCGTGGAAGTCGGAAAGATTGCAGACCAGGTTAAAAAGTGGTTGCGTGACGATTGGAAAGAAGCCGAGCAGAATGTATTTCCGGAAGCAAGAAAGAAAGCTGTTTTGGAAGCCTGGAAAAACGCTTGGAAGGTTATAAACAGTATGATTAACCGCGTCGGTCTTGATACGGAAAAGATTGCCGAACAGAATATCGAAAAACTGTTTTCACGCAAACAGCGTGACAAAATTCATGGAGCAGGAGACAACAGATGAGAAATTTTGACAAAATATTAATGACCGGGGCGCAGGGTACAGGGAAAACAACCCTATTGAAAGCCTTGCAGAATGAACCGGAATTTGACAACTGGAAGTTTTACACGAATGTTGTCAGAACGATGGTTGAAGAAGAAGGAATAACCATTAATGAAGAAGGTACATCCGAATCACAAAAGAAAATATTCGACAAATACACTCAAATAATGGAAGATGCTATGAAACAGCCTTCCATTAGTGACAGATGTATTATTGATGTGAACGCGTACACTTCATGGCTTTTTGACAACTGTAATCCGAAAGACAAGGATTATAACAACCTGGCAGAAGAGGACTTCAAAGAAAAGCGCCAGATTGTAAAACGGAAATACGAATTTCCTTTGCTTGTCTATCTTCCTATTACATTCAGATTGCAGGGTGACGGTGCGCGTTCGGAAGACGAGGAATACCAGAAGGAAATCGACCGTAAAATAAAGCAGATTGTCGATAATTACGGAATACCATATATTTCTGTTTCCGGTTCAACGGAAGAACGTGTGCAGCAGATTAAGGATGCCGTATTTGGAAAGGAGAAGTAAGACAATGGAAGTTTCTTTGTTGACTTTGAGAAATGTGGGACGGAAGCTTGGAATGCAGAACGTTTCCGGATTTAAGAAAGAAGACCTTTTGCAGCAGGTTGTCGAAAGACTGGAAGCAAAAGGAAAGACGATTGAAGAATATGCAAAGGAAGTTTCGATAAATACCCAAAAGGGGTATGTCAAGAAAAAGTTTAACCTTTCACCTAAAGGAAAAAACCCGTACAAGAAAGGAAGTATATCGTATAAGGTGTGGGAAGAACTCGCAAAGAATGACGGTCGTTCATTCAGCCGGATTGCAAAAGAACTGGGAACGCATTACAACGTTGTTTCCGTTTGTTGCAGGAACCATTTTAATAAATCATAAACTTGCCGTTTTTATTTGGATTTGATTTCATGGGGAGTGTAAGTAAAATACACTTCACTCCCCTTTACACCCTAAAAATATGGAAGAGTTGTATAAAGACTTAATCAAATATTTGGAAGATAATTTTTTGTCTTTCAATGTTTTAGATAATTATATTGTAGAAATTGACGGGCAGACATTTGAATTGTTCGAGCCTTTTAAGTGGGATAAGGACGAAAACGGGATTTTCTTTGACGATTCGTTCCAGTGGGTAGGAGATAGGACAGAATGTGATAACTATGTTTTCCGGTTTGGCGATGTATGGTATTATCTGAAAAAGGGAGACGAAAACAAGGTAAAACTTAACCGATTGCAGTATATCGGAAAAGCGAATTTGTTTGACGAAAGTTTGAGGTTTGACACCTATATAGGAGTGCATGGTAATTTTGAGTTGATGAACGGGATGCACTTTTATTCCGACTGGGTGGAAAAGGCGAAATTCATGGGGATAAGGGCGCTTGGCATATGCGAAAAGAATACGCTTGCATCAGCGTTCAAGTTTCAAAATGCGTGTCTAAAAAGCGACATAAGACCTATATTCGGTATGGAAGTTACCGTATATAATGAACAGAAGGACGTTAGATATACGGTAAAACTGATAGTCAAGAATAAGGAGGGGTGGAATAACCTATTGAAAATAAACAAAATTCTGAATGTTGACGAAAAAGGTTTTATCACGGAAAAGGAATTGCAGGAAATGAAAGACGGATGTTTTCTACTACTTGACCCGAAAACATGTACGTTTGAAAATCTCCCTATATTGTCAAGAAAATGGAATGACACTTATTACCAGCTTGATACCGTGGAATACAAGAAGAATGACCGGGATAAAAAATATCTTGACAATCTGAAAAAGTTCGTGGGTGTGTATAAGCCCGTGGCGGTATGTGACGCTTGGTACCTGGAAAGACGGTGCGCCCCTATAAGAGAAAAGCTTAACAGATTGGCAAAGGTAGTGAATTATGAGAGTGACAACCAGTACATGAAGAACTATCAAGAGTATTACGAAGAACTGTCAAAACTGATATTGGACGAAGACAAGTTTTTCGGACTGTTTGAAGAAGCTTTGGTAAATCTTAATTACATATCGGTAAATTGTAATTATTTGCTGGAGACACAAGTACGGCATGCACCCCAATATGTAATGACGGAAGAAGAGAAAAAGAAATATTCTACCAATACAGAAATGTTTGAATCGCTTGTATTTGACGGACTGGCAGAACATCTGGAAATATTGGAAAGATACAGCGAAGAAGAACTGACGGAAAGACTGAACACGGAAATATCCATCATAGAAGAAGGCGATGTAGTGGACTACTTTCTGATGCTGAGGGACATTATCAGATGGGGAAGGGATAATAACATTTTGGTCGGACTGGGGAGAGGCTCCTCCGCTGGCTCTTTGGTGTCCTATCTTCTTGGTATTGTTAATGTAAACCCGTTGGAATACGAACTCCTATTCAGTCGATTTTTGACAAAGGGTCGTTTAATTCGGCATGAAGAGGAAGAAGTGGTAATGATAAACGGAGAAAAAGAAATATCCGGAAATGCTTTTATAAAGATTATCAGAAATGACGAGGAAATGATAATCAGAGCGAAAGAGCTAAAAGAAGGTGACGAACTGATAAACGAATAGTTGTATGATAGTAAAAAATATTGAAATAAAGCGTCGGGCAAAGACCGTATTAGGGTCAATGCCCGATATCTGACCCCTTCGGGGGTAACGAGTTGACACAGATTTTCCCGGCAGAAGACGGGACGAAATAAAAGCTTACATGGAGGAACGGTTCGGTAAGGAGCAAGTTTGTTCGCTTGGAACCTATACTACTCTCCAGCTAAAAGAAGCAATATCAGACATGGCGCGTGCAGACGGTATACCAGTACAGTTATACAGATGGTTTACCGCTTGTATTGGAGATGATAAAGAAAAGACGATAGAAGAGTTTTTCAAGACTGTATGTGGGAAAGAGGACCTAAAGAAGTTTGTCAAGGAACATACAGAAACGTTTAATGATATGATGGTTATTCTTGGTTCGCCTAAAAGCCAGTCAGTGCATGCGTGCGGAACCGTAGTGTTGCCGGACGGGAAAACATCCTATGAGTGGATGCCCGTACATACACAAAAAGGGCTTGTGGTTACAGACTGGGAAGGTTCAGAAGTGGAAGAGGCAGGCTTCTTAAAGGAAGACGTTTTGGGGATTATCCAGTTGGATAAGTTCGAGGAAATGTTACGCTTGATAAAGGAGAACCACGGAATAGACGTTGATATATACAGTTTGCCTTTGGATGATAAGCAAGTATTCGAGTATGCAAGCAAAGGATGGCTGGGCGATGTCTTCCAGCTTGGTTCAGCCGGATTATCCGGATATTGTGTAAAAATGAAACCGGAAAACATAAACGAACTGTCTGCATGTGTGGCTCTCTATAGACCTGGACCTATGGAAAATAATTTCCACAACGAATATATTTTGCGGAAGAACGGGGAAAAGGATTGGACAGAAGAAATGCCTATAGGCGGTGAAGAAGTGGTGAAGAAAGATTTTGGACTACTTGTCTATCAAGAAAGTATAATGTTATTAGCCCAAAAACTTGCCGGATTTGATTCTGAAACAACAGACCTTTTGCGTAAATGTTTGGGGAAGAAGGATTTAAAGAAGATAAAACTTTATAAAGACAAGTTTATTACTAATTATGCAAAAAATTTTGCTTTTAAGGGAGTGACAAAGGAATATGCGGAAAACCTTTGGAACCAAATGGAAGAGTTTGCAAAATATTCGTTCAATAAATCTCATTCCGTATGCTATGGTATGACCGCCTATATATGTCTATGGCTTAAAGTACATTATCCTATTGAGTATTGGAGTGCTACATTCTCGTTTGCGAAAGATGAAAAGATACCTTATTATGTAAACGAAATACAGCAGTCCGGTGAGATAAAGATACATCCAGTAGATATCAACAAGTCAGATATAAACATTGTGTCTGATTATCGTACGAATAGCATGTACTGGGCATTCAATGCAGTAAAACAATGCGGAGAAAGAGCACAAGAATATATATCGGAGGAGAAAAAGAAGAACGGGCCTTTTTTCTCTTTGGAGGAATTTATAGACAGATGTGTAATTAAAGGCAGTCCGGTAAATAAATCTGTCATTGAGAATTTGATATTTGCAGGAGCGTTCGACGAATTGGAGAATATCCAGGAACCTAAAGACCGTTTGGCGCTTATTGAGATGTACCGCGAGAACAAAAGGGTTAAGATATTGGAGGATAAGGATTTACTTACCAATATTATGAAAGTTCGCAAAGAACGTAATAATTGGTGGTGGCTGTTGCAGCAAAAAAGAACGTCCGGTTTTGCATTTTTTGATTATTATGATTTGGTAAATGAATATCATATGCCTAAATTAGACGACGAAACGGAATTCCAGGATGTGTCGCAGATAAAATTTTGGGACATTAATTCAAAGAAAACCCGTCGTGCCGTGATAGGCGGTTATGTAATTGAGATAATAGAGAGAAAAAGCAAGAAGGGTATATTTGCCACTATAGTATTGGAAAGTAATTATGAGTTTATAAATGTAACTATTTTTCCAGAGTTGTTTGAAGAATACGGAGAGTTTTTAAGGGGTAGTAAAAAGAACATTTTGTTGGTTAATGGTGTGATTGTGTGGGATAAGTTTAGAGGAGAATATATTTTGCAGGCGAATGTTAATTCATTGTTTACTGTATTGACGTAAAATATTTTGATATGAAAATTATGGTAGAAATCGGTACCAAGACCGTTGTTTTGGTATCACCGGACAAGGACGAGGAGATAGAACTCGATGATGTTACGACAATCAATTACTCGAATCTTTATGGAGAGGCGGTAACGGTATCTGGATTGCTTAACAAGGTCGGTTTGATGAAAGTTGAATACGAAAAGAAAGCGAAGGAAGAGAAACTGTTTTGCGATGTGTTTGCAGCTAATTTGAGGAAGAAATTAAGGAGGGAAGCGGCTACAAATGGAGGAAGAATAACGATTGATGGAGAATCATTTAAGCTGACTGAAAAAGGGTTGGAGGATGCTATATTACTCAATGAACAGTATCAGAAAAATTTGATGAATCTTATTGAGATAGAATCGAAGCGAGACAAGTTAGACACCCTATTTTGGGCAGTACAAAGCAAGGACAAGAAACTTAACAATTTGTTGCCAAAGATTGTGCCGCAAGACTTTGAAAAAGAGCTTATTGAAGGAAAAATAAATACTTTTAAGATAGTAAAAACAGATTATTAATTTTTAAAAATTTTGTATTATGGCATTTGACAGAAGTAAGTACAAGAAAGCGAGTGTTGAATCAATTGACGAAACAGTAGGGAAAGCAGCCGCAACAATGGGTGGCGGCTTCGGACAGGGCGGCAGGTCCTCATTTTTTAATTTGAGCGAGGACGGAAGATATGTATTGCGTGTATTGCCGTCGTTGACAGGAAAACCCTATATGCCGAGAAAGACGGTTAAACTGCCTATTGAGTGTGCGGTATATGACAAGGACGGAAAAGATACCGGGAAGAAGGAAATCAGACAAAGAGATGTCTTTACTTCTGACATCCACAGCAACCGGATGAATGGTGAGGATGCAGTGTTGACCTATATCAGTCATGTGTATAACCTGGCAAACGATATCCAGGACAAGGACGAGCGCGCAAAATTCCTTTATCCCATCAGTGGTTATCGTAACAAGCAGAAACAGTGGGTATGGGGCATGAAAGCCATGCTTAACTATGTGGCTTATGTATGGGCAGAAAACGACGTGTACCGTCTTGATTTGCGCCCGGATTGGTGGAAGAAAATGAAGAACATTTCTATGGAACGTGCAGGCGGTTCGGACGATGGTATTATTAATCTCGATATCTTTTCTGACCCGGATGAAGGTTACCCGTTGATTGTTAACGTTACCACGGACGAAAACAAAAAGAAAAATTTCGACATTACTTGCGGAATGCCGGATGCTAATAAGCGCCAGACTTGGGACGATTTCTTTGCGAAAAACCGTGTATCAGACGAAGTGTTCGGTATTATGGAAGAACTCCCTACCCTGGATGATATGTATGTGGACGTATTTTCACGTAAAGACTGGGATATGCAGTTGGAAGGACTGGAAAGAATCGACGAAGAACAATCATACGGTATTTTCCAGGACGATGTATTTTTGAACAAGCTCGAAGAACTTGACAAATTGGTTCCGGAAGAGGACGAAATCAAGGAAAAGAAAGCTCCTAAAAAAGCCCCCGAGACAAAGAAGGTGAAAACGGAGGAACCGAAAGAAGAGCCAACAAAGACGGAAAAGAAAGCAGGCGGTTATCCTACATTGACGAACCTCAAAAAGGAACTTCGCGCCTACATTGCCGATAACTACGAAGACAAGGAATTGCCGGAAGAATTGACTGTAGCAGAACTCCGTAAATGGTACGACATTGCACAGGAAGGTGGCGAACTGCCTTTTGAGGATTACGAAGAGCCGGAAGATGAAGAACAAGGAGCGGCAGACCCAGAACCGGAAGATACGGCAGTTGAAGAAAGGGAAGCATCAGCAAGCGTTCCTAATTCCATTGCGTCGCGCTTAAGAAACTTGAAAGCGAGAACTTCAAAATAAATCACACAAGGAAGGGTAATTTTTACCCTTCCATTATTCCTATTATTATGAAAAATCTTTACAGAATAATCCTCATTTCGGGTATGATAATAATACTCATATTGTTATTCTTATCTATCAAGAAAGCAAGGGAGAATGAAAGGTTGTTATATGAAGTGGAATTTTATACCGATTCTTTAAACAGATATACAAAGGTTTACAATTCCGAAAGTTTTTCTAAATTGAAAAAAGAAAACAAAGAATTATACAACCGATTGAAGGAAAAGGAAGCACTTGTAGAGGCAGTGGAATTTGAATGGAAATACAAGTACGAAGGACTGGAAAGGGAAGTTTCCGAATTAAGGAAAACGGACAGCCTCTATACATTCAAGGAAGAAACCGATACGGTGGGATATGACTTGCAGGTATGGGCTACACACCTGGCAAAGTATAAGATTAACTTTAATATAACCAACAAGTTTTTATTGACAAACCAGCGTATAGGAGACAATAACCGTATGGAGATAACGTCTCAGTTGCCCGGAAAGATAGGCGATGTCACGATGTGGACCAAACCGGAGAAAAAGAAAAGATTCGGTTTCGGTGTGTCGGTAGGTGCCGGATATGGAGTATTCAATAAGGATTTTGATGTGTTTGTAGGATTAAGTGGAACTTATTTAATTTGGTAGTAAAATGTTTGTGCAGATAAATAACAAGAGGATAAAGATTGCCTCTATCAGCAGATACAATGACGAGGGATATTCACAGTCAACCAAGAAGTTCAGAATAGCTTTAAAGATTTCCAATGTCTGGGAGAGCTTCTATTTTGACAAGGAAGTAGAGAAAGATAATGTTTTGAAAAATCTTGACAATACATTAAAGGTGACAGCGCTATGACTGAGAAAATGATAATAAGCACGGATTGGCATTTGAAGCCGTCCAATATCGAAGAAATAACGGAATTGCAAAGGCAGGAATTGAATATAGCGGAAGACAACGGTATAACCAATCATGTGTGGCTTGGCGATATATTCGATTCCCGTATATCACAGAGGCAGGATGTCTTGAATGCCTTTTCCTCTATTCTTGACATGTACGCGAGGATGGAACATACGATATACTGTATTCCAGGGAACCACGATAAGAGCGACTATAGTTCGGAAAGGTCGTTTCTGGATGCGTTCAAGTATCATAAAGGGTTCAAGTTAATAACTGATTTGGATGCTTTCGAGATTGGCGGTGTAATATGTTATTTTATGCCGTTTTTCGACAATGCGATATGGCTAAAAGGGGTGTCGGACGTATTAAAGGAAAAGAATCATAAAACACATGTACTTTTTACGCATATCGCGTTCCAGGGAAGTAGGAACAATGACGGTAGCGAGGTGGAAAGTGATATAAAACCCTCTTTGTTTAAAAACTTTGGTATGGTGTTTTCCGGACATTATCACGATTTCCAGGAAATAGGAAAGAATATTGTACACCTTGGAAGCATCACCCAGAACAATTTCGGAGAAGACGAAAAGAAGGGATTTTGGTTGTTGGACGATGATTTGACATATGCACTTATTCCGTCAAAAGGAAAACGGTACAGAAAAGTCACCGTGAACCTGGAAAATACGACTTTCAAGCAAGCGGATAAGATTGTAAAAGATTTTCAGAAGAAAAACAAGGGGGATTTTGTGCGTGTTGAATTCGTGGGCACGAAAGATGCAATTACCTCTATTGATAAAGAGGAATATAGAAAGCTTGGTGTGGATGTCAAAGTTAAGTCCGTAGAACTGGAAACGGAAGAGGTGGAGACGGCAGAAGAAATCAAAGCTTTGTCAGGTTCCGATATTGCAGACAAATTCAAGGAATTTTGTAAACAAAATGATTACTCCTATAATGAAGGAATGGAAATTTTAAAGGAGGTATTATAATGGGATTGGAAGAATTATTTGGAAGAATAGAAAAGCGCTTCGGAAAGGAAGCGGTAGTAGGCAACGATATAAAGGTAGACACTGTGTCTTCCGGCAGCATGGCATTAGATGAAATATTGGGAGGCGGTTTTGCGCTTGGAAGAATACACGAAATATACGGAGGATTTTCGAGCGGCAAAAGCTCTGCGGCATTACATCTAAGTGCATCCGTACAAAAAACGCTTGGGAAAGCGGTCGGATATGTAGATACAGAGCAAGCGCTTGACCTGGAATATGCAAAAGCGCTTGGAGTTGATTTAAGCCGCGACAAGTGGATAATGTCTCAGCCGGACAGTGCGGAACAGGCACTTGAAATTGTGCGCGAAATGCTGGAAGTGCCGGAAATTGGATTGGTGGTGCTTGATTCAGTTGCCGGATTGGTGCCGGAAGCTGTTTTGCAGGGTGAGGCAGGAGATGCAAAGATAGCGCTTGTAGCGCGCCTTATGTCACAGCAGTTAAGCATCTTAAAAAACGTATGTAAGAAAAACGGAAACATCCTCCTATGTATCAATCAGACGAGGCAGAAAATCGGGGGTATGGGATTCGGCCCTACAACAACCACACCAGGAGGTGAAGCCCTTAAGTTTTACGCTACACAGAGAGCCGAATTTGCCCGTATAGGTACAGAAAAGACAGATGGGGTAGCAACAGCCAACAAGACACAGATTAAGATTGTAAAAAACAAGATTGCACCCCCTTTCCGTGTATGCCAAGTAATGTTAGAGTACGGTGTAGGATTCGACACGGTACAGGAGCTTATAGATATGTCTATAAGGGAGGGGATTTGTTCTAAAAAGGGCGCTTGGTTTTACTATGGCGAGACACGGTTAGGACAAGGAATGGATAACGCTAAAAAAGCGTTGTCGGATAAGGATTTGTTTAATGAAATTAAAAATAAATTGACAGATAAATTATGTACCCCGAAAGATTGATATTAAGAAATTTTTTGTCATTTGAAGAACTTGACTACACCTTTACAAAAGAAACTTTGGGTGTGACTGGGGAGAACCGGACAGAAGAAGACCAGCTAAGTAATGGTTCTGGGAAGACTGGGTTGTCACAAGGCTTGTTCTACGCGATATATGGCGTTAATCTAAGAGGAAAGGAAGACAAAAAACTGATACGTAAAGGTACGAAAGAAGCCTATACTAAAGTTGAAATATTTTGTCAAAAACGGAAAGAAACACTGATAATTGAGCGTACAATTCCGTTGAAAAGTTCTTCCAAGGTATCTTTGACCTTAAAGAAAGATGATACGGAGACACCCGTAACAGTAGCTACAGTGTTGGACGCGAATAAATACGTGATTAATTGGATTGAGATTACACCGGAAGACGCCAAGTCCTACTATATCGTAACAAAGGGTAATTATTCGTCTTTCTTTCGTTCTTCCAATACCGAAAAACTTGCCTTAATAAGCCGCTTTGTCAATTTCTCCAATATTGACAAAACAAAAGGTGTGATTTCTGAAAAGGTTGGAATATTGGAACAAGAATTGCACAAAGAAGAATGTTTGAAAAATGTCGCAGAAGGCAAGAAACAAGCTTATGAGGAACAGATTCAGCAAGTGTTGAACGAAGACCCGGAAGAAAAGAAAAAGGGTGTAATAGGCGAAATTCAGTCCGAAATATATTCTTTACAAATTCTTAATGAAGACCTTGTAAAGACACGCATTCCCAAAGCGGAAAAGAATATCGAAGGTGTAGACAAGGATATTGAAGGGCTTGTAAAGCTGAAAAAAGAAGTGAACAAGGAGCTTGAAAGCTTCGATATGGATGTTTACAAGGACACCTATAAGGAGATAGACACGGAAATAGCCGGATTGAAGAAAGACAAATCGAACAAAGAGGAAAGGCGTAAAGATTACGCATTGAAATTAGCTGATTATGAGAAGAAATTACAGAAGGTTGAAGTATTGCTTTCTGGCGTCATTGTGTGCCCTAACTGCAATTATAAGTTTTTTATGGATGCTGACAAGGATTTTGAAGAACTGGAGGCTGACAAAGAGGCTTATAAAACAGCCATTGACAAGAATACGGTAAAGAAAAATGAATATGAAACTTCTATTAATGAACTGGAAGACCTTATCTCCCAATACCAAGATGTAAGGAAGGAAACGGAGGAGGAAGAACGCAAATTGCGTGTACGCCGTGGAAAGGTGGTTGATAAGATGATGGAGGTGGAAGACCGTATAAGGGAGTTTGAACGCGAGAAGAAAGGATATGAAAATTCTGTTGTCAAAATGTGTTCAGAGGTCGAAACAAACCGTTCTCTCATTGATTCCAAGACCAGGTATATAGAGGAGTTGAAAAAGCAAAAAGCAGAAAGACCATCTATCAAAGACCAGGAAAAGGCGGTAGAAAAACTTTCCAAGGACATAGAGGAAGGCAACAAAAAAATTCTTGACAAGAAAAACGAGATTTTCAAAGTACAGCAATGGGATAGCCGTTTTAAAGACTTTAAGATGTATCTGGCAATGGAGCAGATAAAGAATATCCAAAGCGCGGCCAATGATGTACTAAAGAAAATGAAAAGCGATTTAAGGCTGATGATTGAAGGTTTCAAACGGAATGCGAACGGAACATTGAAAGAGGAGATAACGCCCTATGTTTTCCGTGACGAAATGGAAAGCTTTTTCTTTTATTCCGGTGGCGAACAGGCACGTGTAGAAGTGGCCCTTATCATTGCGATACAAAGCATGATTAACGCAACAAAACAGTATGGAGGTATGGATTTTTTATTGCTGGATGAAGTGTTGGAAAGCAGCGATTCCCTGGGAATAGAGAATATAATAGCCTCTACGGAATTTTTAAGACAATCTATATTGATTGTTACGCATGTACCAAAACTCAATGACGAGATAAAACAACTTAAAGTAATCAAAGAAAACGGAATATCAAGACTGGAGGTGTAACATGAAAGTATTTATGGGATTTGACCCCGGAACAAAGGGGTTTGTATCAATGATTGCGGAAGACGGGTCTTTTATCAAGGCAGAACCTATCTTTAAGGACATTAAGGTAGTAGACATGATAGAGACGGCAAACAGATTGCTTGCTTTTGTCGAAGGGTATGAAGTCCGGCACGTCGTGATAGAGGATGTGCACGCATTATACGGTTCTTCGGCAAAAGGAACATTTACGTTTGGTTATAATTCGTGCGTTCCGGAATTTTTTTGTGCCATTGCCGGATTACCCTACACAAAGATACCGCCTAAAAAATGGCAGTCGGACATGCATAAAGGTATAAAGATGGTAACAAAAAATGACGGAACCAAGACAGTAAAGGATGTAAAGAAAATGAGTATCGTGGCTGCACACCGCATTTTCCCGGATGTGAGTTTAAAAAGAACAAACAGAAGCCTAAAGGATGATGATAATTTTGCAGATTCCTTATTGATGGCTGAATATGGAAGAAGACATTTTAAATGATAATAGATATGATATACTGGAAATGCGAAAACAAGGAATGTACGGAATTCGGGAAGGAAATCATAGAGACGCGCCCGATGTTTAAATATACTAATAATGGAACCGTACCTATTAACATACCTTATTGTAAGGTATGCGGAAAACAGATGGGGTATCGTGAGGAATTGCCGGAAAGCGAAGGCGATATAAACGTGGCGTTCGCTTCTTTCGGCTCCCAGTCCAACGAAAATAAAGCCTCTATCCTCAAAGATAGATATAAAAAAGGTCTTGAAAAAGACGGTATTAGCGAGGTTATTAAGACTAAAAGGGATAAAATGATTAAGGACTTTTTCGGTGGGTGATATGTTAAAACAGTGTTAAAATGGCATAAGCAGTTGCGTATCTCATAACATAATCTTATCTTCGCATCGTGATAGGTTAAACAATAAAATTTGGATAATGAACGAATTAGTAGAAAATATATGGACGCTTGTAGCTCTCACGGGCTACAAGTTTATAACAGTGAATTTTTTAGGAACATACAAGGTGTTCCTGGTGGAAAATTTTGCTACGAAGACAAGGGATAACCCTTTCAATGAGGTACGCGGAGCGGTGGATATAACGGAAGATGTTAAGCACCTTACTTTCCAGTTGTCTGAATTGAACCCTATCGGAATAGATACCCGGTTGCAGGGAAGACCGAGAAAGGATTTTAAGTTCGGAAATGACGATTACATTTATTTTATTGCTAACAAGAAAAACGAATTTTAACTATGGTTAAATCGAATTTAGACCCTAAAATATTGGAGGGTAAAATAAGAGAATATAACAACGCTTATCGTAGAGGAGAGCCGGAAATAACGGATGCGGAATTTGACGCGCTGGTAGAACAACTGCATGCAGTTAACCCTAATGCGGACTGGTTCAAGAAAGGAGTTAATGACGAGGTTTCTGGAAGAAAAGAAAAACTTCCTATTCCGATGTACAGTCTTGAAAAGGTAAAAACTTATGACGAGATTGTAAGGTGGATAAAATCGTGTGGACTGAAAGACGAGGATAGACTGATTATCACTCCTAAATTTGACGGTATCTCTCTATGTGTAGATGAATACAATAAGAAGGCGTGGACGCGTGGAGATGGTGAGGTAGGTCAAAATTGCACTTCCCATTTTTCGCAGATGATTAATCATGATTTCAAGAATACAGAAAGAACCAAGGGATATTATACATTCGGAGAAGCCATTTTCCGTAATTCCACTTTCTTGACATTAAAGAAAAAGACAAATTATAAGTCTGCAAGAAACGCAGTTGCTGGTATCATCAATTCGCCTACTGTATCAGTTAATGCCGGGAATATTCAGTATATAAGATATGGGTATTCCAACGAGGATTGGGACAAGGTAAGCATGCTCGCCTATTTGAATGATAATTCGGCAGTAAAGGTTCGTTATGTGGAAACGTTTGTAGAATCAATCATACATAGCGAAAAGATGTTTACAGAATATATGAACCGTATCTTTGAAAACATAACGGACGATTATAAATGTGATGGTCTTGTTATCGACGTGGATAGCGCGGAAATAAGAAAAGAGCTTGGAAGATTGCCAAACGGAAACCCACGTTATGCGATTGCCTACAAGAACCCGGACTGGTCGGAAAGAGAGGAAACGAAGGTGGAGAATGTAAGATGGCAGATTTCCAAGGATGGCAGATTATCCCCGGTAATTGACATTATGCCCGTTGATTTGTGCGGTGCCACGGTTTCCAAATGTACAGCATATAATGCACGTTATGTAAGAGACAACCATATAATGCCAGGTGCCAATGTCATTATATGCCGCTCCGGTGACGTGATACCGAAACACTTGTGTACGGTGTCCTATCCTACGGTAAAAGATTGTTTGCCCGATAAATGCCCCGTTTGTGGAAAACCTTTGGAAATGGATAAAAACGGTGTGGACTTGATTTGTTCTAACAAAAATTGTGACGGTATAATGCTTGCCAAATGTGTATATTTCTTTACAACTTTGGGATTTGAAGAGTTCGGAGAACCGACAATAAAGAAGCTGTTTAATGCTGGCTACAAGATACCGGACAGCATTCTTCTATTATCGGAAGAAGACCTTAAGAAAATTGACGGTATCGGGAATGTTGCAGCAAAAGTACTTTCAAGACAATTTGAGGAGTTGAGAAAGAAAGGTACGAACTTTGCAAAACTATTGACAGCTTACAATGTATTTAAAGGTGTAATAGCTGAAAAGACATGTCAAAAAATTCTTGACGGATTGAAGTTATATACTTGTGAAGATGTAGCTGTTTTTGCAAAAGAATGTGATGAAAGTTGGGCGGCTGACATTGAAGATAAGATTGAAGGTGTCGGATTTAATACAGCTTTGGCATTTATTTATGGTATCATTGACTGGTGGGTAAATGACGATGATTCTGCACACATTCCTATAACCTATTACGGACTGGAAGAAAAATCTTTTGAAGGGCAAATAACGGTCGTATTTACCGGATTCCGTTCACCGGACACGGAAAAGAAATTAACGGACATGGGGCATAAGATAGGTTCTTCTGTAAGCAAGAAAACAACATGCCTGGTGGTGAAAGAAAAAGGATTGGGAACCATCAAGGAAAAGAAAGCGGAGCAATACGGAATACCCGTTTTCACGTTTGAGGAATTTAAGGAAAAATTCAATGTTTGATTGAGTTTCTTTTGTTTGTTTGACATAGTGGGAGAGGCTGGTTTGAGAAAATAAGCCTCTTATTTTTGTAAATCTTTTGGTAATGAGATATTGGTATAGAGATAAGGACTACGTTTATATTGGCTTTAATTATAACGCCAATTTTGTAAATAAAATGAAACGTGATTTCGGAGCCAAATATAACCCGGCTTTGAAAGAGTGGTATTTTGAACCTTCTTTAGAAAAATCTCAAATATTAAAATATTTCTTGGAGGGTAACGGATTCAAGAACGAAAAACCGGAAAGACAGATAGAAATACCCCTAAAGGAAATCAAGCCTCTTGTAAACGAAAAGGAGTTGAAAGAAATGTTCGATTACCTGGGATTGCCGCTACATCTAAGGGATTATCAGATAGAGGGCGTGTCCTATATGGTTAATCATGGCAATTGCCTTAACGGTTGCGGTCCGGGCGTAGGGAAAACAAGACAGTCCATAGCACTGGCAGAATTGCTTAACCTATTCCCTTGCATTGTGGTTTGTCCGGCAACGGTAAAACAAAGCTGGGTCAACGAATGGAAGCTGTGCAACCCTAACAGAACGGTACATGTGATTGATTCAAAGGACGAGACCAACACGGACTGGAAAGCGGATGTTACGGTAATAAATTATGACTATCTTTTTAAAAGAAGTGCAAAGGAAGAAGGTAAGAAAGAAGTAAAACTTCGTTACAGTCGTTCGCTTACCAAGAAATGGGGATTGGCAGTAATCGACGAAATACATCTATGCAAAAACCCGAAATCTATACGTTCTAAATGCGTGCAAAAAATCGTGGAGAATGCAGAAAAAACCATAGGATTAAGTGGTACGGCAATTATGAACAGACCCCAGGAGCTTATCAATATATTACGAATTCTTGGAAGATTTAAAGAGATATTCCCGGATTCGTTATATTATCTCTATAGATATTGCGCTGCAAAGAAAACGCGGTTTGGACTTGTATGTACTGGGGCTTCGTGTACGATGGAGCTAAATAAAATAATAAGACATTATTGTTATTTCCGGAAGGAATTGCGAGACGTGGTGAACGAATTGCCGCCTATAATCAAACAGACAGTGAATGTACCGATAACCAATAAAAAGGAATATAGGAAAGCAGAAAAGGATTTTATCGAATGGCTGGCTAATATTGACATAGAGGCGGCAGAACGTGCCATACGTGCGGAGCAGCTTGTAAGGTTGTCCGGATTGAAAAAGCTGTCTATAAATGGGAAAATAAAGTTCATTGTCCAGTTTTTGAAGGAATGGAGCGAAGCGAACGAGGACGAGAAAATGATAGTATTTGGTATCACGACCGACATACTGGAAAGGCTCGGAAAAGAGTTCAAAAATAGCGAGGTAGTGACCGGAAAATACAGTACAGAAGAGAAGATGCGGAAAGTTGAAACATGGAAGAAAGAAAAAACCTTCTTATTTGCCAACATTGCATCATTATCCACGGGTATAGACGGATTGCAGAAATATTGTTACAATATGTCGTTTCTCGAATTGCCGCAACGTCCGGCAGAACTGGAGCAGGCGACAGGACGTATAGACCGCATGGGGCAAACGCAGACTATGAACGTCTATTTTTTGCTGTCCAGTGACACGATAGATATGCAGATACGCGAATTGCTGGACGGGAAGATAAAGGTAACGGATGCAGTCAACAAGGGTATTGACGTACAGGTAAGCCGTGATGATTCGATGGATATTGCGCTGATAAAAAAGCTGAAAGAATGGAAAGAAAAGAAATAACAATATTTACTGACGGTAGTTGCGAATGGAAGTCACGTCTTGGCGGTTGTGGTGTGTATATCCAGGAAGAAGGAAAGGAATATTTTATTTCTAAAGGTTACAGCGACACCACCATAAGCAGATGCGAACTAAGGGCAATACTGCATGCAGTACAGAGCATGAAAAAGGACGTACCTCTAAAGGTTACGATATGGAGCGACAGCCAGTATGCAGTTAGCTGTATGACAGACCCGGAATTAAGGCCGACAGTGAACAAGGATATTATAGAAAAAATAAAACAAGTGCTGGGCGAACGTAGACGGATGGTCGTGCGGTTTATGAAAGTCCGAGGACACGAAAAAGATGTGAGTAACCCTATAATATACGGAAATCATGTGGCCGATATGCTGGCAGATTACAAGAATTTTGATAATTACGAACTTGATAACACAATAGAATTATGAATGAGGATTTTGTTTTGACTAAAGAAGAGAAAGTTAACAAATTGTTTAAAGTTTTGAACGTATTAAGGAACAGTTTGCAGTGTAAACGTATGGTTGTTGGTGGAAGCATGGCAATGTATGTACACGGATTTTGTGTGGAACCGCACGACCTGGATATAGAGATAGAAGGGATAAGCGATGAATCATTGCGCGCTCTAAGTACGATGGCAAGGATAAACAAGGACATGAAAAGCGACATCCTTTCCGAATATGTAGAAACAGCCCCTCTATATCGTATAAGAATAGAAGATGTGGATGTAGACATATGGGCGGTAAACAAAATAGACTACAACAGGACTGTTTTCTACAATAACATAGAATTCGGTGATGTTCTGAGCGTAATTAAAAAGAAAATGGACATGAAACGCGAAAAGGACTATAAATCATTAGTTGATTATATCAACCAGTTAACCTACTTTACAAAATGAAATGGAGTGACAGACAGTTAGCCATTTTCGACGCATACGAGAACACACGAAAGAATATTGCTATAGAAGCAACGGCAGGCAGCAGCAAGACAACTTGTATAGTGGAGTGTTGCAGACGGACACCACCTAATAAAAAGGTTCTGTTTATGGCATTCAACAAAAGTATTGCGGAAGAATTGAGGGAACGTTTACCGTCTCATATAGATGTAAATACTTTTCATTCTAAAGGTTTGCGAGTATTGCTTTCCAATTTCCGTATAAAACCGAAAATCAACGAGAATAAATGCTTTGTTATCGGGAAGAAAATTCTGGACACAAAGGATATGGACGTGAAGCAACAGATTCGGTACCTATTCGAGATACAGATAATATGGAATTACATAAGGGTTAATCTCATTACGGATTATGAGAAGGAAATACCGGGTATCTGCATTGAAAAGAATATCGAATTCCAGGAACGTATGGTAGGGGACATGGAGCAGATTAGAAATGCTTGGCACAAGGAAATGAAGAAGATAAATTCAGTAAAAGAAATTAATATTGATTTTACGGATATGCTTTATTTCCCTTACCAACTACTTGATAGTGAGGACTTTCCTAAATATGATGTTGTTACCTTGGATGAAGTGCAGGATAATAATTCTTTACAAAAAGAACTTGTATTGCGTTATATAAAGAAAAGCGGACGACTTGTTACAGTCGGGGATTCCCGGCAATGTATATACGGTTTCCAGGGGAGTTCTTTAGAGGTTTTCAAGTCCTTGCAATCTTATCCCAACACCATAGTATTACCGTTGGACATTACATACAGATGCGGTAAGAACATAGTCGAAGAAGCGAGAAAAGTTTTTGACAATGGGATTGTTGCCGCACCTAATGCGATAGATGGGATTGTAAGAAAAGGAGAGTTCGACGAAGCGGAAAACGGGGATTTTATTTTATGTCGGAACAACCTGCCTTTGGCAACAGTTTTTCTCTATTTACTTGAAATGGGAAAGAAAGCGACAATCAAAGGTAAGGATTACGGAGATGCACTCGTAGCACTTGTGGATAAGATAAAATATATTGAAGACCTTGATGCAATGTGCGAGAAGAAAATTTCCGAACTGAAAGAACGCGGCCTTACCGATATCCAGGCAAAGAATAACCCTTCTTATGTGGCGTTTCTGGAAAAGTGCACTATTTTAAAAATACTTTACAAGAATTGGGGCGATATGAAGAAGTTGGAAGACAATATAAAGGAGATATATAAGGACGATACGGAAGGTATCGTGTTATCCACTATCCACAAGTCTAAAGGACTGGAGGCAGACCGTGTTTTCTTGCTAAACAGAAATTTGATTCCCAGCAAGTATGCGAATACGGAAGAAGCGCTGTATAATGAAAAATGTTTATTGTTTGTAGCCATAACAAGAGCAAGAAAGGAGCTTGTATATTGCAATGTTTAATGACGAACCAAAGAAGACCGTATATGCGGAAATAGACCGCGAATTCAAACGGATGGCACCGGGCACGGAATTTTGCCGGATTGAATTTATCACAAAGATAAAGGATTTCCACCCCGGTTCTGTAAGGAGTGGCATAGACCATTTCCTATTAAAGAAAATCAACAAAGGAGAAGTAAAAAGAATTGACAAAGGTAAATATTTAAAGTTATGAAAAAACCAAAAATGTATATTCCCGTGTTGGAACCGGGAAAGAGTGTATCGCTTATATGCGCCAACAAGGTAACAGGACTGGAAGAATACCTGCCTACACAAGAAATGCTTAACATCCATATGGAACAGCAAAAAATCATGATACAGAAGGACAAGGATTACAAGGTACATCCTCTATATCTTTTCGTGGAGAAGGAAGAATTCGATGATTTGGTAAGAAGGATAAGAGGAAAGAACAGGAACGCGGAAACGGCTTGTATTCCGCTTGTATGCCAATATCCGGCTGTGCCTATATGTGTGCTTTGTCCCAAACAGAAAGAGGAGGCGAAAGAATGATATTCGAGTGCACGTTTACCTACATGGCACCCGACCCGAATTCGACAAGTGGAGCTTATAAGAAGTTTGTCGATGTCATAGCGGTACAGGCAGAAAATTATATGGATGCCGAAACAATGGCAACCAGATATGGGATGTTTAATATAGATGCGGATTTTGCCATATCTCCTATTAAGGAGGTTATTATAGATTCGGTGAAGCGCAACGAAGAGCACGGGGGAAGATGGTACAAGTGCACAGGCGTATATAGCGAGGCTACTATGTCCGGAAAGATAAGGCAATATAAGATGGTTGTATTGCAACAGCATGAGGACTTTATAAAAGCCTCTACTAAAGCATTGGAATACATGCAGGACCTTGTAGGCGAATGTAGACTGACGAAGGTAGAGGAAACACTTATCATCGAATATGTGGAAAAGGGCTAATATGTTAATCTTATGTTAAAATGACATAAGCACTTGCGTATGTCATAACATAATCTTATCTTTGCAATGTGAGAAAGAGATAAACGAAGTCAAACAAATAAAAAGATAAAAGTTATGAAACGGATATATAGCAAGGACATAAAGGCAATGAAGCTAACAGAAGACGAATTGTGGTGGGCAGAAGATGTTTTTGACGATATTAACAAAAATGGTGTTGAAAATAGTCTTAGATATTATCTACGTGCAGGCCATTATGAGATAAAAGATAAAACTTCTATGCTTAAGAAAGCATTCAAATACTTTGCTAAAAAATATCTCAAAGAGATAGAGGGATGCGACCAATGTTCATTTTGGAAAATGAGCTGTTATGTAGCCGATGTACTTTGCGTTTCTCCATGTGAGTTACAACGTTGGTATCGCGGAATGAGATGTGAAGACGAATCAATATATATCGCAGAAACTTTTGGTCTTGATACTTTTGGAATTTATGAAAAATAAATAATGTCATGATAAAAATAACCAACCCTAAAGGAGAAACCCAGGTGCACACGGAAGAAAGCTATGAAAAGCTTTTGTGGCAGTTTGCGGAATCGAAGATGATGGATATGTGGTGCCGGAAACACCATCTTATCCCTATCTATACACACCAGGAAGAAACCATACTAAACAAAATGGTGGTAGAGGCATTTCTGGAAGCGTTTAACTATAAAGTAGAAAAGAATTATGAAAACTAAGAAATTCGGAGTAGGCGACAAGGTACGAATACTCCATTGTTCCAACATGATGCTAATCGGACAGATTACGGAAGTAGCAAGTATATGCGGAACGGAGAGTAACCGCTATTATCACTTGAAGATAGACGGTGAACAACGCGCGTTCATTCCCCAAAATTTGGAATTGGTAGAAAAGTATAAGGAGGATAAAGAATGACCTATACGGAAGAAAGAACCTACTGGCTGGAATGCATGATAAAGGCGCGTGAATACGGATTGGATGTGGAAGTAGCCGTAACAGCACTCGAATACCTAAAGGAAGACACGAAGTTAAGTATAAGCCAATGCCTGGAAATGGCGCTAAAGGATTGGGATATTTAAGACAATACGATTATGAAAGCAGAAGACATAGAAAGAATTTTCAAAGAAACTGTAAGCAGGCCGGAAAACAATATTCATTTACCGTTTGAAAAGCATGCAAGGGTAGGAAGAAAATATAACGGGGAATACATATACAGTGACAAACTGATATGCGAATACACCCCGGAACAAGTGTTGCAACAATTGCAGGAAATAGCGGATGAAAAGAAAGTGGATATAACGGAGAGTGACGTGCTCATAGAACAGGGAAGAAGATACGGCGGTTATGACGACGAAATCTTTGTAAAGATTATTCATCCCCTCTATTTCCCCAAAGAGCATTATTATGTAGAATGGAATTATACGCTTGGAGGACATGTAGCAAAACCCATAAAAGAAGGCGGTTCCCTTTCCAAAGCGGTAGCATATATCCAAAATCATATCGGGAAAGAAGTGGATGTGAAGGGACGTATTTCTATGCTTGTAGGGTACAACAGAAAGACGGGGAATGCCATTGTTTCGTATCTCAATGAAAATTGCGGATGGCATAGAATAGACAAGGAAGATGTGATTATGGTTAATTCGCCCCTTAACCGTTCGTATCAGTATGTAAGCATTGAAAAACTGAAACATTCTTTAGGACCGACACGGTATAAACTGAATGAGACGATAACGGTAAATATCAAGTCGGAAGGTGAGAACGAAGAATACAAGGTAAAGACAAGTATCACCTATAGGGACAACGACAACAATAAAGAGCGTGTGGTATATGAAACGGAAAATACAGATGATAGCTTCATACTGAATCATACACGGAGATACGAGAACAATGATTCATGCCCGTTATTGGACAGATTTATTTTTAGCGCACATCAAAGATATTTGATACAATATGTCGTGGAAAACAGTAAAAAGGAATCGAAGAATGATACAGAAGATAATCGCTTACCTCTATCAGAAGAAGGTTACAAAGACTTATAACGACAGCAACGACGGTTTTGTATGCAATTTCGTGCTTGAATACAAGGACAAGGAAGACTTTGTGCACAAAATGGCATGCTATGCGGTCAACTTTGAGCCTATTGTTATAGGCAAGGAAAACCGTTACCTGGTAGAGGTTGATGTGCATGCGGTCCAGAATGTCAAGTATAATAATAATAGGGTCTGGATGCCGCAATGTAGAGTTATGAAAATGGAATTACTGTTACAGCCGTGGGAACTTACATTAGCAGAAAACGAAATAGAAATGTATTATGCAGGACAAAGAAAAATTTGCAGAACCGGATATGACAGCAAAACCGGAAGAAATGCTGTGGTTTGAATCAACAATCAGTGAAAACGTGGAACCGGAAGTTTCATTTGTTGAACAGGAAAAGGAAGAAGTTTCGGTTTCGTGTACATGGTATTGATTTGGTGAAATAACTATTGTTTATTTCCCTATTAAAGCCTACCTTTGTGGGTAAAACTTCTATATATGGCGAAAAAGATAGAATATACAAAAGAAGACATACTGAAGGATGCGCCCGATTTCGTGCTTATCGCCTCTCCCTATATGCAGGACAAGTATGTAGCTTATGAGATGGTAAGAAGGGAGCTTGACGAGCACCCCGACCGTTTCATGCAGTACGAGGGGAACGAGGGGTACACCTACGTGATAGACCTTAAGCTTGTCAACATAAAGGGTATCATGGCGAAACGTGGAGCGTCCCAGGAAGCAATAAATGATGCTACAGAAATTCGTACAAACGTGATGTTACCCCTTCTTTCCAAGTTCCACAGGGTAAAGAGCGAGTATTTCCATGCCTTTGATTTGCACAATGACAAGGCAAAGGCACTTGCAAAGCTTACTCCTATGCTTCTGGACTTGTTCGGCTCCATGCACAATCCCAAAGATATAATTAAGATTATACGTAAAAAGGAGGGTTATTCGCTTGGAGAAGAAGATTTGGTAAAATTCTTCAACAACCACAAATCACTTATAGAGGCAAGGCAAAGCAAGTACGTGATGCGTTCAGACCGCTATAAGGTGGCAACGGAAGCCGGAAGACTTGAAATCATAAATGACTGTATGACAGACTTGCAGCTAAAATATGAAGAGTTCTGGAGCAAAGGGAATGTAGGAAGCGCACTCAATATCCTAAAGGAAATACGCGCCTTGTTGGAAGCTGCACGGAAGGAAGTAAAAGGTAATGAAATTAAACTCACAGTTGACGGAAAGATAGACATAAACGCGACATTGCACGGAGAGGAAAACATAAGCCGTGTAATGCGTGACATACCCGTAAACAGCCTTATAGTGGGTATGGTAGCCGCAAAATCGGGAATAAGACCCGAAATATTGATGCACCAGCTCTGCACCTCCTATTACAAGGACTTCAACGGCTTTGCAAGTAACCCGGTATTGGGGTCTGAAAAAGTGATGCTGCCTGGAGCGCTTATAAAGACATATGACTGGGGAGAAATAAAGGAAGGAAACAAGAAGTTCGTCGAAGAGATGGCGCCCGAAATAGTCGAGGCAGAGATAATCAAGGAACCTTCCAAATCAAAGACAAGAGAACGGCTTCTTAACCGTCTAAGACAGATGAAAGGTGTAGAAATCGGAAATAAATAATTACATTTTGTTTTGACTTTTAGTTAGATTATGATTTTCAAAATTCATGCGGTGCATGGTCTGCGACAGATAGTGTACCTATTTATAAACAATTAAAAATCAAATAGTTATGGTAAAGATATATGTTGAGGAAGTAATGAAATGTGTAATGGAAAGACTTACAAAAGAATACGGTCTTACCGAACAGCAGGCATTGAAAGAAATTGACATGTGTATGGAAAGGATGTATGTGAAGTGGATGCAGGACGAACCGATACCGGAAGAATACAATGATTAATTAACCCTATAATATATAAGAGTATGATAATAGTAATTGCAACAATGAAAATGAATGAGGACGTGATTACGCAGGTACATGTGCCTATGGATGTGGAAATAATGCAGGTTCCACCTACAGACAAGGAGATGGAAGAAATAAAATCAGTCCTGGAGAAAGAAACCGGATATAAATTTGTATCTTTGGATTCGATAACCTGGGACATGGACTAAAAAGATTTAAACTTAAACGAAAAACTTATGTTCGTGTTTTAAGTATTAGTTAATATTTCATACTGGCAGCCAGCAGTTTGTGATAAATAGCTGGCTTTTATTATATCCTCTGATATGTTAATCTTATGTTAAAATGACATACGCACTTGCTTATGTCTAAATAAGGTCTTATATTTGCGTTGTGATAAGAAACAAGATGTCAAACAAATAAAAACAAAAGATTATGGCAAGCCCTAAAGTAAAACTGGAAGGAAAGAAAATCGCAGAAAAGATGATGGATTTCATAGACAAACATTCATTTGACCCCATCTATAAGGAAATAAAAGAAAGTGAAGACTACCACGTATATATCAGAGAGATAATGCGCTGCATCTCTACAAGAAGAATAATAGACGATTTGGACGAACGCGGAGAACTCCATGAAGCATACAAGGAATATGTAGACATGAACGGAGTAACTCTCGTAAAGGACATAGCAAAGAGAATGACAAACAAGGAAAAGCTCGAACTCGTATCGGAACTTTTCAAGATACCCTATCTGGCAAGCCCGGAAGAATACGGGGACGCGATAACGAAGGCAGTAAAAGAACAATATTACAGATAATCATTAACCACTAAAAATCAAAACAAAATGAAGACCTATACAGTATATTTCAGTGAACCCGTGACAGTAAAGTACAAGGGTGACAGATTCAACAAGGAATTGAAAAGATGGGAACATGATGTAGACTGCCAAAAAACAAGCGTAATGTTCACCTTCCATTCCTTGGCACCTGCAAAGAAACTGATTAAGGAAAATATGGATAAGTACATAGATTCCAGCATAACAAAGACCTGGGCAAACGGTGACTGGGAAAATCTCGGCCCGATAAAGCTTGCCGGAAACAACAAGACTTTTGCAGCCAATACCCGTCAAAAGGTTGCGAATTATTAAGAGCACGGAAAGAAGGGGTGAAAATCGGAGTAACCCCTATCTTTTTGATTTCCAATATAGATATTTCATAAAACATAAAAATAAAAAGATTATGGATAAGGAAGAATTTCAGAAAAAGTACGATAACAGTGTTCTGGTGTGCTGTACAGAAAACAGTATCAAGAAAGTATTCAATATTTGCGATTTAATGGACTTAACAGCCTCTAACTCAAAACAAGCTACCGCTATATTGATAGGGGAACAAACAGCAAAAAGTCCATTGTTCCACGTGGAACAATTCTTGAATGATTTCTACAATGAGATAGAAGGAAGAGAAGAGAAGGAGACAAAGATGTTTGAACAGAGGATGAACAATACCATATACAAGCTAAAGCAGAAGTACGAAAGCACATATATAACCAAGGGAACCGATATGAACACGGTAATACAGTGCATAACGGAATTCGGCATGAATGTGAACCTTGAAAAAGCAGGTGATGCCTTATACATAATAGGAGAAAGGGGTGTTATGTCATGTGTAAGGTATTCGGCAAGACAGTTTATTACAGACTTGATGTCTAATATGATTGACGTACTGGACCCATTCATAAACAAGGAAACGATGGTTGAGATTAAGGAGAATGAAGATACGAAAAACATGGTCAATGAAGTAATCTTCTATCTTTCCAATACCCTAACAAACTCCCTACATAAGACATACAACACGCAAAGAGGGGTCTATTCAATTGGATTCGGAAACAAGGAAAGGGTAATGGTAGATGAGGAAGATTTCTATGTGTTCCGGAAGGCATTGCATATACTGTACATGTGCAATGAGTGGGTAACGAAGGACAACAAGAAGCAATCCAAGGAACCCACTTTCAACAAAGGAAACAAAATAATGTACACCATCAAGGACAGCAACAGCAACACATACCCGGTAAGAAGACTGTCGGAAAGGGTGTATGAATCAAAGGAACACAAGACCCTATTCATAACGGATGAAGAGGGGATGGTGACCGGGATATACAAGGAGAAATAGAAAGAGAGAAACACCCTCCACGATACCTTACAGACCATATTTTATTATTAACCCGTTATACATTTGTTACAATGGTAATGAAGAGTGTCAAGGAGGAAAAGCAGTGATAAGAAGAACCGGAAAGGGAACACACCCTACACCATAAAGGAAAAGAAAGGGTTGTTATGTCCGGACCCTATATAAACATGATTATAAACCGTCAACCTATAATTGTTAATTTGCAAAAGAAAGGGAAAGGATATATGGAAAGCCGATATGGCGGCAGGGAATGCTCCTGGCACGGTTCTTGTATCATTGTAAAACGTGGAACAATTATAAAAACAACATATTAAAAGACAAAAGATTATGGAAAAAGATTTGAGAAACAATGTGAAGTTTATCCTATTTTGTACAGAGTGTTTGCAGGCAGGCGTGGTAATGACACCCAAAGAATATGAAGTAGCGTTCATGGCGGCAGAAAAGTTCGAGGGATTTGATGACAAAAGCTTCGAGAACATGAAGCCCGAACAATTCGCGCCCCGTATGAATGCAATGTTGCAGGCTATGTCAAAGAGAAAACAAATCATTGAAGGACTGACATTCAACCTGCTTACAAAGAAAAGCCTGGGTGAACTGATAGAAAGCAACCTTGTGGAAGAGGTAATGAAGGCAAAGCATGTTGCGGCAGTGATGGCAGACGAACTGCTGGAACCGGACGAGAAGCTGGAAAAGGTAGTGACGGACGGAAGGCGCGTAATCGAACATTTCATAGACCAATGGAAGAAAGCCCCTATCCAGGAAGAGAAGAAGGAATACGAGCCGGAGAGTGACGCGGAAATTATCGGATAATTCTTTCAGTGACATTTTATTTTTCACAAAAGCTCCGAAATGGAGCTTTATTATCAAGCAGTTATGGACAAGTCGAAATTGACGGAAGCAAACAGGCTATACAATAAAATCAATAATCTGAAAAGCGAACTCAAAGCGGTTTCCAGGTTCGAGACGGATACGAGGGTGACGGTAGCAAACCAATATGATTCCTATTTCCATGTGGAAGGAGAGACGATAAACCGGATTCTTGCAGTTGCCAAAGAAAGCATGGAAAGGGAATTGGAGGAGTACGAGCGATTATTTTCCGAACTTTAGTTCATTTTTGAGATAAAAACACTATCTTTGCCTACGTGATAGATAACCGGTAAGGTTGTATCGCGTTGTATTTAAAGGTTAACAAGGCGGTAGGGGTTGCAAGTCTGTATGGCTGGGGGTGAAAGCTTGGTTAAATGACTGCAACCCCTATTTTATTATCTAATTCATTTTGTATCATGGAAAGAAAAGAGACTATCGAAAGACTGAAGAAGTATTTTACGCTTCCGGAGCTTGTATGCCCGCACGTGTACAGGAAGTATCCGGAAGCGCAGATATGGAGCTTTTTTACTACGGAAGCACTGGAAACCCTGCTGATATTGAGGGAAGAAATCTTATGCAAGCCCTTCATTATCAATAACTGGCAGAACGGAGGCGGCTATTCACAGCGTGGTTTACGATGCAACGTGTGCGTTCTATGCAAGGAGAAAACGATGCTTGAAAAGCCGTATCTTTCGGCTCACGCCCTGGGTCGAGGATTCGATATTACAGTGTCCGGAATGGAGGCTGAGGCGGCACGGAAACTCATTGTGGACGATTCCGGCAAGCTTCCCTATCCCATCAGACTGGAAGACGGTGTAAACTGGGTGCATGTAGACACTATGAACCTATGCAACGGCAAGAAAGTGACACTGTTTAATGCGTAAATATATTTTACTATATCCAAAAAGTATTCTCACTTAGGGGTCAATCGATACTACAGTATACTGTAGCCGCGATTTTGCAAATTTCGTATTTTTATAATTTGTAAATTTAAATTGAAATAATTATGTATCCTACTAAAGTAAGCATAGCAAATAACAAGGGTTTTGAGAGCATAACAGCGATTTCACGCGCTTTCGAGGTCGGCACACCAGCCGAAGATGTGGTACTGTCAAAGTACACCTTGGTTCCCGATGACAAAAGGGCGTTTCTTATTATTCCGTTGACGAGTGGTACTATCAAAGTACACCTTATCGGTGAGACTGGTCCAGATACATATACCATTTCCGAGACCGAGGTTTCCGCTTATATGGGTTCTCCTATGCCTTATCTTATTGATAAAGTATTTGTTGACGGTACTACTGCACAATTTAATATAGGGTTATGATTGGTATTGGTTCAAGTCTTTTGTTCGACAGGAGGGCCGGGAAAGGCGGTTCTCCTATTCCGCCTTTTAATAATGCGATGGTGGATGCGTGGTTTATGTCCGGACTATCCAATGTAGACAAGCCTTCCTCTATCCGTGGGGTGAAGGGTAATGAGATGCAGCTCAAAAATTTCGCTTATTCTCTTTCTTCTGGATTCGGCAAATACGAGGTGGATTTTACAAATTATACAGGAAGTAATACAAGCCGCAATTCTATTTCAATACATAAAGAAGCCGAGATAAATAAAGGGTATGCAACAATTACTTATAGCCGATTGACATCCAATGTTCCTTCTTATTCTATAGAAATTAAAGGTCTTTCTTCGGGTCAAGTATTGTACTATTATAGGAACAATGAAGGTATTGAAAAGAACATTTCTTATAATAAAGACGGTATATACACACTTCCTCTATGCTATAAAGAGGGTACATCTGGAATAAGTACAGGTTTCACTATAGATACTGTTGATGCAATCACCATCACCCAACTGCCATCAGCCTATGAAGGTGCACTGGTATTCGACGGAGTGGATGATTACGGAATCTGTACCGGGCTTCCTATTTTGGACGATTATACATTGGTATGTAAAAGGGAGATAATAAATAAGGAAACCGGTTCTGTAGCAAGTAAAAGAACTTCACCCTCTCAATGGGACGGTGCATTTATTTTTGAAAGAAATAATCAGTTAACCAGCTTCGGACAAAATAACTACCGTACACTTCAACAAAATAATGTATCTTATATGACAACTACTTCTTATAATGGAGATACTATAAGTCGTGGCTCATTACAAGATACAGAATATTTGATTTTAGGTGCTGATGGTTTTAATATTGATTTGAATAGAGCACATGGATTATCCAATTGTGCCATCTACTATTTTGCTCTCTATAACAAGTCTTTGACACCCGAAGAAATAGAGGTCGAGAAAGAACGGCTTAATGAAGAATGGTTGAAACGTAAAACTGAATAATATGAAGTGGTTAGTTATACCTATAGAAGAATTGAAACAGTTCGATAAGGACTGGAAGACAAGAAGAACAAGCAATGACGGCACGAAAGCGCTGTTACATGAAGAAATCTACAATTTACTTGTTCCCCCGGTTATGACACTGGAAGAGACGGACGAGGTCAAGGAAATCATCTATCCCTATCCTTTGATGGATGAAGACGAAATCAACGGTTCCGGTGACTGGAAAAGCGAAGAAGGGGTAATTTGATTGTTTTCGGGATGCCGGGAATTTCGGGTGTTTTGTCCGGTTCCCGGTTTTTCATTTTCCTTATTTTATTGTACACCGAAAAACAACACAATTTTCAGAGTTAGGGTTAACTGTCTGATAATCACATACCATTTTCTCCTATTTCTGAAAAATAAAATATCACTGAAAGGAATGATATGTTAATCTTATGTTAAAACGACATAAGCACTTGCGTATGTCTGATTAAGTGCTTATATTTGCAATGTGATAAGGAAACAAGGTCAAACAAATTAAAAGAAATAAGGTTATGAAAGCAGAATTTTACAAGGTGAGAGGTACGGAAATGGAAGAGATGATGAAGAGAGGTAATAACAACGAAATCTCCTCTATGATTTCCAAGAAACAACAAGCACTTGCCGATGCACTTGAAAATGTGGAGTTCTATAAGTCTATCGGGAATATGGAGTTTGCAGCCAATGAACAGAACCGCGCTAACCTCCTTCAAAGACAACTCGAAATGTTGAACAAATAAAAAGATAAGAGTTATGAAGATAATGAACGTTATCAAGGAAGTAAGTTACAAAGGTCACACAATAACAATGTTTGAAGATGGCTTTCACCAAGAATTTGCCATCATAGATGGTGATGAATCAAAGCTGTATGATAGCATTGCGGATGCAAAGAGAGTTGTCAGAGGCGAGCAGCCTCATTACGAAATCAATTAACCCGGTAGCCTTCGGGCTACCAATAGAACAAATAATATGAATATAAAAGAAATATGCTTGCTGATAGCACAGCTAAAGAAGGAGAATGAAACCAATTCCCCGGAAGAAAAGGAATTCAACCTTAAATGGATTGAAATCCTAAAAGAAAGTATAGATAAATCTATAAACAAGTCTATAAACAAGTCTATTTTTGATTACGGCTTCGATTCCAACCATATGTGGGTCAGTGAGAAGAAAAGCGGTAAACGTCTTATTCTTATCGAATTCTAAAATTCTTTATATTATGAAAAAGCAGCTTATAAATTTCTTTCACGGTCGTTTCGGTAATAAAGTATTGAAGACAAAGTATCGTGAATGGTGGGTACGTTTCTGGTATGGAATAGGTGCAATAATCTGCACCTTCCTATTCTTCGGAATGATACAGTTCTTGTCTTGGATTTCTGATTTGATTAATTATGTTTTCTAATAAAAATATTTTACAATTATGAAAAAGGTGTTATGTGACAAAGACGGGAAATTTATTTCCATACATGATGGTGATTACTATTTGATGGAGCTTAACGATGGCGATTGTTTGACGCATGAAGACGGTACAATATTAATATACAGAAAATGTGAACGCGAAGACACCAAAGTAGCTTATCATGCTTTTCTGCGTTATGGTGAAGAACCACTACATATACATCAAAATGGAGACCTGTTTACTCATTACAACCTTATCCCGACTTATAGACTCTCTACAGTAGAAGAAAAGAAGCGTATAAACGATGTTCTTTCCGAAAACGGGGTATATTATGACGAGAAAGAAAAATGCCTTAAAAAGCTTCGCTGGCGTGCCATAATAGGCAATTCCTACTATTATATCAATTTCGATTCTTTTGAAGTGTTTATTGAGACAGAATCGGACTTTTCAGAAGATAATAAGCGGTACAAAAACCTTAACTATTTCCAGACAAAGGAGGAAGCGGAAAAGAAGTTGTTTGAAGTTAAGGCGGTTCTCAATGATTAAGAAGGAGTGCTACGTGTGGGTCGGACATATTGTCGAATACCAGGGAATGACGTTACGAAAAGTCCGGCCGGGCAAATACGTAATCATTTCTCCGTGTTCCCTGGTTTCGAGACCCGTATATATTGACAAGAACGAAAATTTGAACGTTCTTTGATTCATTTATTTATTTTATTTTCATACATTTGCAAACATGATAACAGCGATATTTATATGTCTCGTTCTTCTTACAGTAGTCCTTATTACTCTTCTTTTGTGGTGCATAGGGACGGTTACGGGAATTCAGAAAAGAATGGACGCTCTTCTTTATACAGTCTCCTATATAGACCTTATTCAGAGAAAGCGGTTTATCCGGTATCTGGACCAGCTTTCCAGGAAGATGAGTTGTAACGAGGACGAGATGGAAGACAATCAGAAACAGTTCCTATTCCATTTAAGCCAGGAATTGACGAATGAAATAAAGAGAATGGAAGACGATTACAAAGATTTGATATAATGGCAAAGAAAAACGAATTTACATACGACGGGGGAAGCCAGTACATTGACTGGCTTTGTAGCTCTAATAAGCTTGTTTTGCTCCGTGACAATGATAATGTAAAGGGTGAGGACAGAACGGAGATTGCGCGCGCCCTAAAGTGCAAATCTGGCGATATCCTTTGCCTTGTACTGGGTCGGAATATCAGTTCCTTTGCCTATCATAAGATTATTGAGGATATGGAGGGGCGCACTGTTGAAAGTATCGTCCAGTCCAAAAACCCGGTATTTTCTTCCATCTACTGGACCGGGAACAAGAAAGCGGCCCTTTCAGACCATACTATCTTTGTTCCCTGGGAAACACTTAAAGACACCATTAATGACTGGGATAACGCGCCTTATTTCTATCCCGATATTGTTTAGAACCTTCTTTCTCTAATTTTTATATATTTGTTTGACGGACACCCGGTTATGCTTCTCGTGTAGAAATGTTTCCGGGTGTTTTCTTTTGAGTGATATGTTAATCTTATGTTAAAATGACATACGCACTTGCTTATGTCTAAATAACTACCTATATTTGCAATGTCTTCTTAAGGGAGACAGTTATTTTAGGTCAAACAAATAAAAAATAAGGTTATGGAAGTTTACGTAATTGAAACAATGGGAGGGCAGATAGTTAACGGTGAATATAGCAAAGAAATTTGTCCAAAATTCCTTGAATCAGCAGTAAAAGACAATTTCAACAAATTGGGATATTGCCTCTATCAATCAAGCGAATATGAATGTATTATATATCCCAATCAAGAATCAGCCGAACATGCCATTGAATGGGCGCTAAATTAATTGTCAAACAAATAAAATCTTTACAATCATGGCAAATATAGACTTTTTCAAGAACCCCGATTCATACGAGGTATATGTAACAGTCAAGTTCGGAATATGGAAAGTGGCAGAAATAAGCCGTTTTCCGTCCCCTATAGACATTCTTTACGGCAATATCATAGAATATACCGAAAACAGACACATGTGCTCCGAAAAGGACATAAAAGAGATTGAGGAATTTACTATCAACAACGTTATAAACACTATTTTAAAATGAGAACATTAAGCAAAGGAAACTACCGGGTCGTGTATGACCCGGCAAAGGACGAAAGCATGAGCATGATTGCCGTCTACAAGAAGAACCTGGACGGCACGTTATCCCTAATCAATAAGGAGATGGGGAATGAGACGGACGAAGAAAGTCTGAAAGAAAAGGCAGTAAAAATTATTAACGAACTAAATAAAAAGGAGGATTAAATTATGAATGCAGGTATCGTATTTTTAACTATCATTATTTTTATCGTTCATCTTATGTTGAGTGCCGAGGTAGGTTCTACAGCAGAAAGGATGAACAGGAGTTTCGGAGTATGGATGCTTTTAGCGCTTATCATTTCCCCGTTTATCACAGCCATCTTTGTTCACTGCCTGGGACCTATTCCAGTTCTTGAAAAGAAGGAGAAAGAAGACGATGAAGCCGAGAAGTAACAGGTATATCTATTATTATGACAAACGGTCGAAGAACAAGCCGTACCGGGTTATAATAGAGGTTGAAAAGAAGAAGTACAATATCGGTTATTTCCGGACCGAGGAAGAAGCGAGAACGGCCCGTGACGAATTCATTAAAAATCATTTTTCCGTCTCCATAAGCTGGCAACGGTTACAGGAAATGAATGTGATTGTAGATAAGATTGCCGAACTTTCGGAAATTCTTCTCTCCTATAGGGATATTTCCACTAATGAGGTTCTTCGGAAAATCGGGAATATCAAGCAGAACGCGGTTTCCATAAAGAAAGTTATTGCATAAATATTCACTTAATTTGTATAAATATTCATTTTTGTTTTGTAGTATGAGAACATGGGTTTAGCGAAACCCGACAGACTGGGACGTTGTGAAACGTCCCTTTTTCTTTTTCTAAATCTTGACAATCGAGTTAATAATACTTGAAGAATGATAAAAAACCATAATCTACCACTCCTTTTTCTACTGCATTCGCTTCTTGTTCAAATACGATTGCATGGTAGCAGTCATGGTTTATAGCCTGGATTTTCTTAATCCATTGCCTTATACCACCACTGAAACCGGGATGATATTTGATTAAGGCACCTATTACACGTACGAGCCATTCCAGGACGTAATACAGATAGAACGTCAAAGGGATAAGGAGAAGTAGCCAGGGGCACGAGAAAACGCCTGCAAGACCGCTAAAAAGAACGGTTCCGGGTATCATTAATGATTTCCACTGGTAGGAATGGGTTTCTTCGTGCTTCAAGAATTCTTCGTCATAATACTCTTTTGCTTTCTTGCAAAGCAACCAGCAAAAAATTAGGATTGCGGAAAAGGTCGGAATGATAATTTTCGCAATTTTCGATTCATAAACTACTTTCATATTTTTACAATTTTTAAGATTAAACATGTGTAAAGGTAGGCTTTTTCGAGGAAATTTCTGTCAATATTTATTACTATTTATAACTATCTGGAAATCAACATTTTACGAAAATTGTAAACAGATAGAAGAAAATTTTCTTTAGAAAATTTTCCATTATTTTTTCTTTATATTTTAGGGAGTAGGAATAAGAGAGAATATTGGGTGATATATATACGCGCGTGCGCGTGCGAGCGTAGGCGAGCGCGCGCAACATGTGTGTGTGCATACGCGTGTAGGGGAGAAGGACATGCAAAGTGTTAAAGGAGGTGAAAGGAGGAAACGGAAGAGGATAAAGTGAGATTAGGGAAGATGGAGGAAGAAAGAGTGAGAGAAGCTCCTATAAAGGGCTGAAAAGTGAAGGGAATTTTGGAAAAAGCGCGTCCCGGCAAAAATTTTTCCGAGAAAATTTTGTGGATTGAAAATTTATCCCTATGTTTGCAGTGCTAAAACATAGCGGCTAAAGTCTGATGAAGATTTAAAAGCCGCAAAAGAAAAGGGGTTTCGCTTTTAGTTCTCACTAAACTTGACTTTCTTTTCAAAATTTCCCCTTTTCTTTGTTTTTGTTTTAGCTAAAAAGTGAAGTCGAAGAAGTGAGCGTCCTTTAGCAAGACGAAAAATAAAAAGTGGTAAGTGAGAATTAAAAGTGTATGAAAAAAGATTCAGAAAATATATTCCATAAGTTGATAGATAGAGAGACAACCATTGCAAGGTTTGAGATAACAGATTTCCTCTATTATTTCTTCAAAGACAGAGAAAGAATTAATATAGATTTACTGATTGCTATTTTAAAAAAGGAATTCCCTAAATATGAAGGTCTTGTAGATTATTGTTTGCATTATTTGTTGGTTAATGGTAGACTTGTTTTTATTTCAAAGAGAAGTGTTTACGGTTACGATTTAGACCATTTTAATTTTTTGTGTTTTTATAATCATGAAGCGTTTGAATGTGTTATAAAGCCAGTATATGATAAATTGGTAAAATTAAAATTCAAGTTTAATTTTACGGATTTGGTTATATTGTCATTTGTCTTTTTTAAGATTGAAAATTACGATAAATTCCCAGAATTTTGCAAGTATATTTATGATAATTGTTGTTATATAGCTTGGGTATGTTTGATTGAAAAGAATAAAGTTATAGATTTCATAGAAAGGATTTCAAAGGCTATTTATGGTAAGAAAATATCACCTTTTATTTTGGAGGAGCTGATATGATGGAAGAGAAGGTGATTAAGAACAGGGTTCAGAGAGTTTGTGCGGCAAATATTAAAGCCGTTTATTATGCAATAATGCGTATAACTGGACGCTATAGAAAGTTTGAAGGCGATTTGTATAATTATGAGGCATGTTATGAACGTAATTTTACTACAAGGGAGCTTGCAAAGGAGATTGAGAAAGAAACGGCCGGATTAAGTTATTATCAGATAAGAACGTGTATAAAGCAATTAAAACTACAAGAATACATTAAATTTCCAGAAAAAGGAGTATGCAGGATTTTAAAGAGTATAGAAGAAAAAGAGGATGAAAACGTTAAGGAGAGCTTCTATTTACCGGATTATTTTTTGCAGGCAGTAAAGCAAAAGGGTATTGACTGGAAACCATGTGACACCCTTCTATTGCATTACGTGCTTAAAAGGACTGATTTTTATAACCATTGTAGGGAAAAGGCTTTTGATAGTATAAAAAAATGGAATGATTTTGAAGACAGGGAAGACGAGATAATACAAGGTATAAGCGCAGATTTTGAAAGGTATTTGGATAAAGGAGGAGACCCGGAAGAATACGATGATAACAAGGTGTATGAGATAGAAAAAGAAAGACTTCGTAAGAAAGCCCTTCATGCTCTTAATTGGCACGGGTGTGTTGCTTCTTTTCATGAGGGTAGAAGAAAGATTTCCAAGAATACCGGGTTGAGTGACAGAATTATAAGGAATTTTATAAAGAAGATTAAAATGCTGTTCGGGGAAATGACATATCAATTCCCGAACAAACCGATAAGGATGTTGAGATATACCTATAAATGCAAATCTTTTACCATATCTTTGCCACCTAAAAGTAGATGGAAGGATATCTTTTCTAAAGAATATCAAAAGATTGCGAATTCTATAGTCGGGAAGGCTTTTTATTATGTCACAAGAACTTTTATAAAGACAAAGAAAGGGTACGATGATGCTTCAAGCCAAGAAATGAAGGATAAAGTGGCTTTAAAGGAAGGAATATTTATTGATGGAGAAATTATTGATAGAGAAAAAGAGGAAATGAAAAGGGTAAGTTATCCTTATATGGAGAAAGAGTATAAATATTTATCAGAAGACGATAACGAGTGTTATTCTGGAGAATATATTAAATATCGTTGCCATGAGGCACCAGAATATGAGGGTTATGACCCTAACGAATTTGAAGCGTATTAGAATATGGAAACGGTAAGCAGCTACATATACAGTGACTATGAGACCGAGGACGTAGAACTGTACGCAGAACAGATGATACGGGAACGCATAGCGCGTGACGAGAAGCGACGCGAACAGATAGAAAAGGCTTTGGCGAAAGCCGAAAGGACCAGGAAACGGGTAGAAAACAGAAGACGGAAGTATATAAAGACAAACCCTATCCGCGCGAAGTACAAATACCCGGTATTGGATAAATATTCAAGTTAAAATCTTGGTTATTTGACTGATAATGCCTATTTTTACCGTTGTAATTGCAATTTCGTTATAACTTAAAAAGGCATTATTCATGGATAATAATAGAAAAGAAGAGAAAGTGTTCGGACGTGCACAATTTGAACAATTTCTTATTGACAACGACTACGAGGCATTCACCGCAAAGCAAGTAGCGGCTTTTGCTACTGATGTTTTGAACAAGTCAGAAAACAACGAGATGGACGAGTTCGAGAAAGCATGTGCGGCTGCGGACTGGAAATCACTGGAAACGGTTAAAGTGCTGAATGACATTTACGAGGAAGAACCTATGTTCATAAGACCTTCACAGGTAGAAGTGATACCGGGAAAGGAAGGTCTCTTTAAATCAATGTCCGAGAACCGGGACATGCTGCGATACAAGGAAACCCCTCTAAACATTTTCAAGGGTATAGCTGGAATGTGCGTATCTGATGATATAGAGAAGGCACGGAAGGGTGAACCTATCGGAACCGTAAAAAGCTGGGGAGGGAAAGAATATGTGAAGACCGCTAACGGATGGGTACGACGCCAGGGAATCAAGACAAAGGAGACCGCGAAGGAGGAGAAGCCGAAAGAACCGGAAAAGAAAGAGGATAAACCGAGCGGAAAGAAAACTGGTTATCCCACAGTGGAAGAGCTTGTCAAGTTCGTTGTCTCAAAGAACGGTCAAGACCCTAAAAAGATGGAAGAGATTATCAAAAGACAGTATGAAAAGGTGAAGAGATTACATCCGAGAGTAAAGGATATTGACAGAGTTGCGGCTCTTGCAATGACATATGATTCCTATTAATTTTAATTCCGTCGCATATGATTATGGGAAAACTACATAAAATAAGGGAATACGTAATGAGTTTATATTTTCCCGTGTTGTTGAGCATACCTATCTCTTTTTCCAACACGGCATCCTTCATTGAGAAATATGTGTTTCGGGACTGGGAATTCTTGAAATACCTAATGATTCTTATTGTGATAGACACATTGGTAAGCTGGGTGTATCATATCAAGAACAAGGACTTTTCAAGCAAGGGCTTTTCAATGATTATCACGAAGCTTTTCATTTATTCCGCTATTCTGATTGTTTCGCATGTGATGGGGAACTTTACGGTGGAAGGCGGTAATGTGGAGATATATACATGGTTCCGTGCCGTGGTGTGTAACGCGCTTATAATACGAGAATCAATCTCAATCGTGGAGAACGCGGCAAAGGTAAACCCTACTTTGGTACCTCAAAGAGTGAGAAAATATCTGTCTGATTTCGACGAATTCGGAGACAAGAAACCGAAGGCGATAAAGGAAATGAAAGGAGAATGATTATGGCACAAGGTGATTATTTGCCAGGAACCTATTCAAGGGTCGGAACAGAGGAAAATCCCGGTACATACCTTGGAGGAGGCGCGGGCGGTGGTACTTCACAGACAATGCCGCCAAAAGTGAAGAAGGTATGGGTACTGGACAACGACAGATGGAATATGCGCAATTATTGGATTTCCGGAGGGAAGTTCAGTATTCCGGCAGTATGGGTACTTACCAAAGGAATTTGGGACAACTTCGGCAAATGGATGAAAGACGGAGTTTGGAGAATGGGACAACTCATTTTCTCTACAGACAATATTTGGCATGATAATTTCGTATGGTATAACGATTTAAAGTTTAAATTTTAGAGATTATGAAAAAGCAGCGTTTTATCAAATACAGGACGGTGATACCGGGGCACAGGTTGCACAGGGATTGCAAGGCAATTTCGAGGCTTTGCAGCAGGAGATAGAGGCAATCCCCACCTATTCTTTGCCTATTAAGATGGACCCTAATAGTGGAATTATCAACAGTGAGGAGGACTATAACAGTATTCTCCCCGAATCCTATCTGACGGAATATCCGTGGCAGGCTGAATATACAGGTGGTCTTCCTTGGTTATGGATGAACTTCAAGGCGAAGGTATCGGAAGGTACGCAGATTTGTATTAAGCATAACAATAAGTTTTGTGAATTTGCCAACATTCCCGAAAGTATCGGTACCGTATCTTCCGACAAGAAGGTTTTGACAATGAAGGAGAAGAACGAATATCTGGGATTCGAGTGCCAGAAGGATTTGGGCGTACAGAAAGCGGATGTGACAGGTATTTACCAGGTCTATGTACTGGGTGCTGACGGTTCAGTAGAACAGGAAATCGTATTTGAATGTAAATAAAAACCATTAAAAATAAAAGATTATGAGATTGTATAGATTTTTGGACAAAGACAAGAATATTGACGTGACATTGGTAACGGACGGAAGCTGCGACCAGAAGAAAGTATTCATCACTGAATCACCGCGTGGAATTACCCCTAAAGGAAACGTGACAGACCCGGAAGGCGGTGCCGAGCTTTTGAAGCTTGGTTTCAAATGGAATGTAGGCGAAGCCGTGATGCATGAGGAACTTGTAGCATTTGCGGAAGAAAAGGGTTTGGAATTGATTATCGACCCCCAGGGATTGAATGAAATTGTTGCGGTAACGGCAGAATGGAACGAAAACGATGCATGCGTTATTACAATCAAGACAAGCGTTCCGGCAAAGAAGGATGTCGATATCTATTTCCCCAATAGCGTAGATTTGCAGGATAGTGCAGGAAGATTCGGTGTAATCAGAGGAGACCGCAAGACCATCGCTACCAAAGTAATGTCCGGTAAACCTATGGCGTTTACGCTGGCTGACCTTGGTTTGGATGCAAAGGAAGATTTGAACGTGGTTGTAATGACAGATAACAACACATGGCGCGAAGAACTCGTAGCCGAAAACAACTAAGGGAGTTATGTTACGACTATTGTTTACAACAGAAGATAATGTTCACCAAATGACTGTCGTAACTGACGGTATCGACAGTCAGATGAAGGTTTTCGTGACGGAAAGCCTCTATGGTGACGTGGAATATTATAAGGGGCTGGGTATCGTGATTGAACCCGGCCACACCTATAATATCGGACAGTTCAAGGAATGGTGCTATAAAGCCTTTATCAAGCTTTTGGCATATCCGGAAGGTTTTGGAGAAGAAGCGGTTGTCTTGGCAGACATAAAGGAGGAGTATGTATATAAGTTGACGACCGATGAACCCGTATTGAATTTTACAGGGGCAGGCGGACAGGACATGTGCGTGGTTACTTCTACCAAGCAGATGATGAAGAACGGGAAACCGGAAGGCGCAGAAGAGGGTGTTCCGGTTACATTTGCAACCACAAGTGTCGGATTTACAGTAAATAAGGATGGTCAGGTAGTAGCATCAGTCAACCCTACAGACCAAGAAAGAGACGGTATAGTAACCGTTACACAAGCAGAAAGTGGAAAAACACTTGAAATACAACTTGTACAAGCCGGGTCTGTCGTGACGTATGAAGAAGTCTTGACGGTATCTCCGCAATCATTGGAATTTACCGGACTGGGAGGGATAAAGGATTTAGATGTTGTTTCACGCAGGAACAAGCTTGTGAATGGCAATCCGTCTGGTGAATATGAAGAATTGCCTACTGATATAGAACTGGCTGGAGTAGGATTCAGCTACTTGCCTAACGGTACCACTATTTATGAGATAATAGCGGAAGAGAATACAGCAGAGACACAGAGAACTGCCACGGCTACCATATCGCAAACAAAGGAGAATGGAAAGTCTGTAACGGTGAATATCACGCAAGCCGCAGCCGAGGTGACTTATGAATATACATGTATTGTTGACCCTACCGAATTGACATTTGCCCAGGCAGGAGAAACAAAAGTGTTTGGAGTGACAGCCACTAAACAGAAGAAAGTCAACGGAAGTGATAGCGGTGCTCCTTCTGCTGTAACTTATACAACGACAGTCCAGGGTGAAGGATTTTCAAAGGGGACTACGGAATACTCTGTAGTAGCAACAGAAAATTCACAAGCGGACACGAGAACAGGAACAGCCGTGGTGACGCTTTCAGAAGGTGGTAAGTCGGTATCGGTAAGATTGGTACAGCCGGGGATAACGGCATAAAATGACATGGAAATGGGAAAGAGAAAAGGAAAGATAATACAAAAAGCGGAAAAGCCGGATTTGATTGCAAGCCTTTCGAGCTTGTCTATTGAAGAGATAGACAGATTACAGAAGGCTGTACCTATGGCATTTCAAAGCAAATTGCAGGCTGCGTTAAATTCAAACGATGCAGGAGAGATAATGAAGGCTAATTTGTATCTGGGAGAAATCAATAGACAGCCTACAAAAATTCAGTCTGTTTTCTTTGACCCTAACGACATATCTGGCAACGGAAGAGGATTCAAGGATTCCAAGGGGGTTCTATCCTTTTCCGTATTGCGCCGGATGGGGGATATCCATATAGTGAAAAGTATCGTGTCTACACGCGTGGAACAGATAATGAACTTTATGGATTTTTCGGAAGACGAGCAGAAGGAAGGATTCACAATCAGAAAGAAGAAGAGCCTTTTTTCTACCGGGGATGAAAAACTGACAAATGAGGACAAGAAAAAGATTGCAAAGATAGTCGAATTTCTGGAAAAGGGAGGGTGGACGGACAAATGGGACAACGTGGACAGCTTGCAGGAATTTATAAGCAAGATAATGTCGGACAGTCTCACGCTGGACCAGCTTGCCTTTGAGATGGTGCGCAACAGGATGTGGGAATTGCAGAAGTTCCGCGCCGTGGACGCTTCCCTTATACGTTTTCTTGACAGCGTGGACCCCAGGCAAAGGGAAGGTTTTGAGCAGTACAGATTCAAGGGACATTTGCCGCGTTACTGTATGGTGTGGGACGAAATGATTCTTCACAACCCTATAACGAAAGAACCGATATTGTATTACCCGTGGGAGCTTGGTTTCGGTATCAGAAACAAGACGTCTGATGTGAGAAGAAATGGGTATGGAGTGTCGGAATTGGAAACGTTGGTAAATATCATAACCTGGATATTATGGGGCTTTTCTTATAATGCAAATTTCTTTTGCGTTTCACCGGAAACACTCGTTACGACGAATAAGGGTTTAAGAAGAATAAAGGATTTGGTAGGTACAGAATTTGAAGTTTTTGATGGTGTGGAATACTGCAAGGCATCCGCATACAAGACAAGGATAGATGATTTGTACGAAACAAGACTGTATAACGGCTTAAAGATAAGAACAAGCCGTGAACACAGATTCTTGACTATAACGGATAAAGATAAGTCTCCTAAATGGAAAAAACAAAAGGATTTGACTACAGACGATTATTGTTTGGTGGATATAAATACTTATGGAGATTTTCATGAGGAGGATTATTTCATAGGAAAAGAATATTTTAGGGAATTTACTAACCCGACAAAGGAAGCTGTTCTTAAAAAAGAAAGAACTTTCACCCCTTCTTTGGAGATGGTGAAAGATAAGCATTTTTGGGAAATGATTGGTTTTGCTTTAGGGGATGGTACCTGGTTGGAACATATACTTGAAATTTTCCCACACCATACAAAAGATAAAAAACTTTTTGGTGATTTCTCTAAAGTGTTGGATAAATACGGAATAAATTATCGTATAAAGAAAGGCAATCCTTCCACACAAAGAAGTGACGGGGAATATGGATATCCGTATATATTCATATATGATACATGTTTTATTGACTGGCTTATAAGTATAGGATTCGGATATACAAGAGATAAAAAGATACCCATTTCTATATTTAATTTGCCGGAAGAGTTGAGATGCGCGTTTTTGAGAGGATTGTTCTCGGCAGACGGACATACTTCTGCAAATATAATGGGATATAAAACTCCTACTATATGTTGTGTGAATAATGATTTGAGGCAAGATATATTACAATTATTATTAAGCGTTGGGGTTGCTGCGAGAGAGTGCAATAGAAGTAAAAGCAGATATAATGACCCAGTAACACTTGTTATTCAAGATGTAATGTCTTTTGTTGATAAAATAGGTTATTTGCAAGACTATAAAAATGAAGGTATATCAAGAGGAGAAAGGACAAAGGACAAATGGGATTTGGTACCTAATTCTTTGGCTTTGGATATACTGGAAAATAACAGAGGGGGTAGAATATCTTTCTCAAAACATCATGTAAAAAATGGTGGAAGGATAAGTAGAGGTAAATTAATAAGAGTTTTGACCGAGGCAGGATGTAATGTGCCGGAAATATTAAATTATCATTTCTATAAAGTAACGGACAATTCCAGACTTGTAAAGGAGAAGGAACAACTTTACGATATAGAGGTATTCAATGATAAGCATATATTTCTTGCCAACTATACAGCAGTCCATAACTGCCAGGGCTCACAACCTAAAGGGTTTATAAATATAAAGAACCCCAACATATCAAACAGTACATTGCAAGAGTTTAGGCAGGCATGGACGCAAACGATGGCAGGAGTAAGTAACAGCCACCGTACGCCCGTTATAAACGGTATAGACTTGGAATGGGTTGATTTACAGAAACTTAGCAATCGTGATATGGAATTTAACGAATGGATAAAATTCCTTATTATAATGACATGTTCTGTATATCGTATAGACCCGTCCGAGCTTGGATTCAATTTTAAAGAAAGTCAGCAGATATTCGGGCAGGACGGACAGCGCGAAAGATTGAAGCACAGCCGAGAAAAAGGATTGAAGCCTTTATTGATATTCTTGCAGGGCATCATTACAAAGTATATTGTGAGCGAGCTGGACGAAAACTACGAGTTTGCATTTACCGGAATAGAGGTGGAAGATGAAGAAGCACAGGTAAAACTGGATTCTGAAAAACTGAGTAGCGGCATGGTTGCCATGCAGGACATATTCAAGAAGTATAACGGAAGGGACTTTGACCCGGAAAAGGACATCATTCTTAACCAGGTGTACCAGGGGATGAAGCAGGCAGAAGAACAGAATAAAATGTTCGGAGCTTCACAACCCGGACAACAGCCGGAAGGTGTACCGGAAAATGAGGAAGACCCGTTCGCACAATACAAGTCATTTAATGACAATCCTATAATGAAACCAGCAGTTGACTATTATTTAAAAAATCTTTACAAATAATAAGTTATGGAAACTTTCGATGATTTAAAACTGGATAGATATATAAACAAGGCTCTTTTGGAAAAGAGTTTGGGAAGACCGGAAATGTACGACAGTCTTCTGGAAATTGCAAAGGCACAACAAGGCGTGTATGTGAACAACGCGGTAAACCGGAAGCTTGGTATTGTTGGACAGCCATATAAGAAAAGAAAGGCTACGGAGGAAGAGAAAGCCGATTTAACCAAGACAACGGAAGACCTTTATAAGGAAGGTGGTGTTTGGAAGCGAGACAGACAGATTAAAGTACATAATAAAATAAAGTCTGAGTATTTTAAGAAAATGCTGTATGAGACCAAGCCGCGTGCCTATCTTATGCTTGGAGGTGGTGGTTCTGGAAAAGGGTATTATCTTAAGAAGATGAAGGAGAAAGACCCGTCTATAGACAAGTTGCCCGTTATTGACGTGGACGATATGCGCGACATGATACCGGATTATGAAAGGGTGAAGGATATAGACCCGAAGAAAGCGGCTTCTTATGTGCATGAGGAAGTATCGGATATAGGAAAACAGATTGATGAAGGTTATATCCGTAAAAAATCTTCGTTTGTAAAAGATGCTGTTTTTGGAAACTCTGAAAAGCTTGAAAAATTGGTTGATAAATTGAAGGCACAAGGTTATGATGTTCATTTGGTAGGAGTGGCAACCGATTTTGATACGGCTTTGGATAGAATACAGAAACGTTTTGAGAGAACAAAACGATACGTTCCTACAGAAATAGCGAGAAAAGGACATAAAGGCGCATCCGCTTCTTTCAAGAAAGTTATAGAAACTCCATTGAAAGATAAGTTCAAGTCTGTTAAATTGTATGACGGAAATTCCGATAACGGAGTGATTTATGATAATAAAGTGTTAAATCAAAAAGAACTTGATAGGTTTCTTAAAAAAATAGACTTATAAATTTGTTCAATTCTGAACAGTTTTATATATTTGCATAGAAACTTAAAGAAAGGAGTAAAATTATGGCAAAGAAAAAGTACGGAATTGATATGACAGCCGACGAGTGGTTCGAGATTGAAGAACGTGGAATGGGCGAAGATTTAACTATGGAGGAAATAGCTGCTATGGGTCCAGAAGGCAGGAAATTATACAGGGACGCACCTTCTAATCCATATTTCCCGGCACCAGATATGTCTATGTTTGATGAATCGTTGTATGACGGTTATAAAATCAAAAACAAGATATGACAGCCGACGAGTGGTTCGAGATTGAAGATAATAGTATAGGAGGGGAATGGACTATGGAAGAGGTTGCAGCTTTAGGGACAGAAGGAAGGGAGTTTCATAGAAACGCTCCGTATAATCCTTATTTTCCAAAACCCGATATGTCTATTTTTAACGAAGACCTTTACGACGGTTATAAGATAAAAGAAAAGAAAAATGCCGGAAAAGAAAATTGATGGTATAAGAACCCCTTTGGTATCGCGTCTTATTGGAGTGAAAAGACATGTGAAAGACCCTATCAGATACCCGAAAATACAATGCGGTTATGAAGGGCTTGCACAGACCATGTTCGCTACACAATCGGACGCGATGATAAAGGAGCTTATAAAAGAAATGATAAAAACGGTTGAAAAATGATATTCACACCGGAAGAGATACAAAAACTGTATGATATAATAGACTACCGTCTTGCAAGGATTGTAGCCGATGTAATGGGAGATGAACTATTGACACCGGAAGACAAGTCTTTGTTAAGGCGGTATGGCTATAAATGGAGAAGGGAGATAGAAAAACTACCACCTTACTTTCAGTCCTATCTGTTTGGAAGACTGAGTGCACAACTCACGCCAGCACAATTATCTACACTTAATTTTGACGATTTCATAAAGTATATAGACCGCCATCAGTGGGCGGTTCTTACACCTCTGGAAAAGGAAGTGTATTATGCAGCAGCGACACGAACGTACTCCTATATAAAGACGATGGGGGAACGGGCGAAAACGATAATGTCAAATGCTATTTCGGAAGAGGAAGCGAAAGCCCTTGTAGAGAAGCAAAGACAATTAGAGTTGGGGACCATAAAAAAGGAGACGATAGAAGGCGTTCTGAAAAAGAAGTCGGTACAGAATATTGTCAGTAACATAGGACATTCCCTGGAGGACTGGAATCGTGACTGGGGGCGCATAGTGGAAACCGAGATGCAGAACATTTATCAGACTGGGGTAGCCCAGCAGATAATGAAGGAACAGGGAGCGGACGCGCTTGTATATAAAGAGGTATTCAGTGGAGCATGCCAGCACTGCATAAAGTTTTACACCACAGCAGGGATAGGAAGCAAACCGAGGATATTCAAGCTTATAGACCTTATAAGCAATGGGGACAATATAGGGAGGAAAGTTAAAGATTGGAAACCAGTGTTAAATAGTGTTCACCCTTTTTGCCGCTGTGACCTTAGGGAGGTGCCTAAAGGTATGGTTTGGAATGACGAGACGCATTCATTTGAACCGCCTAAAGAACCATACAAGAGACAGATAGAGAGAAAAAGTAAAGTAAAAATATATGTTGGAGACAAAGTGTTTGAGGTATGATTTTCGGATATAAGGGAGATGTAGAGGTTCTGACCCTACGGAAGACAAGGGTAACAAAGGAACGTGTCAAGGAAAGCACGGAAGAGGTGGATGTGTACAACTGGGAGGTTATCCCGGTACGTCTGGACCAGATAAAGGAAGACGAGTATGTATTACTCTATTGTATGATGAACGATACAAACCTATTCAAGAAGGGCGTAGAGTGTACCGATTTCAAAGGGGAGATGGAAAATGTTGTATTGGAAAGAGGGATAGTAATTTCCGTATGTGAAGACGCAAAACATCTCGCGTTCACTATGCCTCATCAAGTGATGATACCGCTTGTTGATGAAAAGACATTCGATGAATGGACTGATGAAGATTGTTTCGGAGTAACCAGGGGGAGTAGTCGAAGAAGTCCCGATAAAGAGATAGAACAGGGGGATGTGGAGGAATACGTAAAGTTCTATAATGACAATCCGGAATACATGCATATGGGTGCAGGAGCGATAAAGATAATGGAAAGAGGTTTGTCCTTGTATGAAGGGAAACTGTATAACATAGAGGCTGGGACGGAATATGCGCTTATAACAAAAGAAGGCTTGTTTCTGAAAACTGAACATTGATTATGGGAGAAGGAGGATTCAACACCGGGTTTGTGGAGATAAGGACGCTTGAAGGCGAAAAGTTCCTAAAGGATATAAGGATTAATGAAGCCGTAAAGACAAGACATTCCTATACGCTTGCAAACGGTCTGCATGTACGCGAAATGAAGCCACGCGAATCAGTGTACAACATCTATTTTAATGCAGGCAAGGAAGGTGTTCTTAACAGGATTTCGGGCGAACAAATGGTATGGACGTATGAGAAGAACTACCTTGTTCCGGTAAAAGTAAAGGAATTGAACGTTTCTGACAGAATAGTTCTGTATGGGAACAAGAGGGGCAGGATTGACCGGATAGAAAAGGTGGAGACACTGAACAGATATTTCTACAAGCCCGATTTGAAGAAAAACAACTCTTATTATATTGATAATGTCTGTGTTTTTGGATAAATTGTGCAAATTTCGTACATTAGCAGAAAATTTTATAGCTATGAATTTACGGAAATTATTTTATTTACAGACAGCCGAACAGAAGGTGTCTGAATACAGGGAGTTGTTAAGACGCTCTGAAAAGATAACAGCAAGAACGGAAGAACTTGCAAACGAATTTGCTGAAAGAAGCCAGGTATTGAAAAGCTTTTCTTTGCTTGACAAGGACGAAAGGGATATTTCGGAAAAGAAATATAATGAGTTTCTGAAAGAGCACACTTCAAAGGTTGCACAATTGCAAAAAGACAGAGACAAGGTTTTCAAGGCTATTGCCGCATTATGGAATGACAAGGATATAACGGAAGCGATTGCGGATGTATATGCGCTTCATGTGGCAAGGAAAGCATGGAAAAGCAAGAAGCTTTCAAAGAGTGCGTACGACGATATCATGAAGGCGAAGACCGGGGTAGTGAAGTATGCGGATGTTCTTTTGTTCAGAGGAAACAAGCTGCTTATCCTGCAAAGAGCAGGGGAACACATGAACTATACACCCGATTGGTGCATACCTGGGGGACATGTTGACGAAGGAGAAGATTTCCGTACAGCCGCACAAAGAGAGCTTTTCGAGGAGACCGGGATAGACGTTCCGGAAGATACTCTTATGGAGGTCGGTGTAGCTAAAACGAAGAATGCGGAAATCCATTACTTCATGGGACACGTCGACGATGAATCCCCGGCTTTTGTGGTGGTTGACGGTGAGGAAGAAATCGGAAGTATGTGGATTGACCCAGTTACCGAACTGGAAGACTACGATTTCATCTTTGACATGAAAGACAATATCAAGAAGATTTTGGGCTTGGAAGTGAAACCCAGCCCGGTAGAAATCGTGATGAAGGCTTTCCAGGAAGGAAAAGTAACGGAAGATGTGGTAAAGTCCGTGTGTGGGAAATATCCTAAAGAGATACGGAAAGCGAACAACAAGACCGATTTTTCACACAGTGAAAGAAAGGACCTTGCAAAGAAAGGCGAGGCAATGCCGAACGGGAAATATCCTATCAGAAACAGCCAGGATTTGAAGGACGCTATCAAGTTGTCCGGTGCTTCTGATATGCCGAAAGAAAAGGTGCAGGCATGGATTAAGAAACGCGCTAAAGAGCTGGGTCTTGAAAGCGAATTGCCGGAAGAATGGAAAAGTAAGGAAGTTGAAAAGACGATGGACTGTAACGATGCGAATGCTATTTGCAAGGAAGATTTGGACGACAAGCCAAAAGGACCGGAAGGTGACGGAATAGCAAAGAATGAGGAAACGGAAACTACGAACGAAGAAGCGAACAGCGAGGAAATAGAGAAGTCGGAAGATGGACTGACGGTTTCTATGAAGTTTTCTTCTGTGGAAGACGCGATGATATTCAAAAGTGTTATTTCCGAAATGATTCAAGAGGGGAAAGTGAAAGCCGATGTACTGGAAAAGGCAAAGAAGGAGGACGGTATGTATGCCGTATTTGCCGATTTCGCTAATTTCCTGGAAGGCGTTAAGACCCGTTCAAAAAACGTGCATTGGAAAGAGGAAGACAATGCCAAGCACAAGTATCTGGACGATTTGATAGATGAACTTTCCGACTATGAAGATAAGATAATGGAAGCCGGACAAAGCGGTTTCGGACGTTTCAAGGACGGGGAGATAAACGGTGAAGAAATAGAGGTAAATGACCCTATAGAATTGGTGGACCTCATTATAGACCGTACAAGGGAATTCTATTCCAAGCTTGACAATAACCCTGAATATGCAGGGGAAAAGTCGTGGGTGGAAGATTTTATGGCAACACTCAAACAGACGAAGTATCGTTTACAATTACATTAATTGTTGGGGAGGGGTGTAATCACCCCTTCTTTTTATTAAAGGAAGACATGGAAAAGGATATACTGAGTTTGTGGATAATTATCTAAAAGCGAAGGGTGAATAATTTTTGCATAAAACTTTGGCTATTTGCATAAAAATCCATACATTTGAATCGGTAAAGCTGTAAATATATTTTAGTTATTGTAATATATTGATTATTAGATATTTACAGAAACATGTTTATTTCAATTCGTTGGATTACAGATTATTATAAGATGTTTGAAGTAGATTCAAAATTTAATTTTTTCACAGAAGCAAACTTTGAAAAATCAGATTTCAATCCTATGGATTACCCGGTAGGAGATGATAGAAGATACGAAAAAATGATTTTTGAAGGTTTGGCGTCCGATTCTTCTATAGATTCGGAGGATGAATCTATGAATCCTAACGGATTTGTAATAGACCGTTTTCTGAAACACGGTCTAATCAATTTAGACCATTTGCCATCACGAAGCCCTATCAATAAATCAAGGTTTTGGATAGGACACCCCTTGGATGCTTATGTAAAGAATAACAAGTTTTACGTACGTTGTCAGTTGTGGAAAAAATCACCGGAAGCAAGAGCCTTTTATGACAAGGCACTGGAAATGCTTGCAAGCGGCACCGACCGAAAGCCGGGTTTCTCTGTTGAAGGAAGAGCACTTGAAAGAGACAAGAACAACCCTAAAAAGGTGACAAAAGCGCTTATCACAAACGTAGCAATGACAATGACGCCCGTAAATGCAAATTCATTTGCCGATATAGTAAAGGGCGTGCAGACAGTAGATTTCGTAGAGGATAATAAAGAAGAAATTAACAACGGTTCCAATAACGTTCTTGTAGAGCTACAGAAGGACGGATATAATATAAAAATAGACAAGTCTTTCAACGTTACCATTAACCCTATCATAGTGGAAAGAGACGAAAGATTTCAAGAGCTTTATAATTATTATCTGAACGGTAATGTAGGATTGAACGTTATAAAGGACTATTTGAGAATCGTTAATAAATAAGTTTGTACACAATTAAAAGTTTAATAAAGATGGACGAAAAATATTTGAACGACCCTATCGTATCTCTGATGAAGTCTATGGGATTTTCCGACGAGTACATTATGGCGAACGTGAAAATCGAAAAGTCTGAAAACGGAGCCGCAGCAGGAGACCACGAATCCGAAACCAAAGAGGAAAAGGATATCAACAAGTTGGAAAAGGAAGCCGTAAAGGATGAAGAAAAGGTGAAGGAAGACGAAAAGAATACTGCTAAGGATAAGAATGCAGAAGACGAAAAAGTGGAGAAATCCGACAAGGAAGACATCATGAAATCATTGGGTTCTGTATTTGCACCTTTGATGGAGAATTTCCAAAAGTCTATTGACAAGTTCCAGGAAACAGTGGATGATATTAACGACAAATTGGACAAAATGTCTGGCGTTACTCCTATGTTCCGTTCAGAAGGACTTAACAATATGACAGCTATTCAGAAATCTTTCGAGGAAAGAAAGGACGAAGCAGGTAAATACGAAGTTAATGTAGTGAAAGACAGACCTATGGCCGTAAAGCTTATTGAAAAGTCTTTGGAAGAAGCACCGGAAGATATCGCTAAGTCACTGGAAAGTGATGCACTTGCATACCTTATCAATCCGGACGCTGAAACAGTAGGCGAAAATCTCGCACGTTACATGTACGAAAAGAATGGTGTAAAATTCGTGAAATAAACTCTATTAAATAAAAAGAATATGGATTTGTATAATTATAGCAATCAAAACGGTACTGGCGATGTACTGGGCGGCATGGATTCGGCAGAAATCTTGAAAGCGATGGAAGCAGGTCTTAAGACCGGAATGCAGTATAACAACGAAATCAACAATGGTGGTGGTTTGAAAGTTGAATCCCTGGATTCAGTCTTGAAGATTCTGGGCAACCGTATGAACCAGTTGGTTTATTACATGGAAATGCCTAAACATAAGATTGACAACACTGTACACCAATACAACCAGTTGTACAAGTATGGTGAGGAAGTCGGTATTTTCAACGCAGAAGGTGAGACCCCGCAGGAAACCGATTCTCAATACAGACGTAAGTCAATCGTAACCAAGTTCATGGGTGTTTCCGGACAGGTTACACATCCAGGAATGTTGGTAAAATTGGCTGGCAATATGGACATGTATCAGAAAGAAGTCGAGAATAAGACTATCCTTCTGAGTACCATTATCGACACACGTCTTGTTGACGCTGATTCTTCTTGTGTAGCCGAGCAGTTCGACGGTGTTTTCCGTCAACACATGTTGGGTATCAACGAAATGGACGGTGGCACGGCAGAAGGCAAGACTTCTGAACAACTGTTAGACGGTTATTTCAACAGCCCGGCAGTTATCGACGCACAAGGTTCTGTGTTGAATGACAATTTGATTCAAGACGCTGCAAACGTTGTAGTGAACGTTTATAACGGTTATATCGACCGCATCATTTCTAACCCGATTGTGTTCAACAACTACGTTAAGATGTTCCACGAAAGCAAGCGAGTTATTGTAGGTCTTGCTGCCTCTGTAACTGGTGCAACAATGGGACAGTCTGTAAACGACGTTACAACTCAGTTCGGTAAGATTAACATCAAGAATGACCGTTTCTTCGACGAACGCAAACCTATCACAGCAGGAAAGGGAGCTTCAAGTGCAAAGGCTCCGGTTACTCCGGTTACTCCGGTTGTTGGTACTGCCATTAAGGTTAACGCAGCCGATACTAAGACTAATTTCGGCAACCATGCAGGTTCTTATGGCTACTTGGTAACAGCAAAGAATCGTTATGGTGAATCCGCACCTCTGAATATCACATCTGCTGGCGCCCAGGCTGTAGCCGCTTCTGAATCAGTAGAATTTGGTTTTACCGCTGGCGTAGGTGGTGCATTCCCTGCTACTTGCTTTGTGGTATATCGTACCAAGAAGAACGCGGTTTTGAATGCAAATACCGAATACTTCCCTATCTTTGAGGTTCCGGCTTCACAGATGGCAACAGGTTATGACGGTGCAGCCGCAAATTGTGTACGTGACCGCAACCGTATCATTGCAGGTACCAAGTCAGCTTTGGTATACTACAATGACAGTCAGATTAACGAATACTTGCAGTTTGCTGATACTATGAAGATGGACTTCGCTGTTACATCTCCAAGCAAGCGCTTTGCAATTCTGAACTACGGTACCCCGGTATTGTATCAGCCTGCAAAGATTGTACGTATTGTTAACATTGGTGAAGAAGGCTTGTAATTAGCTTGATATAAATTTATAGGTTTAAGAAGTGAAAAGTGAAAGGGAGGGAGTAATTGAACTCCTTCCCTTTTTGTTTAAAAATTTTGTATTATGGAAAAAGTGATTTTAAAAAGTCGGGTGTATAACAACCATAGAATTGTACTTAATGGTGGCCCGGTACAGTTTGTTAACGGTAGAGCGGAAGTATCGGAAGAACTCTATCAAGAAATAGTAAGCCGTAAACTTCCCGATATTTACAAGGAAGGTGAGGAACCGGAATTCAAAACACGCCTTGAAGAAAAACTTCGTTCGGAAGTGAAAGAAGGGAACAAGGAATATGAAGAGGAAATAAAACGTCTTAAGAATATCGTCGAGGCGCAGAAGGTTGAAATTTCCAAGAAAGAAAAGGAAATTGAAGTATGGAAGAAATGCGTCGAGGACTTGAAGGCAGGAAACAAGGAGACGCAGACAGTAGCCCCCGAACCGGAAACAAAGCAGGAAGTCTCTATTAAGGAAGAAGAGGACGACGAGGTAAAGACAGCTCTTAAGAAAATGAAGGTTGACGAACTGAAAGAGCTTGCAATGACAGAAGACGGAGGTTCTTTCAAGGAAGAAGACCTTAAAGGCAAAAAGAAAGAGGAAATTATAGATATGATTTTGTCTAAATAAAAATACTTTACAAGGATGGGTCAATTAACTTTTACGATAAAATACAAGAAAAATTCCGGACTTGTGCTGTCTGTAGCCGAGATATGGCAGACATACCTATATGGGATAACCATTGATGGAGGGCAGGGAGCATCATTTACGGACGAATCCATGCGTTTCTATATAGAATCAGCACAAAGAGAGGTTGAAAACTGGTTCAACTTGAAATTCTGTAAACAGTTAATTGACCAGTCTTTGACTTATTATCAGAAGGACTATTGGCAGCAATTCCCTATATTGTTCCCGTCATATCCGGTAAGGAAGCCGTTAAGCATGATTGGGATGCTCAATAAGATAGAACAGATTATATACCCCCAAGGATGGCTATCATGTCAATATGATAGCGGTATGGGACAAGGGAAGAGAAGATTGAGCGTTGTTCCTACCGGGTCTTCCACTACACAGGGAAACGCGGAAATCATATTGACAGGTATAACGTCACAGATAGGTATGCAGCGTTTCCAGTATATACCGGATTATTGGAGGGTACAGTACATAACCGGGTGGGATGTGGACCAGATGCCTATGGACTTGATTAATCTGTTAGGAAAACTTGTTGCATTATCGCCTTTGGGAATTGCCGGGGATTTGATTTTGGGTATTGCTGGCGTTTCCGGACAGTCTTTAAGTATAGACGGATTAAGTCAAAGTATAAGCACAACGGCTTCCGCTACATCTTCGGGATATTCAGCCCGTATATTGGAATATTTAAAAGAGATAAAGGAAACAGTAGGAAGGTTGAAGTTAGTGTACGACGAGGTTAAATTTGCAGTATTTTAAGTTATGGGAGAAACAAGAAACATATTACAGTCTCCATCTTCCGGATTGAGTAATTTCCGACCGGAATTTTTCAAATCGGAGTTCGACCAGGCGATACAGGCCAAAGGTTACGATGTGGAGATAATGCGTGCTTTGCGTTGTCCGTGTCACGGGAAAGAATCTGCATTGCCAGACTGTCAGAATTGTTTCGGTACCGGATATTTCTATGTGAACGCGATACATACAAAGGCATTGATAACTGGAATAAACTTTACCGACAAATACAAGTCATGGAGCCAAGAACTTTTAGGTACAATGGCTGTAACGGTACGGGATATAGACAAGGCGAATTTATCCTATTATGACAGGATATCATTCAGAAACGAAATCTCGTATTTTTCTGAAAATCTTCCTATAAGATATGACGATATGGGGCAACCGTTTGTATTTACCACATACAAACCAGTACAGGTATTGGCTATGTATTTGTTCGAGGCTTCAAACAAGCCTCTTATAAAGACGGACAAGGGGCATGTAAGCGACGTTAACCCCTATTGTATCATATTGGACATGGAGATAGACGCTTTGCCCGAAAACGGCTTTGTGTCGGTATATTACAAGCATAACCCGGAATATCATGTTATAGATTTGCCGCATGAGATACGCGCTTCATGGGCTACTGACAAGAAAAGTGGGCAACTCAATAAGATAGAGCTTCCGGTTCAAGCCATTGTAAGAAGAAGCCATCTTATAGCGATGGAGAAGCCTAATTTTGACGGTAGCGGTGTGATATATAATGAGGATGTGTAAAAATTTGCTTTTTTGATGAAAAGTGTTTAGATTTGTACAAATTTAAATATTTTGTATTGTGAGAGCAAAGAAAGTTTTGGAAGTCCTGGGTATAAGCCGGGCAACATTATCCAATTATGTAAAGGAAGGAAGGATAAAGACCCATAATTCCGCTACACAATGGATAGATTATGACGATGAATCGGTATATGCGATTGCATCTAAAGGACAAAGAAAGAATGTAATATATGCAAGGGTTATGAACAAACATAATCTTAACAAGCATATAGAAGCATTGGAAAGGTATTGTAGGGAAAACGGACTGCACGCCAAAGATGTATATAAGGATGTGACATTTAACGTTACATTGGCACAAAGAAAAGGGTTCAATAAGTTGTTGGACGATGTGATATCCTATAAGATAGGAACGGTAGTAACACTGAGCCGGAAAAGTCTGTCGGGAACGGACAGTGATTTTATAGAAATGTTGTTTGCAAAATTCGGGTGTGATATTAGGTATATAACAGAAGAGTAAAAATGCTGCCTCTATATGTTGACATATCGGAAACGGTTGCGGAATTCGCGTTGACACCACAAGAAGCAGAATTTCTTGGTACACGTCTTGTTGACGATGTGGTAAAGGAATATATGCGAAGATGGAATGCGCTTGTGGATTCCGAACTGCATCAGACAAGGGGAATATATCGGTCTGCTATGCAGGTAGACCGGACTTCTGCCACATCTGTAGAATTTGTATTGTCTGCAAGGGCGGCAGGCCCTCTTCCTATGATGCTGGAAGAAGGGGCAACACCTTTTGACGAAAAGATAGGGTTCCAGCGTTCGGACAAGGCAAAGATAAAGAAGGACGGTTTAGGATGGTATCTGACAATACCGTTCAGACACGCCACACCTGGAGCAATAGCGGAATCTGGAATATTTAATTCTGTTATGCCTAAAGACGTGTACGATATGGCACGTAATGCAGGAGGGCAACCATTGAAGCTTGCAGACTTGCCGATAAGCCAACAGGTAAAGGGAAGCCGGAAGGAAATAAACATACCCGGAATGAACGTACCGGAATACATGCACAAGTCGGCAAAATATGAAGGTCTTGTAAGGGTTGAAGCCCGAAGTTCGGACCAGGAAAAGAGAGGTCAATATATGACATTCAGAAGAGTTAGTGATAAGTCAGACCCTACAAGCTGGTTCAATGGCGGTATAACAGCCAAAAAACTAATGGACAGGGCTTTGGAAGAGGCGCAGATAGAATATGTTGCAGAAATGGCGATAGACGAGGTATTAAAACAAATTAAAGGGATATGATTGAGATAGTAAAAGTAAAGCAGTTTATAGTATCAATATTGAACTATATACCGGAAGATTACAGACTGCACCAGGGAGACGAACAGAATACCTTCCTATACAGGCTTCTTAACGGAATGAAGGAAGGGAATTTTGATTTTTACGACCAGGCAAAGAAGCTGTTTTTAAGAGGAATGACAAACCCCCGTAATTTAAGGGTGCTGTTTGAATTCCCGAAAGACAATACGGGATTGCCAGCCTATGTAATAAGGGAACCGGGTGCAGACCCGGGAGCAGCCAATTCCATAGGAAAAATGAACGGGCAGATATACGATGGCGGTGCATGGCAGATAAGAGACAGCCGTTTCCATAATTTCGAGATAATGTGTCTTTCGGACAACATGCTGGAAAGCATAATTATGTCGGAAGTTCTGTATGCACTGATAATGGGTTCCTATAACTGGCTGTCTACCCAATATGATTTGGTAGAGGTAAGAATAACGGAATTAATGACAAACCAGAATGTATTGCCTATTCCTATTTTCATAAAGTCTGTAAGGCTTGACTTGACTTTGGACCAGATTGTAGGAACACTGGTAAACGAAGAATTGCTTAACAAGATTGCATTTGAGGATGCAGGAATAGCAGCCGAAAAATGGGGTGCGGACAATTATAGCAGGGATTATGAATTGCCCGGTGTAGAATCGGACATTGACAAAATTGTGACTAAATAGTTGGTGTAAGGAATAAAAATGTTTAACTTTATACCGAAAATGTATGAATGTAAGGATTTGATAGGGAAGTTCTTGCAGAATTTCGTGGACTAATAAAAGAAAAATAATATGGCATCAACGTTTATTTTCAACGGTCGGCAGATTTCATTGCCAGGTGTCTACTCCACTATTGTAAGTGGGGAAATGAACCCGGCACGAAATCTTGACTATGGAAAAGTCCTTATTATTGATACAGGAAAGTATTCAGCCGGATTTGGTGGCGGTGCTGGTATCAATGGCGAGAATGCGCAGGGACAGAACGCTATCTATACTTTCGACAATATCGCGGATTTTCGTGCTTTTATGAAGGGAGGTCTTTGGTGGAGAGTTGCCGAAGCTCTGTTTGCACCAGACCCCTCAAACCCCGACGCAGTAGGAGTTTCTGAACTTGAATTTGTGCGTGCAGCAACAACTACAGGTGCAACAATGACGTTTGCGACGGCAGCAGGAGGCACGTTTGCGGTAAAGACATTGGACGAAGGTTTGGTAGCCAACGGTTCGTTATTGAACGACGAGTTACTGACAAAGGGTTATGGTATGAACTTTATCGCAGGACGAGAGGACGCTACCAAGTGGATTTTGCAGTTCTGGAGAGGTACATATACCGGGACATACAGCGACGGGTTACCTTACGGAGACATCACGCAGGAAAACAGCGACCCCGAACTTGTTCTTGAATCACCGGAATTCAGTAATATGCAAGAGCTTGTGGATTGGGCACAGAATGATTCTAATTTTGCTTTGGCGTTCGTACTTGATTCAACTACCAATGTAGAAGGAAATGGTGAGATTACCGAAGGGGACATTACAACGGCACTGGGTGGTAAGCCTTATATTTTGGCGGCAGGAGGTACAGAAAGTTTCGACATGGACGACTTTAACGCTGTACTGGACCAGATTGTAGGTTTGGACTACAGTAATATCATTCTGGACCAGGTAGGAGAAAATGCCTATTCAGCTACGACAAAAGCATACATTACACACATGAACGGTGCAGCTAAATTCCAGCATTTCCTCTATGTGGCAGGATATGATAAGGGAGCCGATTTCTCAAAAGAAATCGATTTGGCGAAAAAGTTTGACAGTTCGTTCGTGCAGCTTGTACATGGTGGGGCAGGTGTGGTATCCGCATTCGATGCGCAGAAAATCCGTTGGTGGGGTGTAATGTATAACTTGTGCGCGATTGTGGGTCGTATCAGTGGAAAACCGCCTTATGTACCGCCCACATTCAAGACTATCGGAGTTGACAGACTGCAACACTCATTGACTGAATCGGAGAAGAAGAAGGCATTGAAATACGGTATTTTAACAACCGTATTGAACGACTACACCGGAAAGTTCAATATCTTGCAGGGTGTGAATACATTGCAGGACAACGCCAACTTGTTCAACGCAAAAGGACAGTCCTATTCTATCCAGTTTATGCGTATCGTCGCACAAATCAATAAGGAATTGATTGTAAATGCGACATTGGATTTGCTGGGACAGGAAAACGGTGTTAACGCCAATACACTGACAGCAGGAGCGGTTAAAGACTGGACTGTGGCATACTTGCAGTCAAGAACTGCAACGGACGCACAAGACAATCTGATTTTGTCGTTCAAAGACGTAGTGACAACAAGAAAGGAAGACGCTTATTTCACCACTTACAAAATTGTGGTAAATAACGAAATCACCAAGTTGTTCTTTACAGGTTACTTAATTCGTGGATAAAACAAACCCTAAAAATTAGAAGATTATGGCAGTTTTTACAGCGCCTAAAGCGTATATTAAAATAGATAATCAAGTAGCCGGGTTTGTTCGTAATCTGCAATTTGCAGAAAACATCACCCGTGCGAATGTACAAGGGCTTGGCTCACTCCTTAACCAGGAGGTTCCGGCCGTACAGTATCAATGCACATGGACGGTAGACCAATTCTTTATTGACTTCAAGCAGCCAGTAATGGAAGGTATGATGCACCGTTTGGGTTCCGTTAAGTCTATCGTAGACACCTTGATTTTGGGCGAGCTTGGTTTTGCCATTGCTATTTACAGCAAGACAATTCAGAGCCAGGATTCGACTACAAAGATGGTGACAGCAGTAGACCCTACTGGACAGACTATGTGCATGTTGAATCCGTGTTTTGTAAATAATCAAAATTTTTCATTGCAAGAAGCTGGCATTGCCGGGTATTCCATCAGCGGACTGTACATCAATCCGATATCTACACTTGAATTGTAATTTTGATTTTTATAAATACTTGATATTTAGGGAGTTACACATAGTAACTCCCTTTTATTTTGGTAAATAATATAAACATCAATTTGTTAAAATAGCGTAAATAGAAAATTTAATACAAACGTATAGTAATGTACTATTATATTTGCATTCATAAACAATTAAAATTAATGATATGGAAGCAGATTTTAAGAAAGGGACGAAGGTTTGTAGTAAATGCGGTAGAGAGTTATCTATAAGTGAGTATTATAAAGAGAGTAGAAGGAAAGACGGGCTGTCTTTATATTGTAAAGAATGTGAGAAAGAACGTGGTAAAAAGAAAAGAGAAGCAATAAAGAATGACCCGGTAAGACATCAGAAAATGCTGGATGCTTACAAAAGATACCATGCTTCTGAAAAAGGAAAGGCAAAGCAAAAAGAATGGAATTCAAAACGGGTATATACAGAAGAACAAAGAGAATATAAAAGACAATATGCTAAAGAATATTATAAAGAAAATCATGTTGTAAAAAGACCTCCAAGAGAATTTATAATGATAGAAGGAAAGGAATATTTGAAGTGTCCTAAGTGCGGAGAAATAAAACCAAAAGAAGACTTTTTCAAGGAAAATAAGAATCCACTTGGTTATGCTTATAAATGTAAAGAATGTAAGAAAAAACAACAGATTGAATATACAAAAACGGATAAATTTAAAGAAAGGATTAATGCTTACAATAAAGAATATAGAAGAAGGGATAAATTTGTAGAATATAGAACTAATTATTATCGAACGAGAAGAATAACAGACCCTTATTTCAGATTATGTATGAACATAAGAGGTAGAATATCCAAAGCAGTAAGAAGAAACAGTAAAAGAGGCAAGTCTCTTGAATTGCTTGGTTGTTCTGTAGAGTTTTTAAAAAGACATCTCGAAAAACAGTTTTTGCCCGGTATGACGTGGGACAATTACGGTTCGGAATGGGAGATAGACCATATTGTACCTTGTTCCTTGTTTGATATGAGCGACAAATGGCACCAGTTTGTATGTTTCAACTGGAGAAATTTACAACCTCTATGGACGAAAGACAATCAAGTGAAACACAATATGTTGCCGGAAAACTATAAGGAGATAATAGAGTATATAAGGGTTGCTATAGGATGCAAGAAAGAGATTATCCTATTAAATGATGTTAAAACAGAGACGATTTAGACATAAGCACTTGCGTATCTCATAACATAATATTATCTTTGCAATGTGATAAGGAAAGAAAGTCAAACAAATAAAAGATAAAAGATATGAAATCAAATGTAGAAAGAATGACGGAAGATTTGAAAAAGGTGTTGTTTTCAAATGTATATAGCTTTGAGATTGAAACGAAAGATATAGTTTTCGGATTTAATAAGGTATTGAAGAAAAGAACTAAATCAATGGCAAAGGCTATAGCTTTGGAACAAAAACTGAGAAAAGATATTGGACGCTATTTGTCCAGTACGGTAGTGATTGCTTCTGTAAGAATGTATAAAAACGGAGAGTTGAAATGCGAATTAAAAGCTAACAATTTTTGATTGTCAAACAAATAAAATTTTGAAGTTATGAACGTTTACAGCAAGTTTTGTCCGAATGTATTTTTAGCAAAATGTGAAGAAAAGTATGAGAAGGGAGAAGTTATCGAAGTAACAACCAAGTACGGAAAGGAAAACGAATGTATTGTTTTCAACTTGATATACGAAAAAGACGGATTTTATTACTATTCGATAGTACGTGCAGACGGTTTCAACGTCCAGGAATGGGCGAAGCAAAGAGCGGAAAGACGCAGAATGTGGGCGGCTTCGGCAGAACAAAAGAGTAACGAGTATTACGAAAAATCGAATAAAGATAGAGACTTTCTATCATTGGGAGAACCTATCAAGGTCGGACACCACAGCGAAAGAGGACATAGAAAGATGATTGACGATGCCTGGAACAATATGGGCAAAAGTGTTGAGTTCAGTGACAAGGCTGTCGAACATGAAAGAGTAGCCAGGTATTGGGACAAGAAAGCGGAGGTAATTAATCTATCTATGCCGGAAAGTATAGACTATTACGAGCACAAGTTAGAGAAAGCCAAAGAATATCACGAAGGCTTGAAGTCCGGCAAATATCCACGGGAACACGTCTATTCATTGACTTATGCGAAGAAGGCGGTTAACGAAATGCAAAAGAACTATGACACAGCAAAAAGATTGTGGGGAGAACAAGAGGCTTGAAACAGCCATTGAAAGGATTATAGAATATCTTTTCAATTATACCCCTAATTTTAAAAGAACCCGGTCAAAAATAGAACTCATGGAAAAGTTCTGGGAAAAGACCGGGATTTCCTCTAATAGGGCATTATGGGAATATATGGTGTTTCAAGGGTCTATGATAGAGAGCAGCCGATACAAGGAAATAATATTCGACCCCTATAATTTGATAGGACCGAAGGCAATAGAAAAGTGGAACAAGAGAGGAAGATATCAAGTATTCAGAGCTAACAAGTATCAGCGAGAAAGAGGATGGATAAGCCCGTTTAAGGAGAAGGAAGAGGGTTTATCTGAAAGATACAGGGAGATGTTGAGGAAAAAGTATTGGAACAAGGAGAAGGGGTTTATACTTTGCAGCCAGTACGGAGGATGGTTATTCGACAAAAATAGATGTAAGGATTGTATATTTTATAAGATTTGTGAAAAATGACATAATAAAAGTTTATGTTATCAGATAATATTATTATATTTGCATCATGAGAAAGACAGTGAAGGAAGAAGTTAGACCGTGTGTTTCTTGCAAGGAGAATCATTTCATATATGACCGCAACAGATGGTTATGTAAGGAATGCTACGACAATAGAAAGAAATTGAGACTGAACCGAGCTTCATTGAAGGAAGAGGAAAACAGGCTTAATGAAGTGTTTGTCAAGGTATGGGAGGAGAATCCCCATTATTGTTTCCATTGTGGAAAGTGGCTGGGACTTGAAATGAAGCCTATTTTTTTCTCCCATATATTGAGCCGGGGAGCACATCCTGGTTTGCGCTGTGACCCGGAAAATATAGTTCTGGCATGTATGGAATGCCATCAGATATACGATTTTGGAGATAGAAAAAGTTTGAAGAATCAGATACCAGAAGAGAGGATAGAAAAACTTTTGGAGAAAGAGCATGGGAAAAGATATTGATTTACTGATAGGATGCGCAGAAGTGTTTACCGCTATAGGACTGAAAAGGATTTCCAGAATGATAGTGGATTACCTGGAGAACCCTAATAGCGAGAAGGCGGAAATATTTCAGAAAGAGGTTGAGGCATGGAAGGAATACGAGGAACGTTCAAAAGGCAGAATGTTTGTGTTCAGTGACGGGGAACACGCCCTTATGAAGTATTTTATTATATCGTATGAAAAAGACTGGTATTCGGACGGAAACCCGGCTATAGTGATAAACAAGCTGGCAGACGAAAGTGCATCATTCAAGGACAACCCTATAAAGAATTTATGGGTGGTGTATAAGAGCGAAGAGGAAAGGGACAAGGATTTTGAAAGGTTGTTAATGATAAAGTAATGAGGTATGAACTATGGATTATCCTATAAAGGGAGTAAATCACGTATTGCAAAATGGGTTGTTGAGGCCCTTCCTTCTGCCGATGTATGGGTAGAACCTTTTGCCGGGGGATGTGCAGTCACTCATGCAGCTATTTTATCGGGGAAATACAAAAGGTTTATCATAAACGATATAACGGACAGCGCAAAGTTTTTCGCTGACGCGGTAAACGGGAAGTTCAAGGATGAAAACCGATGGATAAGCAGGGAGGACTTTTTCAGACTAAAGAAAGACGATACGTATGTAAGACTATGTTTTTCTTTCGGCAACAATCAGAGAACCTATTGCTACAGTGAACAGGTCGAACCATATAAGAAGGCTTTCCACTATGCAATCTGTTTTGGTGATTTTAGTCTGTTTGAAGATATGGGTATCTCTATTCCGGAAGATGTGTTTAAGGGGTGTGATACATTCAAGGACAGAAGGCATGCAATAAAGGATATTCTGGTGAAGCTTAATTATCCGGATAATTTGCAGAGATTGCAAAACATGGAACGGCTGGAAAGACTTTGGGATTTGCAGAGTTTACAGGGAATGGGTAATATCGAAGTTTTCCAGGGTGATTATAGAGAGCTGGGAATACCGGAAGAAGAGAAGTATGTAATATATTGTGACCCGCCCTATATAAATACAGAAGGGTATTCTACTAAATTCAGCCATGAAGAATTTTATGGCTGGGCGAAACGGCAAAAGAATTGCTATATATCGGAATATTGGATGCCCGAAGATTTTGAAAGGGTTGACTATATAGATAAAACGGTATTATTTTGTGGAAATAACAAAGGCTGTAACAAGCAAGAAGGTCTTTGGATTTGTAAAAATAATTTATTTTAGTTGGTATGGGAAAATTTTTGATAGAAGACGTAAACGCAAAAGGATTGCTTATCTGGATGAATGATAATTTCCGGAAGCAGAACGGGAAACGGTTTACCCGTAATGATGTGCAGGCATATATAATGAGAGGACATCTACCCGAATATCTGGGAGGAAACGAGATTGTGGTAACCCCTAAAAAGCATTGCACAATAAAGATGTACAATGTATTGGAAAACGATAATAACCCCGTAATGGAGGAAGAAGAAAATGAATGTATTGGTAGCATGTGAGGAAAGTCAGAGAGTTTGCGAGGCTTTCAGAAAGAGAGGTCATAACGCCTTTAGTTGTGATATTGTAGATTGTAGCGGAGGACACCCCGAATGGCATTTCAAACAGGATGTCTTGCGGGTTATCCCTAATTTTGAAGGAAAGCTGCAAAACGGTGAGGAGTATTATTTGCCGGAAGGCGAAGAATGGGATTTGATGGTTGCACACCCACCTTGTACTTATCTATGTGTGTCCGGTGCTGCATGGTATTATCACCCGGAAGATAAGGGGCTTCCGATAGAACAGAGAAGACCACATCCGAAATATCCAAACAGGGCGAAAGACCGAGAAGAAGCCGTTAATTTCTTTATGGAGCTATATAATTCGGGCGTAAAAAGAATTGCCATAGAGAACCCAGTAGGGATTATGAGTACAAGGTTCAGAAAGGCAGACCAAATCATAGAACCTTGGATGTTCGGGGATGAAGCAAGCAAGAAGACTTGTTTATGGCTTAAAAATCTGCCTAAACTCACTCCTACAAAGATTGTCGGGAAAGGTGAAGTGGTGGAAGGAAAGAATGGTTTTAGAATGCAGAAATGGTGTTGTGATGCCTACGGACTGCCTAAAGAGGAAAGACAGAAGATAAGAAGCAAGACATTTCCGGGCATTGCGGAAGCGATAGCGGAACAATGGGGTAGTTTAAAATAAATTTTGGTAACGTGAAAACAAGTAGTAATTTCGTGATTGTCTATGACTTTGAAACCGGGGGGTTGCCAAGCAAGGAGAAGCAGGCTTTTTTGGATATCCCTTTGGTAGAAATGGCTATGTCGTGCATAGACATGAAAAAGTTGGAAATAATAGACCGTGCAGAAATGATATTCCCGTATAACTACAAGGAAGGACTTGCAGGATATTCGGAGGAAGCAACGGCAGTACACGGCATAACAAAAGAAGTCCAAGAAGAGAATGCGGTGCCATTGAAAGAGATATACAGCACTTGCAAGAAATGGTTCGCCAAATACAAGAATCCACGCCAGATGTGTACGCTTGTAGGGCACAATATCGTAGGATTCGATAACCCGTTTCTGAAAAACTTCTTCGCCTACATGAACGACGATATAGACAATTACGTAAAATACTACATAGACACGATGCAGTTTGCACACATGGCGGCTTTGGAACAGATGGACTACAAGCTGGGCACGTGTTGCCAGGCTGCCGGGATTGACCTTGTGGAAGCGCACAGGGCGCAGCACGATGTGGATGCGAACGCGATGTTGTTCATCTCCTATGTGAAGAAGTTAAGGGGTGAAGGTGTGGAAATGGTGCAGAAGAAAGAAAGGAGATATAGAGAGGACTTCCAGTTATGTTGACGGGTGACGGAAAAGGAATACTTACAAATAACCAGCTTACATATCTATACAATGCAGTAGACAATATCATAGAGAGACTGCCGGAAAGGGCGCTTAACCAGTTGCTTGAAGGATATGGAAACGATGTTGATACCATGCTTAGAGAAATGGTCCATCAGTCGGAAAAGGCGTTGTATCTGGGACGTACTATGGATTCGGAAAGCTTGTCTTATGTGGATAACGTGAAAGCCTCTATGGACAATACTCTTAAGATATTGTCACTCAATTATTTTATAACAACCATGCTTCCCAAGTTTCGGTTAGGATGGCGTAACATAGAGTGGTCCAATTTGACGCAATTATATCCGTGGAGTTGTTATCTATGCGCACGCGCGAGTGGCAAAAGTTATCAATGGTCTTATGCCTTCATATTGTGGCGTTTATGGTCCTACACAAGACCGACCGCCTACAGACAGGACACGGTAGACAATGCCAACAGGAAAGAAACATGCTATATTACCAACACTTTTACACTGGCAAAGGTGCAGATAGCAAAAGTAACGGAAGAGATAGAGGCAAACGACTTGATAAAGGAAAAACTCAACCCCTATAACAAGGCTTCAATCGGAGAAACAGCCATAAAGACGGAAACCGGAAGTACGTTACATGTGCGAGGTAAGGATTCAATGATTCGAGGTCTGCACGTGGGGGCTTGTTTGTGTGATGATATGCCGGACGAAAGCTCTCTATATTCGGACGAACAAAGGGAGAAGTTGAAAGAACTTTTGAAGGGTACAATAGAGCCGATTGTGGAACCATACGGGTATTTCCTTGTAACTGGTACACCCTATTCTTCTGCACCGAATGAATTGTACCAGATATTGAAGGCAGACAAGCGTTTCTATTGTTTTGAATATCCGATATTGTTTCCGGATGGCAGACCGTTGGCACCGGACAGATACACGTTTGAACAGATATTGGCGAAAAAGGAAGAACTTGGAACGATTGTATTCAACCGTGAATACTTGGTTGTCCCTATCAGTGACACGTCAACGATATTTCCGTATGAATATCTGATGCGGAGTATTATAGGGATGGAAACGATACGTTTTGCGTCAAGTATAGACGATTTTCCTTTCAAGCTTACAAGGGTACATATAGGTGTGGACTTTGCGGTTTCCGGTAATATTGGAGCGGACTATACGGTGTATTCGGTATGGGGGAAAGATGCGATGGACAACTACTATTTGTTGTATTATTACCGGAAACGCGGTATGTCGCATAATGAACAGGTGGATAAGATTGTACAGCTTGACAGGCTTTTCCACCCTAATAAGATACGGTGTGAAGCTAACGGTTTCCAGTCTATACTATCCGGACTGGCAAAGGAAAGAGGGCTTAAGAACATAGAACCGTTTACTACAACGGAAGGAAACAAGAAGGATTTATATACCGGACTGCCTTCTTTATCCGCAATGTTTGAAAGAGGTCAGATAAAATGCCCTTATGCAATGGGAGAAACGAGGCAGGCGGTTGACTTGATGTTTGGTGAATTTTCTTCTATTACGTTCAGAAGTGATAACGGAAAACTGGAGGCGGCAAGCGGTCACGACGATGTGGTTCTTTCGTCGTTCCTCAGTATCAACAGTTTACGTGAAGACGATAAGGAAGTACAAGTAAGTGTAGAATTGATATAATGTTAATTATATGTTAAAAGGACATAAGCACTTGCGTATCTCATAACATAATCTTATCTTTGCAATGTGAGATTAAGAGATAAGAAGTCAAGCAACAAAAAAGATAAGAAAATGGAAAACGATGTTAAGGTTCTCAAAGAGTTATACAAGTTCATTTGTGTTAGTGAAGGTATTAAGGCAATTGCCTTGAAGTTCTGTAAAGTTGGAAAGGGTGGAGCTTGCTGTTCATATGTGGCTAACAAACCGAAATCAATCTCTATTGACTTGAATAGAATTAATGTCGGTTCCGCCTATGCTTTGTGCCACGAAGTAGCACACCAGATATGTATCGCTAATGAAGGCAATGCAACGCATAACGCAAAGTTTAAAAAGATGGAAAAGGAATTGGTTAAGAAGTACGCTAATTGCGCTATTGCAAGAAATTTAATTTGGTAACGAAGGGAGGTTAAGGTTATGAAAAAGAATTTGATAAGAACGGATGTAGGATATAGATGTTTTCTAATTATTGAGGAAATCGAAGTAACAGACCTTGAAGATAGGGAAAAATGTGAGATGTTTGAGGAATTGAACAACTTCACCGCTATCAAGAAAATAGCGTTGAATTACACCAATAACCAACTATTTCACGAGATAATAAACCGATTGATTGAACTTGATAAGGTGGATTTGACAGAAGAAGAACATGCAGAAAGACAAGCGTTAATTACATTGTCTCAATATTTTAGAGTTAAGTTTTGATTTAACCGATTAATAACGTATATTTGCGAATAATATTTTGTAAAGATGGAAGATAAAATTATTAAAATTAAAGGACATGAATACAAAATGTCCTTCCCTACAGTAGGACAATATTACGAGATTGAAACTCAGAAGCAGTTTTTAGGTCGTGGATATTACAATACCTTGTTGGGAAACAGAACGCAGGCTGCGGCTGATGCTTTGGATATGATAGATATTGAAGCGACGCTTACAGTAATGTTGCCCGATTTGCTGGCAGATATGAAGGTAACTTCTTTCAAACAGCTTGGTATCAAGGACTATGTAGAAGTAAGGGATATTTACAACAAGGAGGTTTTGCCTTTTATTAAGGAAGTTGAAAAAATGATGAACCCCAACCGATAAGAGTATTCGAGCGAGAATCACTATAGTTTGAAAGTTTAGTTATTCAAAGAGTATAGGGGTGTAGTCTGTTACGGGTTATGCCCCTATTTTTGATTGATTTTGTATGATGGAGCGAAATAAAAAGGAAGATTTCAGAACGTTTGTAGTCAGATGGAATAACAAGTTTCCGCTTGACAGATGGTATAGAAAGAAACATAACATTGCTTTCATGTCCGAGGAACACAAGAAATGTTCTTTTTTTCAACAACTTTTCGAGTTCGAGGAAGACCGGATGTTCAAGCAGGCTTTGGAGGACGAGGAAAAGAAAGTTGAATACGTTCCGAATATCGGTGAATGGCTGAAAGATTCCTATGATGAAATGGTGGACCAGGAAACCGATACCAAGGAGATAACGCAAAGTCAGATTGAAGCCTTCCGCGAAGAAATGGCGCGGATGGCCGAATACGAGGAAAGCCAAAAGGATAAGGAATAATGGCAGAGGATAAGAGGATTAGGATAGCGGCCGATACCACACCGCTAAGACAGTTGAGAGAAGAGGCGGTTTCTTTGTACCGCGAGATAAACCAGGCTTCCATGCAGAGTGCACAGGAAGCCGAGAAAAGCATTTCACAGCTACGGGAACAACTTGCATTGATGGAGGACCGTAACGAGCTGGAAAGGCTGTTGCTTGACCTTAAAAGACAGTCTGCCGCCATTGATGCAACCACAATGCAAAAACCGTCTCCTATGCCGGAAAGACCGATAAGGAGACAGTCGCCTACAGAAGAACTTCCAAGACCGGAACAGCCAACCATAGACCCCGAAACAGGGTCTATTACATGGGATGTATCACCAAGAAGGAAAGAGGAAACTGTACAGCCAGAACCGAGACGAGAAGAACAAAGACCGGAAACGGATGTACAAGAACCTTTGCTTACAGAAGAGCCGGAAGAAAGACCAGCACCGAGAAGAAGGAGAAGAAAGGTCCAGGAACCCATACCGGATGTGGAGCCTACCATAGACGAGGAAACAGGTACCATGACGTGGAACTTGACACGGAAACCGGAAAGGGAAAGGATTACCCCTACAGAAAGAGGTTTGGAAAGAGAAGAACCGACTACCACAAAGGAAACACAGAAGGAAATATTAAGGGAGATAAACAGACACGTCGAGAATATAGATGAATCTGTTACGAATGTCGACAATTCCAAGAATTTCCAGGACAACAGCGAAAACAGAACGGACAACTCACGGCATACGGAGAATATAACCGAGAATGTTGTAAATATTGAAAAGAATACCCAGACAATAACGGAGAACACGACCGCTATAAAGGAAAAGGGTAATCTAAATGCTGTTTCTGAACAGTCAAACAGACCTCTATTAAGGGAAGACGACAGAATACAGAGAAGACCGGAAATAACGGATAACGGACAGACGGAAATCAAGTTTTCCGACGAGGGAATAATACGTGCTATTACAAGACTGGGAGCGGTAACGGATAATATAGGACGTGATGTTATTTCGGCTTTGAGAGGACTTGAAAAAGGGTCGGGTGAGGAAAATCAAAAAACCAGTATTACCCGTTACCTGGAAACTATTGCAAATTCTGTATCTGTTATAGAAGACAGTGCAGAAAACATATTAGAAGAAATACAGAAAGCCGTTTCCGGTTCGGGTTTCGGAGGTGGAACAGGGACACCTGGCGGCATTGTACCACCTATCGGAAGTACAGGTGGAATAGGAGGAGGACTAAATATATTCGGAGGAGGATTAAAAGGAATATTGGGCGGCCTGGGAGGTTTAGCGGCATTCAATACCGCCAAGAACGTATTGTCAGAAAGATATTTCCGGCAGCAGGAATTTGAAGCGCGTTCCCAATACCAAGGAACCGTGGAAACGGCCGCAAATTATACACGGTTACAAGCCGCTAACCAGGCAGACGCTTTTAGGTGGATTCCTCTAATTGGTGACACGATAGCAAAAAGCATAGAGTTGCCAGCACAGCTTGCAGCAGAAAAGATGATGGCAACTTTCGGGAAATACGCGGAAGGCGAAAGACGTGTTATCCCGTATGCACAGGTTATGGGTGTATCAGCCGGGGAAGCGTTCAGACAAGCCGGAAGGGAAGGAAGTTATGCAGCCGAATCACTTGGTATGGATTACGCTTCATACCTTGGAAGACGTGCCGAATTGATACGTGCAGGAGGAGGACGTTTTGTCGGTGGCAATGAATACGACCCGTATGCGGTAAGGGAAACGCAGTCTGTAATGGCGGCAGAAAGATTGTTCGGTCTGTCTCCTAATGCAGTCAACCGCTTGCAGGGCGCAATGAGGTTTGGAGACCAGGATTCCGGTACAGGGGCTTCTGCGATTATCAGAGAGTTCGAGCAGGCAATGAAAAATTTAGGCATTCCGTTCGAGCAGATAGCCTCTACAATGGAGGAAAGTTTAGATACTTTCATTACACAGTCGGACCAGATTCTTTCCAAACGTGGTGAGTTTGACGCAAAGGAGCTTGCAGCGATGTTCAGTGGAATACGCCAGGCAACCGGATTACAAGGAAGACAGCTTGAAAGGGTACAACAGGCATTTACCGGACAGGGGATGTCAAAAGATGAGGTGACAAATGCAATGCTTGTGCGGTCTATCCAGGAAGTAATGCCAGACAAGACTTCCTATTCGGAAATCCAGGAAGAACTGGAAAAGATACGTGCAGGAGCGGCAGACCCCGAAGTTATGGAAAACTTTTTGAATAGGGTTGTAGAACGTACCGGGGGAGGTTCTGAACAGTTACGTTTGGCAATGTCCGAAATATTCCCTAATTTGTCCTGGAATGACATTAATTCTACGATACAAAAGGATAGTGACCCATCCAAGCTTGTAAGTAATCTGTTTGACTTGTATAGACAGTCAAGTCAAAGGATTAGGGAAACACCTACAGAAGCTTATGATAAGGATGCAGCAAGAAGGACTGTAGGGGCAGGGGAAACCATTGTGGCAGGTGATATGAACCGCCAGATGTCGGAAGGTGCAAAACAGTTGAAAGAGATTGTTAGATTACTGAATAATATTGATAATAACACGAAAGAAAAGGAAAAACCAGTAGAATCCGGTCCGGTTACGCGGTCTATGGTATCGGGCGGTTCCGGTCTTGTAAATGCAGAAAATGTTAGTTCGGGAGTTGAGGCTGGCAGAATGCTGTCACAATGGTTCAAACGTGTTTTGGATGATTGGGCAAGAGAAAGGGTTGGTAATATGGCGGTTTCGGAAGCAAATAAAGTGATACAGCAAGAACGATGAAAGTAAATATATTTAACATACAGAGCTATAAGTACAACGTAGAACCCCAAACGTTTATAGACGATTGGCAAAAGGGGTTGGGACCAGATACACCGGAAGCAAAGAAATTGTCGGTTCCGGAATTTATGGACGTGGTAAACGAGATTTCTAAAATTTCAAATCTGGATGCTATTTGGGCCACATACGACGATTGGGAGAAAGAGAAGTACAAGAACGAGTATTTAAACAAGAATTTGCCGTATATCAAGCCGAATACCCCTCTTTCTTTTCCTATAAAGGATTCTCCTTTGCTCATTCAAAAAGCGTCAAAGAGCGACATGTTCATGAAGCAGCGCGATTTTTCGGCTTATTGGTCTGAAAATTTGACAAAACTTTTACAGGATAAAGAAGGATATGTAGCGGACAATGTGGTTGCACTGGATGAAGAAATGTCAGTAAGGACAAAAGTACAGCCTATAAACATTAAGGTGTGGATATACTGCAAGGCTATAAACAAGGTTGTAGATGTAAGCCAGTTCGTCAATACATGTTCTACTGACAAGGGATTCAAGAACGGTACGTTTTCAATCAACATAACTCCCTTCAAGGACGCTAATATGTCGAATGTGTATGGTGCAGGATATTATGATATATTCCCGGTTGTAACTCCTAAAGGATATGACTATAAATCCTATCTCGAAAAGGTGGTACAGATAAACGATATAGTGTTTATCCGGTTTGAGCGGTTGAGACTGGAAGGAAGTTCGGACAGTGAAAATGCCAATGATTTGTTTGTACCGTTGAACAAGCTTGCCAATAACGGTCCGGACTATAATGTTTGGGATATGATAGGTTTTGTGGACAGTGTAATGGAAACCTATTCTTCGGAAGACAATTCAAAGAGTACCGTCATAAGCGGACGCGATATTGCAAAAATGTTTGTGGAGGACGGAAGTTATTTCATACCTTTGGAAAATGTCAATGATACTGTACAGAACTGGTTATTAAGAAAAACAGGTGGTGTATGGAATGGACGTAATGTGTTCGGTGGTGAGTATCAATTTGTATGGAATTTGGGGTACAAAACAATAAATGAATGTATTTGGTTCATTATTAATATAATGTCTTCTATCGGAGTATGCAGTGATGAAGTGTTTTCTTCATGGGGTGACAAGCGGATAACGGCATACAGCCTTCCGGGGCAGCAGGATTTGAAGGTAAGAGGTATTTGGCAGATTGTCAAGCTACAAATGTCCGGGGATATAATGGAAAGGATTGTGACAGATACTGGGCTGGGGAACCCGAACGGAACACTGATGCAGTACATGGAGCGTATTTGTCAATATCCTTTAACAGAATTTTTCTTTGACACCTACATAAACACAATTGATGTTATTGTAAGACAGCCACCGTTTACGGAGAAGGCGATAAAAGACGCCTTCAAGTCGGAAAACTATATTACGATAACACCGGATAATGTAATATCGTATAATCTGAGTTACGACCCACGTGTTTATACTTGGTTCCAGCTACACGCACAGAATGCACAGGTAGGTGGACGTGATAAGCCGGGATTGGCTTTTGTTCCTATCGTGTACCTGGAAGAGTATGTGGAACGATGGGGTAACAGGAAAATGGATTTCGTGGATATGTACTGTATTCGCATGATACAGAACGGAGCGGAAAACCAGAAGATATTTTCTACTTACCAGGCAACAATGCTGAATGATTTGATTTATCTTGTCGAAAGCAATATGTATGTACCTTTTACACGTTGCGGAACGATAGAAATAAATGGGGACAGGCGTATAAAGGTAGGAACTTTCGTACTGAACCAGAGCACGAACGAGTTTTTCTATGTGACGAATGTAACCAATACAATATCATTCAACCGAGACGGGGTAGACAGACGTACAGTATTGCAAGTGGAAAGAGGATTTTATGTACCTATACTTAAAGGAAATCTGATGGAAGCGGTAAAAAGAAACGACAATTCGGTTTCTGAAAAATCAGCGTCCGGATTTACACCCGATTATTTTAAGTTGGTGGATTTAAGCGGTTTGAGACAGAAGGCGAAGGAAGCGGAAAGCGGACAGATAACATCCTATGACAACCCGATGGTTGACAAGCAGCAGTTTGATTATTTTTTGAACAGGAAATATTTCGGAGGACTTGAATAATGGCAGGAGGAGCACCAAGAATAAGCAGTAACAATTTGCCGCCTATAATGAAGGGGTATATAATGATACCTACGGATGTAGGTAGGGAAGCGTATATAGATACGGTATTCAGAACGAATATAGTTGCCGTGATGATGGAAGGCGGTATATTCCGTAATGATGCACGTATTACCAACGAGGCTATCAATAACATATGGTTTCCCGAAAAACCGGGTGAGAAGGGATGCCAGGTAATGATAGCGAGCAGCGATTTTCTTAATCAGCCTACAGTTATAGGCACCTTTATAGGGAATGATGAGGTTCCGGCATGGAGCGAGGATGTTATACGGATGAAAAAACAGGTGGAAGGAGTAACTATGTCTATGACGATAGACCCACGCAACCAGGAATGGAACATGAACCTTACCTCTATAGAGAAGCCCGTAAATTTTAACGTTACATTAGGAGGTAACGAAAAACATAAGATAAGATTGCAGAGTTCGGGGGAAGCCGAGATAGTGGCTTCCAAGAAGGTGAAGGTAACCGGATATAACGAAGTCATTGCGGAAGTCGTTAATGTGGTCGAGGACGTGAAAGAAAAGGATAAGGAGATAAGGCGTTTCGCTATGAACATGGAAGAGGCTAATTTTACGTGGAAGACCCAGGACAAGACAACCGTAATAAAGGCCGACCCCAACACTGTAGACGTTAATTTCCACGACGGGAAAAGCCATATAACAATGGATGAAAGCGGTGTAGTGCTGGGATATGACAATGATGCGGAAATGATTCAGTTAACGCAGAACCTAATAAAGCTTATGACCGGACAGAAAGTCAATATAAACAATGCGAAGGAACCTCTAACACTGGCGAACACTTTGATACAGCTATTGAATAATGTGGAGAACCAGATAATGACGCTAAAGAACGCATGGCAAACAGCGCTTGCAAGTTCAGCAGCGATGGACGGGGGTAAAGCCGGATTCGGTGCCGGGGTCGGTGCGGTAGCGGCAGTGAATCCGTTGCAGTTCGACGGAATAAAAAGTACGGTAACTTTTTCGGATTGATATTAAACTAAAACATTTGTTTTTACTTTAAAATAACTATATTTGTATCATGATAAAAGTCTATAAATATAAACTGAAACCGAACAAGAACCAGAAGATTTTCTTTGAGAAGTCTTTCGGATGCACCCGGTTTGTTTATAACTGGGCTTTATCAAAAAGAATCGAAGCGTACCAACAAGAAAAGAAACACTTGTCTTGTGTTGATTTATGCAAGTTGCTAACCAGTCTAAAAAAGGAAGAAGACAAACTTTGGTTGAACGAGGTTTCAGCCGAATGCTTGCAACAGTCTATCCGGAATATGGACAATGCTTTTATAAGGTTCTTTCGGGAGAAGAAAGGGTTTCCGAAATTCAAGTCAAAGAAAGACAGGCAAAAATCTTATAAGGCTATAAATAACGTCAAAATAGATTTTAATTCAAATAAAATTCTTCTTCTTAAAATAGGTTGGATATCATTTTATAAAAACCGGACTTTTGAGGGAAAGATAGGGACCGTAACAATAACAAAGACAGCAACCGGGAAATATTATGTTTCCGTTCTTGTTGACGACGGTAAAGAACTTCCTAAAAAACCGGATATAAAATACAGTACGACAGTCGGTATTGATGTCGGGATAAAGGATTTTGCTGTTCTTTCAAACGGAAAAGTCTACGAGAATCCGAAATATCTTGAAAGAGCCGAACAAAGATTGAAAGTATTGCAAAGGAGGTATTCAAGAAAGCAAAAAAGGAAGTAACAGAAGGGAAAATGCAAGAATAAGACTTGCAAAGGTTTATGAGAAAGTAACAAATTGCCGTAAAAATTTCATACATCAAGTCACGTCAAGGATTGTCCGTGAAAACCAAACGATAATCATTGAGGACTTGAATATAAATGGAATGTTGAAGAATCATAACCTTGCAAAACACATATCGTCTGCAAGCTGGAATGAATTTTTCAGACAATTGCAGTACAAGTGCGAATGGAACGGTAGAAACCTTCTAAAAATCGGAAGGTTTGAACCAAGTTCCAAAATGTGCACTTGTGGATATGTGAACCATGAACTGAAATTGTCGCAGCGAGAATGGACTTGTCCTAATTGTAACCAGTTGAATGACAGGGACTTGTTAGCCGCGATAAACATAAAGAGGTTCGGACTTCAAAGCCAGAACCTCATAGGAGAGTTACCCGTGGTAGACGGGATTGTGGACGTGGAGTGGTCGGCAGTAGCCGGGGCGGTGAAGCGTCAATATGTATTATTGTAAAGTAGTATATAATTACCTTTTTGAAAACGATAAAGAAAGATTATGGCAAATATCGCGCAGGCAGCAATACAGAAAGCAGGGTCTTTGATAGAGACAGCCGGAAGAGCTATACTTGCATCTCAATTTCCTAATGATTTTGAGGTGTATCTCTGTACGCTTGAATTGACTGATTCAAAGAACAATACGATAGACTTTTTCACGTTCCCGATTAATCCGAATGCGATAAGCAAGACGGAAGCGAAAAGGGAAAACATAAGGAATACGGCAGGGGGTGTTACGGTGTTGTCTTCTCCTACTTTTGTACCACAGGACATAACGATAAGGGGAGATTTCGGACGTACTTTCAAGTTATTGTTGTCGCTTGGTGGTGGTGCGTCAAGTCTGGCAGGTGCAGCGTATAGTCTGTCAGCCGGAAAATGGAGTTTAAGCGATGTTTCGGGGAAAAGTACGAATTCTTTAAAATCAGCTTCATTTGACCCATCTGTAAAAAATGGATATGGATGCACGAAGATATTGCAAGCTATCATATCAAAAAGTAACGGTGTGGATAAGGACGGCTTGCCATTCCGTCTTTACTTTTATAATATGGCTTTGGGTGAGAGTTATTTGGTAGTTGTGCCTCCTACAGGGTTGGTATTGAATCAGAGTTTGCAGCGCAATATGATTTGGGAATATTCGCTTACAATGACAGCGATAGCGCCTTTGGAAGCTGTAGCAGGAGAACAGAAAGCAAAAACAGCACTCACTAAAATTTGTACGGCCGCAGCAATACAGAAAGGTGTGAACGATTTGGCGGCTTCTTTAGCAACGTTGTTATAAAAGGAGGATAAAGGATGGATGCAGTAATGGAAACGGCATACGCCAAATTCAAGAATATTACAGGGTACGACATAAAGAAGTTCTTCCAGGATTATGTTGATTTTTGTAATAATCATTACCCCTATATAGTGGACTATTACCAGGGAGGCGAGATAAACGCACAGTCATTCTACGAACTTGACAAGATGATTGCACAAATCAATATCGTAGAGCCTATGTTTCAACTCCATGAAAACAAGTTGGACGATATTTCTATGTGGGAAATATTAGACAATTTTTCGGAAGTGGAAACAAAGATATTGACAATAAAAAATTCTGACAGATGGTTAAGAAGTGCAACGCTTGGAAGACAGAACACTCTACAGCTTGACAAGCAGTTAAGGACAGGCGAGACGTTTGAAAATGTAGCGGAAGAAATCGCAATGACGGACCCGGAAGACGACTGGACCTCTATAACCACACCACAATACATTATAGAAGAAGATTATGAAGCAGGACAAGGAAGTAACACGTTTGCAGTAAATCTTCGTAATGTAGGCGTAAATTATGTGGATAATGTGGTAGATACGCTTGTAGGAGAAAATGTGCTTGGAAAGGATATAGATACTGAATTTGAATTCAAGGACGATGATTTGAAAGTGAAGAAGTTCGGTACATCTATGGAACAAGCGTTGAAAATCATATTAGAGGCTTTGAAAGGCTGTATTCCGGAATTCAAGGACTATGGTTTGCCGTCAGACTTTATCGGACAGACGACGAATGCAATACAATACCCGGTGATATTTAAGGCTCTTATGAATATGTTCCAGAGGGACAACCGATGGGCAAGTGCGGAGCTTCTGGATTTGGTAAAGAAAGAAGATTCGGTGTTTATGAAGGTAAAGGCCACAACCGTAACGAGAGAAGATTTTGTTATTAATGTTCCTATTTAAAAATATATTTACATGATTACTAAGACAGCGAATACGATTGCAAATTTAAAGAATTTGTGGATTGAAATGTTTTTAAACAAGACCGACCGCGTTTCAAATATTGCGGACGGCTCTGTACTTAATGGTGTCGCTTATGGTACTGCAAAGGTGGCGCAAAAAGCGATAAAGGATATCGCCATAGTGGAGGCGCAGATTTTCCCCAAGTCGGCAACAGGCGATTATTTGGACAAATCGGCTGCGTTGTTTGGTGTAAGTCCGAGAAAAGAAGCGCTTGGTTCCTCTACTTATGTACGTGTTTTTGCCGAGCCTGGCACGCATTATGAGGTAGGAACAAAGTTTATTTCAAAGAACGGAGTGCAATTTACTGTAGACCAGCCTTTTACGGTTGATAAGTCGGGATATGGATATATCAGTGTAAGAAGCGTTATCACCGGGTCTGCTACCAATGTGGAGGCGAACAGTATTACCGAAGTATCACCAAGACCGTTGACACATATAGAGTGCACGAATGAATATGCAGCTATTGGTGGACGTGATTATGAGGACGATGAAACATTCAGAAACAGAATAATAAATTATAATAACAAGCTTTCCACTGACACTATGGAAGGCTGGACGCAAATATTCCAGGATTTAGACCCGCGCATTTTAAAGGTTATGAATGTCGGGCTGGGTGAGGACGGAAAGACGCACATCTACCTTGTAACCCAAAACGGGTCTTTCTTTACGGACGATGAATTGGAAGAATTGCTTACAAAAGCTACACCCTATTTCGGATTGACCGAACTTGATTTGCAGGGGAATACGCTTGGAATTGTGATTGAAAACGCAAAATGGATGTATGTAGGTGGTGAAGAGGGGGTAGATTTCCGTGTGGAATTGTCACCTAATGCAGTGATTGCGGATGTAAGAAAAAATATCCAGATTGCAATGACTAAGTATTTGGATTTCCGTTTTTGGGAAGCAGGAAAAAAGGTAGAATGGGATGATTTGCTGGAAGTGGTGAAGACCGCAGAAGGCGTGAAGTATGTACCGGACGAATACTTCTTCCCCTATTTTGACGAAGAAGTGCCTTTGAATATGTTGCCTCGTATCAAGGGATTCAGAATGCGAGACCTGGAAGGAAATATTTTGTATGATTCGGGTAGCAGCTTGTCTAATATTTTCTATCCGGCAGGAGAAAGCGATATATATAAAGGCTCTCAATCGGTTATAGCGTCACAGAAATATCTGTGTTCGTTTACCGTAACCAATACCAAGAATGTAGCCGTACCGGGTGCATACATAACAATAGGAAACAAGGTAATCATTACGGACAGTAACGGTACGGCAAACATTCTTTTGGAAAATGGGGAATACTCGTACATATTATCAAAAACGAACTGGACGCAAAAGACAGGGGAGTTTGTCGTTCTGAACAACCCTATTTATATAAACATAAATGATTTCATTGCAACACCCTATCCGGTTACGTTTACTGTATATGAAGGTGAAGCGCCCTTGCAAGGAGTGACTGTAACCACAAGCGTTTACACGTCAGAAACGGACGATAAGGGGCAGGCAGTCATTAACCTGGAGCCGGGAACCTACGAATACAAGCTTGAAAAGTCGGGTTTCCAGACCATAGAAAGCGTATTTACGGTCGAAAATCAGCCAGTAGACATATTTCAAAGAATGTTTCTTACAAAAATGAATGTAAATTTTGCTGTAATTGACAGAAACAGAAGTATTTACATTCCGGAAGCAAACATCACAATAAATAATATAAAGGAAAAGACGGATAACGAAGGGCAGGCAAGTATGGGATTGCAAACCGGGAAATACGAAATGAGGGTTGCAAAAGAAGACTATCAAGACCTTGTAAAGGAAATTGAGATTGTCGGAGAAGACCCTAATTGTATTCTCGTCGAAATGACGGCAATTCCGTATGCGATAAAGTTTACGGTGCTGGATTCTGCTACCCACATGGTTCTGGAAGGAGCGACGATAAAGATAAATGGTTCTACCTATCTGACTGATAAGGAAGGTATAGCGATTATAAGCTTGCCGAACGGAACCTATGAATATACGGCTTTCAAGTCCGGTTATATGTCCGTTAATGATTTTGTAGTGGTGGAAGGTTCGGAAGTTTCTAAAATTGTGGAATTGGAACAAGCTTTCTATACATTCCGCTTGACTGTACGGGATATTGAAAACGGTAACTATATCCAGGGTGCAGAATTGCAGATAAACGGAGAGACGCGTGTAACGAACGTTAACGGTGTTGTAAGCGTGACACTTGGAAACGGTGACTATGAATATACGGTAACTCACAGAAACTATAAGAGATATGCCGGAACAGTGACTATCAAAGACCAGGACGTACCGGAAACAATTTACCTGGAATTGAGAGACACAGTAATAACATACACTGCAACGGACGCAATAACAAAAGCTCCTATTTCCGGCGTATATATCGAATTGATAAACAAGGGAACTGGAATTAAGGTGGATTCTGGCTATACGAATGATATAGGTGTATTGCAGCTTGGAGCGGAAGCAGGAGAATATACTTGGAATGCGACGCATAGATATTACGATGCAGTAGAAAACCAGTCGATAACGCTTGAAAAATTGAAGGATATAGACCTTCCCTTTACTATGACAAGAAGGGAAATCGAACCGGAAGTTGACGTAATAGAGAATATCCCCGGTGTGTCCGGTGATGCTACTACAGTAAGATTCAGTGGTGAAAATACAGCCGAGACGTTATCCAATGACAGTTATTATTACATAGTTCATACACCGGAAAACTTCGTTGTTCCTAACAAAGGGGTGACGTTTGATTTGATGGAACATGTAAAGACTTTCAGACGTGCAGAAATTGGTGGTGAGGATGAGCCATACGATTTTACAAGTGGAGGTGCTGAATTGAAATTCAATATATCGAACGATGAGATAGCTTCTTTGGAAGGTACGATGTTGACAGTGCAGCCGAATGTGACACGTGATGCAGAGCCAAGGGCTTTCTATGTGGACGTGACGATAACGACCCCGGTAAGCCAGGTGACTGTAAAGATAACTGCTGAACAGAAAGCTGCTTTGAACTTCAATCCGGTCAAGGCTGGAATTGTTGTTTCAGTAAAGAACATGTTCAACGATAATGTACGAGAATATACGACAAATGCGGCAGGAAAGATATTTCCAGAAGTGATGCCGGGAATTGATTATCAGTTGACAATAAAGGAGAAAGGTTTCTATGAGAATGAAGGTCTGCTAATCAAGAACTGGGGCTTCGGTGCGAGTGTACCTACACTGATGGAAATTACATGCTCGAAGAAGGCAGAATTACGGGTGAAGCAGCAGAACACGTTAAGACCGCTTGAAAATGCGACTATAAAGGTGTCCGGAATGTCACTGCCTCAAACCGTTACGTCCGGAAGTGATGGTTCGGCAAGAGTGTACATTTCACCTATTGCAATGAGCTATGAGTGTACAGTAACAGACCATACGAAAAAGACCGGAACATTCACACCCCCGTTGTCGGCTGATTATATGGATATAATCATGGGTTATGCTGCAATGACATTCAGTCTGACATTGACAGCAAGTAACCCCTATTCCAAGGCGGCAGAAAGTTGTCCAGTAACGGTTACGAGTGCATGGGGTGGAACATCTTCACAATCATATAGTTTTTCTGGAACAACGGATGCAAGCGGACAATTGACATCACAAGGAAATGGAAATTTCAATATACCGCCTGGAAATTATACGATAACCTATGGAGGTGGAAACAGTAATTTCGACGGTAAGACAGAAAATATCTATCTGCCTACGGACAAGACGCATTCAGCAGTATTAACAAGAAGAACGAAATCAGTCACATTCACGGTAAAAGAAATAATACCCTCTATTTCGACTACAGTATCCAATCCGGTAAAGACAGGTCTCGTTCTTGCATGCTATTACAATGACAACGGTACATCTTCGGGTGCGAATGTAACGACGAATGCAAGCGGACAATTTACAAAAACAGTGTATGCAGGAATTGCAGAACGTTTCCAGGTGCAACCAATAGGATTCTATTCTGGAAACGGTGCAATAGCTACAGTCAATTATAAAGATGCAAACACAAAAGACCTTGTATATACATGTTCAAAGAAAATTCCAGTATATATCATATCCAATCTGTATGGTGAGTTAAGCGGTGCATCAGTAACATTCAGTGGAATGTCTGTCAATCAGACAGGAACGACGAATACGGATGGAATAGTGCAAATGTACATTTCTCCGGTAAATATGTCTTACAGTGTAAGCAAGCAGCATTATAATACCAAGACCGGGAATTTCAAGCCTACTGGAACAGAAACAAGAATGGATATTGAATTGGAGGCGAAGGAGTACCCGGTCACTTTCCATGTGTCAACACAAGGAGTTTTGCCACCGGACGGAATTTTAGTACGTGTGACAAACAACGCATTGCCGGACATTGTATTTGAGGGCGAGACGAACGCGGAAGGAACGATAGTCATGCAGAATGTTCCGGTAGGAGAATACACCTATGAAGTGCTTGCAGGTGAGGTTTCATCCGATACATTCTCACATCCTCAAAGTGAAAGCGGTACAGTGTTGGATGTTGAAGTACAATATGAATTGATTAACGCAGGTATTCAAGTTTCGGAGGTGTACGGTACGGCAGGAAGAGCGTACTTGTCAAATCAGACCATTACAATGACATCTAAAGCCGGAACAATAAAGTTGACTTTGGATGAGAACGGTTATACTAATCAGTTATTGATAAAGGGACTGGAATACACGTTTACGACTGATTCATACCCGGCTTTTTATAGCAACCCGACACAATCCTATACATGGACAGAAGACGGTGTGATATGGCCGTTTGATTTAAATGTTACTGCAAAGATAACGGTCAACGTAAAGGACGTGTATGTAAAGAACAATATCCAGGGAGTAACGGTAGCTTACAATGAGCAGGTAGTCACAACAGATGCAAGCGGTAACGCTTCATTGTTCCGGTCTGCATTGGAAAAGGATTATTCGTTGGATAAGAACGATTATAGTACAGTAAATGGAACCATTGCACCTACCACGGCTTCACCGCTCAATGTCACGATGTTGAGAAACAAGCATGTAGTGACGGTAAAATTTGTAGAAGGTTTGTCCAGTAGTGAAATTATAGGACCGATAGTTAATAGAATAAGCTATAGTTCAGATGCAGGGAATGGAACATTTGAAACAAATGATGAAGGTATTGCACAAGTCAGCGTATACCTCAATATACCTATCACTTTTTCTATACTGGACAACAAGTCTTATTATAGTGTAACGACCTCTACGCAATCCATAACCTTTACGGAATCGAATACAACCAAGACGATAGTAGCTGTAATGATACAGCCTATAAACATTAAGGTTGTAAACGACAATGATACGACTATTGTAGTGGATGGCGCTAAAGTAAGCTATAATGGACAAATAGCCACTACGAATGCTGACGGTGTTGCAGCCTTGTATAGAAGTGGTTCAAATGTTGATAAAAATATTTCCGTTTCGGCAAATAATTACAATATATTTAACGGTGTTATTACAACTTCCACGCCAAGCCCCTATCAAGTACGTTTACAATTTATCTCAGTAAAATCTACTTTAAAGGTTGTTGAAATGATACCGGACGGAAAAGGCGGTTATATTGAAGGAGGACTTTATGCAAATCAAAAATTACAATATAGGTCAGGTTCGTTTAATTATGAAGTAAGTACGAGTGACGAGGGGTTATATATATTTGACAGACAATCGATTGCACCAATACATTTTGATGTAATAGGACATCCAGAATTTTATGAAAATCCAGAAAATACATTTGCTTATGGAGATTTTTTTATAGATAAAGTAACTGTATTGCAATTGAAATGTTCTGCAAAGATAACCATAAATGTAAAGTCGAATGTACCGAGCGGAACGAATTTAAGTGGTGCTACTGTAAAATATTTTAACCAGACAGGGACAACGGACAGTAGCGGAAATGTATCACTGTACAGAAGTTCTGTAACGAACAGTGTAACAGCTACAGCAACCTATCACAGTAATTATTCGGGTAGTATAACGTCAGACACCGCGTCTCCGTTCAACGCGGTAATGACGCGTTCAACCGCGACAGTAAGTCTTGGAGTGAATGAATCTATTCCGGTTACTCCTAAATACATGCTCGAAATCACGACGGATGCAAGTACAACCACAACACCCGGATTGGGAGGATTTACATTCGCTACACAAGCGGCTGCTAATAAGGAATTCGTAGCATATTTCAGAGCAAAGATTCCATCTGGCAGAAAACTTGTTTTTTCAAGTAATGCGACAGGCGACAATTATGTAAGAAAATGGCTTACATCAGATACAGGAACAGGAGGATGGTACACTTATGCCTATTATATAAGATGTGGTGCGACAGGAAGTTTTTCAACGACCAACTTCTTCTATATAGAAGGTGGAAGCAGGCCTATTACGTGGTATCTGGAAATGGCAACCGTATTTGAAATAACCGGAAGTAATGTTCAAAATAAATCAAATGCCGAGATTTTAAGCAAATGTACCTTTGATAAGATAATAAGTAATTACAAAGATTTCCTTTTCGATGAAGGAACAAATGGAGTAATCAGATACAATAATGGCAGTACGGCCACTCCAATAATAACAAGAAAAGCGGCTTCTGGAACAGACACGTTTAATTTCATGATGGCAACTTATGCGTCTATGAAGATGAATTTCAGTCCGGCAGCTTCTACAAGTCCTTTGACGCTTGATACAAACGGTAACGTGTCTTTCGTATGCTATTTAGGTACGCCAGTAACATTTACACCGACAACAAGAGCTAATTATTACAGTAATCCAAATACTGCATTGACTTATACAGCAGCAGGACAGTTCCAGGGAATATATCTGATTTGCAACCAAAAGATAGTGATTAATACAGTAGCAAATATTTACAATACAAGTAATGCGCTTGCAGGAACAATCACCTATTTCGGTCAGACAAGAGCATCTGGAGGAGATTTTTATAGAAGCGGACTTGATAGACAAATGACCGCCACGGCACAGTATTTCAACAACTACGTAGGAACAGTGACCGCCACGCAGACGTCACCCTATACAGTGACGATGAACAGAACGACACGAACGGTGACATTGACAGTTATCGAGAAGGTGCCGAATATATCTGAAATCCATTATTTAAAAAATGCTGTAATGGTTAGAAGTGTACCTACTGGCTCGAATGCCCCGGCAGGAGAAATAACCTTGGATGCAAGCGGAAAGAAAACAAATACCGTATATGCAGGAATAAACTACACCTACACACCGAAAAACAACGCAAGTTATTACAGCAATGCAAGCCAGGAATGGACGTGGGTATCTGAAAATCAATCCTGGACTATGACATTGAATGTGACGGCACGTCTTACATTCAATATAAAGAGTTCTAATTACGGGACGAATATAAGCGGTGTATCGGGTTCCTATTTCGGACAGAAAGGGACAACAGACAGCAGCGGTAACTGGACTGTATACAGAAGCGGTATCGGATGGGCTTATTCATTCTCGAAAACGAATTACAACACGTTATCCGGTACATTATCAGCAACGCAGGCAAGTCCGCTTAATCTGAAAATGAGTGAGACAAGTTCTTCTATCACCATAACAATGAAGGATTATTATCAGAGTGCGGTAAAAGGGAATGCGAACGAATGTCCGGTAACACTGACGAATAAGAGTTTGTCATCTGTCACGTTTACTGGAACGACGAATAGTAGCGGTCAAGTGTCATTCGGCCCTATGATAGCAGGTTCATATACATTATCATGGGGTGGAGGTACGAGTTATTGGGTAGCCGGAAGCACGACGATAACAATGCCTACAGCAACGACTACACAGAATGCTGTAAGATTGACGAAGAGCGTAGGTACGGAGTTTAGACTGAAAGTACCATTTTCAACCCCGGTATTAGGATGGTGGGGAACCGCTAATCTTGTAAAACCTATATTCACAACGGCAGGAGTAGCAACAACTGTATCATTAACGGCAAATACACAAGTCTATTATCTGGCTACATATACATGGATAGCAGGTATTACAACAACGATAACGGCAAAATTGACGAATTATTTTGTGACTGGCACGACAACGACAGAAACACCATATACTATTACACCTACTTATAATTTCAATAATATAGGACATAATAGTGATGCTACGGCATTTTACTCTACAGCGATAAAGAGTATTGTAGTGACTGTACAGAATAGCTACACGAATGCGGCTGTAAGTGGTGCAACGATGAAAGTATATGGTATTAATGGAGATAGTTCAGATTCTAATAATTATGCTACGCAGACAGTAACGACGAACAGTTCTGGACAAGCAACTATATATGTGTCCGGCACCACAATGAGATACGTGGTAAGTGCGACAAGATACGTGACACTGAACACGACGAACACGAACACCTCTAATTTTACAATCAAGCTGGTACCAAGTGAGGTGACGATAACGATAACGGTAAATGACGCGAACATAGGAACAAGCGTAGGAAGTGGATGTATCGTAAAACTGTCAAGCAACAACACCAGCACAGCATATAGCGGCACTACAAACACGAGCGGACAGGTGGTATTGAAGATAAAGCCGGGTAACTACTGGTGGGAAGCAGGAGGTACAGCAACATGGGGCGCGAGAGGAACAGGAACATGGAACTATCCGAACCGTTCCACCACTTCAATCTCCCTCGTCAAAGACCAGTCCATAACAATAGAGGCTCTAAAGGTAGGGGTGTGGGTGAAGGATGAATGGAGTGGTGGAGATGCTGTCGCCGTTACAAGAAAAAATTCATATACCGGGTTAGTGAATTACAATAATATAACAAGTTCAGAAGTAACAGAAAATAAAGGATATCCAAGTTCTTCTTGTTCTATGGTCTTGACTTACAATACAAATGACAGCTCTGTAAACCAAGATGTTCCGCAAGGTAAAACAATTATTTCTTTGGGAATAGACCCAGATAATTTTTTATATACACGTACGAGTGTTTTGGCTCCAGGACTTCCTAAGGTCTTTAGTGATAACAGATTGTCGGGATATTATTATATGCAAGGAAGCTTGTATCTCAGTAAAAGTTCTGACGGTGATTTTCAAAATATTGTAGGAACCTTTCTCAGTAATTCTTCTGCATATAGAATAACATGGATGGAATTTAATGTAAGACGTAGAAGTCTAAATTATCTCAAAATTGATGTTTTTGGCCAAGCAGATAATTGGATATTTAATTTTAGCAATAATTATTCTATACGCAATTCTATCACACAACTTTTTACAAGAGACGAATCAGATATTCTACATAATGAATATTCATATAATAACTGTTATATTACACCGATATATAATTCAGCAATCAATCTGGTAAGATTTAAAATTAATTCATGGAGCATAGGTAGCAGTACAGCAGGTTATCAATTCGACATATATTCTTCGGTGACAGTTTCAAAAGTATTCAAAATCCTTTTTTATAAAAAACTACATATTGATTATAAAAATAGAATATTAATAATATTAGGTTTCGGACCAGATTCATCTGCTACATCAAACCCTGGAGGAATTAATATGGTTGGGATACTTATATTTAGAGGTGCCCCTACATGGAATTATATAGATAATAGTCAAGGAAATAATTTTTGGTTTTTTTACAATAATATTCCTTCTGCAATTACAGATGATTTTGGTTTGAATGCTTGGGCAACAACAGATATGAAGACACTGATGTATTGCAAAAGGGGGAATTACGGAATAGGGAAAGGTATTAATACAGTTACAAGTTCAAATTCACTTTTTAGCGTAAATATTGGTTGGAATGAGATAGCTACTTATTCCATTAACGATAGCTCTACAGCAGATTTGAGAAATACACTTGCAAATTATTATGTACTTGAAATTCAATTTAATAAGAATGAAAATAAAATGATTGTTCTCTGTAACGATACAGTAGGAGCACAAGGAGGAAAGACATTAGACCAATATATAGAAGGTATTCATCCAACTCATTTATTTACATTTGTATATAACGGTAAAAAATGGGTAAATATACCTTATAGTACATTAGGATTTACTAATTTCTGGAATAAATATATATCCTCTGGAAGTTCTGGTGCAAAATACAAACCATTCTTTAATGTCAATCCTAATTATCTTGGTTCTTGGGATATGAGTTATTCCTTCCCTTCATATAACGAAAATATGACAGCTTATTACGCTAAACTGACTTTCGGAGACTAATAAATAAGTGTTCATATTAATTAAGGTAACTATATACCTAAACATTCTTGATGTAAATAGTATATAGTTACCTAATTTATTTATTCTCCGAAACTCAAATTATATCTATATGCGTTAAACGGTTCATTTCCTCCGGGATACATGAAGTTAATTTCTCCATTTACAAAATTGATTAAAGGTTTGTAGGCATTACCTTTACCTCCAGATGTAGAGTTATTATAATCATTCCAAAACGCATCTCCTCCTATGAAAGAACTATTTAATCTGACAAATTTTTTCTGATTTTCCACCCAAATAAAATAAAGTATTATATCTGGCTGAATACCTTCTGCATAACTATATGTAGAGCTTGGGTCTGTAAATGCACCTTTGGAAGAATTTCCAAAAACTATTATTTTATTAGATTTATTGTTAAATTGAACATCTAATATATAATAGTTCTGACAAGCATTTAAGATATCCGTACCTCCTCCTTCCATTTCATAAGAAACTCCAGTCCAGCCATTTTCTCCAAAAAGGGCTGACGAACCTTTTATGGTATGCAATCCCTTAGAAAATCCCTGATAATTAGCTCCATTTAATGATATATAGAACAACCATTTTAAATCTGGTGATACCCAATAATCACCACCTATTACAGAAGTAATCGCAGACGGGATATTGTAATGACAACTCCAAGAACTAACCGACACTAAATTATCCCCATACTGTCCTACAAGACCTTTCCATATTCCGTAATAAAATTTAGCATGAGTATCTCCATATGACCTATCTTGTGACTTTACCAATATGATTACTCTTTCATTATCACTTGCCAATACCAGCCACCCCATATGCTCCACTCTACCTTCATCTTTATAAGGATATCCAGGTATACTGGAAAAATCTATGATATAATTAGAAACATATTGTAGTGTTATACTTACTACTCTAAATTCATAATTACTATAAGTTCCAATCATATAAGATTTTATTCTTCCAGTTGAACTATGTATTGTTTTAATAACAGAAGCATATTTTCTTACAGAATAATTGTTAAAATATTTATATTGGTCACTTATAGCATTATTACTATAATATAAATCTGATGAAGTGATTTTCCAAATATCATTAACTGAATAATTTCTTAATACTTGAGTTGCAGCCCAACGTATTACAGCATCAATTACATAACGTATATATGTAATTACGGGTAATTTAAGATTATCAAAATTATATACGGGATGACTTATTGACACACCTAGATATTTTGTCATTGCATTTGTACTTACACGAATTGAACTATTACTATCCCATAAATTAGTTTCATCTTTTTTATATAATTTAGCTATATAATATGTTTCAAATGAACTATCCGACAAATAAACAGAATGTCCTAATGTATAAATTTTTGTACCAGTAGTTACGAAAAATACAATACCAAAAGAGTTACTGATAGCATACAACTTACTTTCTTCACTTGGTAAATTTACAATACCCGTATAAGCTCCTTTATATGGGTTGGAATAATCATTTATATACGAAGAATATTGTTCTACTCTTCTGTTCGTCACCCACACCCCTACCTTTAGAGCCTCTATTGTTATGGACTGGTCTTTGACGAGGGAGATTGAAGTGGTGGAACGGTTCTACAGTATTTTTTCGTCGTGTTTGTTTTCGTAATATCCAAAATAATAGTATTTTTACGGTGCAATTAATTGTGTTATAACGTTATGAATCTGGAATCAAGAAAAAAGAAAGAAAACCCGTGTGGGGGATTATTTTTACCCCAGTCCACACCTATATATGATAATTTGCCTTTCAGTCGTTTTTTCGAGGAAAACGACAAGGAAGTGATACGGTGGGCAGAAAACGTGCTCGAAAAACTGGAAGGAAGGGGAATTTTGCCTACGTTCCTAAAAAAGAAAGAGAACGAGGATTTCCGTGCCTTTTGGGGAACTATAACCCATATATTCGCCTTGATAGTATTGTATGCAAGACAATACAAGAAGATAGATACAAATCAGATTCTTTTTGAAATGTTCATTCAGAACAGGGGTCTTGTTATTAACATGGTGGACAGCCAGGAACAGATGAAATATCTATTCTACAATTACCTGGAAGAATATTCAAAACGCGGAAGGCTTGACATCATAAGTAAAGAAGGTGAGATATTGGGTGAATTGTTGCGATTGATAAGATACAATTCTTTGGATGAGTTTATATTTGCCTTGTTGAGACCGGAAGCTACAGGGTGGGCGATGGGTCACAGTTCACCTACATGCGACCGGACGAATACGGTAATGAATGTATCAAAAGCGTATGAATATACAAAAGGAGTAGAGGATTTGAATAATTATCCTCTATTGATACCGGAAAGTATAAGTATAACGCAGGACGAAAACGGGAATGATGGAGAGATATTCAACGCTATGACATTTTTTGGCAACCAAGCCGTGGGTATAGACGGAAGGGTGGATTTGGACAAGCTTATAATTATAGACCCGAACCTATCCTATGAAATATCATTGCAAGTAAAGGTGTCGGCTACAGACAATGAAAACCTAAAGTTTGGAGTAGCAGGCTATGAAACGGTAGATGGCGAGCCATTGCCTATGGGGATATTGGAAAACGGACAGATAACCGGAAGCTCTCTATGGTTTCACGAAAACGAATATTTAGACATAAAGAACGACGGCATATATTACTATATAAAAGGAATATTGTTGTCAACGAACGAGAAGTTTTTGAACGCGCCTACGCTTAATTTCCCGTCTGGACGTGCTTTGTCTATAATGCCGGGAATGAAGTATATCGCACCTATATTTATCCAAGAAAGAACGGTCGGAAATCACCCGTATGTATATATATACGATTTTCATGTGAAACCCTTATATTTGCCGTTTTCACAAGGATATTTGGGTGAACGTGACATTATAGCTGCTTACTATAAAAACAACGCATATCAGAGACAATTTACTGTAGAGACTTTCTTAAAAAATTACCTTGTTGGATATAAGAACATATTCGGCAGTGAATTGATAAGACCTTATGTAGGAGAGGAAGAATATCAGATATTGTTCAAGGTGTTTTCAAACCGAAACAAGTACATACCCAATGCAAGGATTACGATAAACGAGGAAGAGCTTGTAACGGACGTGAACGGTGAAGCAAAGATAACGTTACCGCGCGGACAATGGTATTATGAGGTGGAAGCCGAAAACTTTGAAAACGTGGAAAACTCCTTATTAGTGGATAAGGATGCTGTAGAATATGTACAGTTAATGGGAGCCGCCTATGAACGGGTGGTTACGTTCTTTGTGCGCGACAAGGAGACAAAAGACTGGATGCAGAACGTGAAAGTGTCCTTTGCAGGAAAGGTGCAATATACCGGAAGCAACGGTATAGCAACATTCGAGGTATTTCCTGGTATATATGAATATGTGGCAGAATACGAGGACTATTATACAGTAAGAAGAAATGCTGAAATAGTGGATTCTACCAATATCGAAATCGAGATGGAAAAGATACCTTACTATAATGTAACTTTCCGTATAAGGGACGGTGTGGAGCCAGTATCGGGTGCATCTGTATTAGTGACGGGTGAAGATATTCCTAACCAGACTGGAAGCTCGAATGCGCAGGGACTTGCAACCGGGTTTATATATCCGGCAGGAACGTATCATTATAAGGTCGTGAAAGAAGGATATATAACCGTGGAAAAGGATTTTACCATATACGGAAACGCGGTTATAGACATACAGTTCAATCCCATACCGAAATATAAGATAAACTTTATTGTAAGAAGCAACGGTTTGCCAGTGTCAAAAGCAGACGTGACATTCAACGGCACGACCCTACAGACGGAAAGAAACGGGGTTGTGACATTTGTAGAGGTGGCAGGTTCTTATGCCTGGAAGGTGTCAAAGACGGAATTTAACGGGCAGGAAGGAACGGTGGAAGTCGTGGATAAGGACGTGACGGTAGAAGTTGACTTGGTGCAGATAGGCTATCTGATTGATTTTTATGTGACGGACGAGAACAACACGCCGCTTGACGATGCTTTGGTTACTGTAGGTACGGAATCAATAAGTACGAGTGGAGGGCAGGCGCAATTTGTCCGTATATCGGGCGGTTATAACTGGACCGTACAGAAGGAAGGATATTATACGAAACAAGGTGTTGTGACGGTGAACGGAGAGAACAAGAGAGTGGATGTACAATTAAAGCTTGTTACCTACGACATCATATTTACCGTGAGAATGAGCGGACAACCCGTTAAGAACCAGCCCGTAGTGCTTGGTGTAGGGGAGGATGAACAAACGGTCAATACGGACGCGAGCGGAAACGCAGTCTTTAACCGTGTGCCGGGCAGTTATCCGTGGAATGTGACAAAAACGGGGTATGAGCCGAGAACAGGAACGGCAGTATTGATAAACCAGCCTTTAGCCATAACGGTAGACCTTGTTAAGCAGACCGGAAAACTGACGGTAACGGTATTGGATGTGGAAACGAACAATCCTATTAGTAATGCGGTAGTGACGATAAACGGGGAAACGAGATATTCCAATAATAACGGTATCGCGGCAAGCTGGACGCTTGAACTTGGTGTATGGGAGTGGAGTGCGTCTCACCAGGACTATAACCCGGCAAAGGGGAACGTGAACATAACGGCAGGAGACAATGCCTATACTATAAAGATGGCAGAAAAGGCGTCCGTGCCGTTCAACGTGACGTTCCAGGCGACTATAGGAAGTGCGCAGGCTTCTGGGGCGACAATCGAGATTGTAGGACAAAGCGAAAAGTTGACAACGAACGAATTAGGGTTGGTATCTACGCAATTGTTTTCGGGTACATACGATTATGTGGCAAAATATCCTTATTGTTATGACGTGGTGAATTCGTTTACCGTGTACAATTCGGACACCCGTGTTCCTATCAATTTTACCGTAAAGAGGGTGAATGTGAGAATACAGGTTGTCGATGGGGGTAATAGAGGTATAAGTGGGGCACAGGTGACGTTTAACGGAATGACGCAGTATTCGGACGGGCAGGGTTATACGACCTTCAACGTGGAGGCAGGAAGTTCCGGTACGGCCACGGCAAGCAAGCTTCCCCAATATAACGAGAACAGTACGTTTGTATCGGTAGGGGAATATGATACAAACGCAACGATAGTTCTTGGCGTAAATACCTATAAAGTTATTTTCGATGTGGTGGACGAGAAAGGGATATCCATAAGAGGGGTACGTATTGTATGCGGAGGTACGGCAAAGAACACGGATGGAGCCGGGCGTGCGGTATTCGGAACATACGTGCCACCCCAGACATTAAGCTGGCAGGCGTCAAAGGCTGGGTATCAGAGCCAGAACGGTTCTGTAAGCATAAGCAATAGCGACGAATATGTTAACGTCGTAATGACGCGTAACAAGTGCCAGGTTACATATAACGTACGTACAAAGAGCGGTTCTCCTATTTCGGGTGTGACAGTGGAAGACAATATAAGTTCGGGTGTGACAAGCTCGAACGGTACCGTATCATGGATGGTACCATGTAACGATACCTATGCGTGGGTGGCGACGAGCCAGAATTACTTTACGGAGAGCGGAAGCTATATGGTAGGTCCGGAAGAGTTCAGCAAGACGATTGACATAATAATGGAAGACGGTGCGGTATTGGAAGTAAGGGTGTCAAACGGTACGAACATAGCGCTGCCCGTACTTAACACTTCCTCTACTGGACTGAACAATTTGCGTGTAAAATGGGGAGACGGAGACCAGACATTAGGAACAAGTTCGCATACCTATAGTTCGGGAGGAACAAAGATAATATTATTCGATTTTAATGGAATGTCGGCTAATTTATCATGGAGTGCAGATGGGTTTTCAAGTTTTCAGAACTGTTTGACAAGAGTAATTAAGTGGTTTACTGAAGATGTAAGAACATCATGGAACAAGAGAGCGTTTAAAAATTGCAGCAGTCTCCAATCTGTTGTAAGTTGGACTACAAGTCTTATGAGTGGTTCGGCAGATTCATTTTTTGAAGGATGCAGCAGTCTGAGAAGTGTCCCGGCAGGATTGTTTGAGTTTATAACAAGCGGCACATTTGTTAGCACATATAGAGATAGTGGGCTGAGTGGTTCAGTGAACTTGTCGAGTGTGCTTGCAGGGAACTTGATAAATGATTACTCCAGTTGTTTTTATGGATGTAAAAATATTTCTTCCGTAAGCGGACAGTTAAGGACGTCAAGTAATGGAACGTCTTTGAATTATATGTTTGCCGGATGTAGCAGTATGTCAAGTATAAGTAATGATATTGGAGCGACGAATATAAAAACATGTATATATATGTTTTCCGATTGTTCTAATTTGCAATCACCATGCAGAATAACGTTCAGATATGTTTCGGGAGAGACAACAAACGCATACGGTTTTTGTAATGCTTCGGGTATATCGTCGTTGCCGAGCAACATGTTTTCCGGGACCGTGGGTGAATTGTTTTTGGGACAGGCGTTTTATAAATGTACCAATCTGTCAAGCATAAGCTCTGGTGCATTCAATTACACGACGAATGGAGGTACACAATGTAATGAAACGTTCTACGGTTGTACAAGCTTGCTGAATGTAAGTGGTGTGACAATTCCCGATATTAGAAATGCGTCCGGTATGTTCCAGAATAGTGGTTTGACTACTATAACATCATCCTTGTTTTCTGATTCTCCCTATTGTGAATCTTATACATACTGTTTCAGTGGTTGCAGGAATCTGAGGACAGCAGGTTCGCAGGGTAGTCCTATCACACCGCCCGGACATTCGGTGACGGTGAATATTAATAGTATGTTCGAGAATTGTTCTAATTTGTCGACGGCTGAATATGCTTTCGGTGATGTGACTGTAAATAAACCTGGACCTACCGGAACCGACAATAGTTATATAGAATCGGGGGTACTAAAACATATAGACAGTTGCACGGACGCATTCAGTGGCTGTTCAAGTATGACGGCCCAGCCGAGATGGGATTGTATAGTAGCCGGAGTAAAATTGCCGTCAGCTTATATGCCTCTGTTTTATTATTTTAAGAGAATATTCCAACCATATCAATTCGGTTTCCCGGATGTTGACAGTATATCCAAAAGCGGATGTTTCAGAGGATGTACAAAGATGATTGGTTACGACCAATATATTAGTGCTTATCCAGAATGGTTCTAATTTTGTAAATATAAATTTATAAATATATGGCGCAGATAAATGTTAACAGAAACACTTTCTTAGAAAAAGAAGAAGTGATGAATATGCAGTCTTTCCTACAGAACTCTTTGCTTGGAAAGATTCTTATTGCCGGAAGTTATACATTCGGCATAGTGACAAACAACCCTACAAAATTCAAGTCCGATTTTGAGACTGTAGACACCTTTATAGACAACAAGGCGTTCGAGGTGCAGCAGGGAACACAGGGAGGAACGGTAAAGATATTGCCTGGTATGGCGGTAAACTCATTGGGGCAAGTAATAAACATTGTCAACATATACGATAACTTTGCCATCCCGGCAGACAGCGTGTATTACTGGCTAAAAATCGGGTATTCGACAAAGAATTACGAAAACGGATATGTGAGTATCAACCAGAAGGGTGTAGTGACCGGAACCGTGGATTTTTCCGGTAAGGTGAGAGGACAGGCAGGGAAAACCCCGGTAGCGATAAAGTTTTTGAAAGGCGACGGTTCACAGCCCCTAAATAATGGTGTATATGAGATAGTCAATATAATAGACAACAAGAATATCGTATTAACGTCCGAATCCGATTTTGTTGCGGAAACAAATTTGCAAGTCGTGATATTGGGAACGGTACCTCTTGGAAAGGTATTCACGGACGCACAAATGGAAGGGCTTTACACCTATGATTGGTTTACGTTGGGACTGACACAGGAAGTGACCTTGGAACAGCCGCCTACCAAGTCGGTAAACGAGTTTTACATAGCAAGGGTGAGAAATAACGGTGGTACGGTCACGATTGACAATACGGCAAAAACGGAATATTGGTCTTTGGCAGGCATGCCGAAACCGAAAGAATAAGAAAGGAGGAGAAAATGAAATTATTATATACAGTAAGTTCCGGATATATGGCAGAACAGCAGAATGTTTCTTATTCGTTGGGTGGCTTTGCATCTTCCACGACAATACCTAACGACATGTTCGGTAATTTGTTTGATGAATTGAGTGTAAACACGATAAGAAATGCGAGAAACGAATACCGGGCTATAGTGCTGCACAATGACAGCCAGGAGGTGGCAAAAGGGGTGAAGATATGGTTCGAGAATCCGGAAACAAATGTGTGTTCGTTTAAGGTAGGTGCCGTGGGAATGATGGAAGGTGCAGACGGAAGCCGATATATGGGCAGTGCACCTAATATATATAGCAGACCCTATACAGTCCAGTTTTATGAGGCTACAGAGGAAAACCCGGTGTCTATCGGGGATATGCAGCCAGACCAGATGATAGGTATATGGGTGGAAAGGAGTATAGATAAAGAAAAGGCTTTGGAAGAGTATAACAACGTGGCTGAGAGGGATTTGACTACAGAAACGAGATATAAGTCTATTCAAAAGGAAACACAAGAAATGTTAAATATGCAATTTTATTGGGAATAAGCTATTGCGTATGTCATAAACAAATATTATCTTTGTGGTGTGATTGATAAGGGAGCGTTAAGCCTCCCTTTCTTAATCGGGTCAGACATAATAAAATATTATTTTAATAATGAACAATATCGTAGAACTTACTGGATTGATGAGAGTAAATAGTAGAAAGGTTTATGCCTATTTTTCAACCGAACCAGAAAAGGTACGGAATGCCCTGGAGCTTGGAATAGCATGTACCGGGGCTGATAATAATGGGGCATACAATATCTACTTTGATGATGAAGAAAACATATACTGTGAATACATGCAGCGTTGTGTCACAAAAGAGTTCAAGAAGGTGGAAACAATAGAAGAAGCCGTGTTGTGGATGGAAGGTTATTTTTAATATAAAAGAGGTATGACAGAAAAAATTATTAAAAAGGAAGATGTAGAATACAAGCTGACATGCAGTTTGTTTGTGGCATGGAACCATTCAGCAAAGTATAGGTTCAAGTTAGAGCAAAGAGAGCAAGGGAAAAGAAAATGGAGGGATTTATTTGGAGAGGAATATAAAGTATATACAGAGAAAGATATTATTCTAAAGTATGTAAGCAAAGAAGATGTTCTGGAGCTTGCTTTTGAAGAGTACAAGAAATATAACCCTTCTAATGGTGGCATGTTTTGATGAAGACACTAATTTTTGATGTGATGTTGAATGAGCAATACATTCACACGTTCAAGTTCAAGTACAATCCTTTGTTTCCTATTGAGGAGGAAGAGTTAAGGAAGTTTGTGGAAGAGAGATTGCCGACATTGAAAGGAAAGAAATTTAAGATTTTGTTTTAGGGTATGAATCTGAATGCTATCATAAAGAAATGGTTCTGCCGCCATGAATGGGAACTGATGTATGAGAGAAAGGTTACGGCATGGGATGAGTTAGGATGTAATAAATATAGGTAACTATATAGAACTTTGCACTAAAAATTATATAAATAAATAGGAAATTTAAAATATTCTATTTATATATGCGATATGTATTTAACGGAGCAACATATAATAATAGTCAATGACAAGAGGTACAAGGATTTAGACCGGATTTGTTTCTTATCTAAGAACTTGTATAATGCGGCTTTATATATCATAAAGCAGGAGTTTCTTGTTTCCGGGAAATGGATAAGGTCTATAGAACTTAATAAAAAGATGGTTGCAGAAAACAATGTTGATTTTAGGGCTATGAGCGGTTCTTCTTCCCAGCAAATACTTATGGCTTTGGATAGAAATCTGAAATCTTATTTTTCAGCCATTAAAGCATGGAAAAGGGATAACAAGAAATTTACCGGATGTCCTAAATTCCCGAAATACAAGCATAAAACAAAAGGAAGAAATATATTTTCTTATTCTTATGCACAATTTAAGCATAGAGGAGAATATATTTACTTTCCAAAGAAAGAAGGTTTGCAACCATTGAAAACCAGATGTAAGGAAGGAACGGTTAAGCAAGTTAGATTTGTGCCGAAAGCAGACTGTTATGTAATAGAATTGGTGTATGAATCGGAGGTAAAGGAACAGAAACATAAAATTGTTCGATATGAAGATAAAGATTAAATAAATAAAGGAACGAGAAATGAAAAAGTACAAGGTTTTATTTTGTGATATGGACGGGACGTTAATAGAAACTGCAAGCGGTGAGACGTTCCCGAAGGGTATATGGGATATGAAATTTAAGTTTGATGTCCTGGATGCAATAAAGAATTTGAATCCCGAAAAAATCTTTATTGTGACAAATCAAGGAGGGATAGAAAAAGGGTTGGTGTTGCAATTATCTATTTATGTAAAATGCAAGTACGTGAATGACAGTATAATGGATTATTGCGGCATTGATACGCGTTTTATGTATTGTGAAAGCAATGACAGAAGAAACCCTATGAGAAAGCCTAATACTGGAATGCTTGAAAGACTTTTTAACAACTATAAATCATGGAATGCTGGTTTAAGTGAAAAGGATTGTTTAATGATTGGTGATGCAAGCGGACTTGAAGGGCAGTTTTCGGACAGTGACAAGAAAACAGCCGAGAATTTTGGCATAGACTATATGGATGTCAGCGAGTTCGTAAATGTTTACGGG